GATGCCACCGAAGAAGAACTGACCAAGATCAAAGACTACTTCGTTAAAACCTATCCCTGGCTCTTTCCCGACCAGGCATGGACAGTGGTAGGCAAGACCAACGAGGACGAAGATCGTGCTACTATTGCTAACATTACGGGCAATGGTAATAATCTTGTACTGTCTAATTTTGGGTTTGCAGAAGGGAGCGGGTATGGGTTGTATGCTGAGAATTATGCTGGTGGTAGATGGGTTCAATCTACTGATAGAGCGGATTTAACTTGGACGAGTTATTCTGTAAATATAACTTCAGTTAAAGTTGCATCTACACAGTTATATTATCAATCCTATCCTGAACAACCTTCTTTTACAGTTCCTTCTTATAAGATAAAAGTTTATGGACTGAAAGATGGTCAAACTCTATCCTATAAACAAGTAACTTCTGAAGGACAACAGATATACAAAATATCAGAAGATGGAACTTATACATTACCGTCTTTTTTATTTAAAGCAAATGGAGATTGGTATGGATTTACATTAGATAAAATACAAGAATCCTGTGACATTACTATAGAGCAAATCCCCGAATACGAAGGATATCTGGTTACTGATGGGGTGGATGATAAGATAACTTCGTCTACATTTGAAATGGGTAATGATTGGACTGTAATAGGAGATTGGGAGCTTATAAATACAGGGAAAAATGATAATGCTGGTATTGTAAAATTTGATAGTATAGTCATTTATAATTATAATCCAATACTCATTAATATAAAAAATGGTAGAAATAATTTGATTCCCGATCAAAATACCGTTAATGCAATTTGTTCTGATGGCAGGATTTATTCAAAAGACTGGAAAGAATCTATTTATAATGAAGAAACGGAATCTACCAGTAAAAATTTCTTAACTATAGGATATTCAGGTAACACATATACTAAAATTGCTTTCAAAAACTTAGCGATTTATCTTACAGTCCTCTCCAGGGAAGATTGTATCAAAGCATATAACTATTTACAAACTTTAAAAGCAAAATAATATGAAATTCATTATCATACCAAAAGAAGTATATGATTCCGTATCTGAAGAAAAGAAACGTGAATTAGGAACAGGTAGCCCAAGAGCGAGCGTAGACGGCTCTTGGGTTATTTTACACGTAGAACATTATGACCATCTATTTAAGTCTTTAGACGCGCAGGCTGATGACGATCCTCAATATCCGTATTCGGTATATGATAGCCCTTCTTCTGAGTTTGAATCTGTTCTTTCATCTAAAGAATGGGTGTCTGATGTTAATGACGAGTGTCTTTGATCTTGTTATGGTTGGGGCAATTACTATATTTGTAAAAAGTTGAATAATTAAAGCGTGTGGTAGCGTTATCTACCATATAATCATCATGTTTCAGATAATAATCGGATGCGTTTTGGCTAATATCCTTACGATAGCAATCATCGGTTTAGCCCTGTATTTAGTGTATCGTAAAAACGAAGATCGTTTAAAGGCTTTGGATTCTAAGATTGATCAGAAGGTTGAGGACGTAAAAAACAAGGTTGGTGCGGTGATGGACATCGTAGACCAGGTCAAGAAGTCGTTGGATAAAATTAACAAAAAATAAATATGGCAGAAATAGGTTATAACAGTAAATTCGAAGGCCAGGAGGTTGATTCCAGACTTGAGAATGTGGTGCAGGCTGCTCCTGGAACAGGTTCGGAGTCGGGGAAGGGAGGCCTCATCCCGGCTCCTCCTGCCGGAAGTCAGGACGGTAGCAAGACTCTTCTTAGTAATATGACATGGGGAGATCATGTAACAAAACAGTACATAGATGATGCTGTTTCGGCAGCAGGGTGGAAGAAACAGATTGTTAGCAAACTTCCTACTGTTGAAGAAGCGAAGGATAATGTCATGTATCTTGTAAAAGACGATGTGGCATCTACAGAAACTAAAAACGTGTATAACGAATATATTTTGGTTACTGAAGAAGGTGGAACTAAGGTGCTTGAATCACTTGGTATGGTAAGTACAGGAGTAGATTCATCTTATCTTGATTTATCCATATTTCCCAGTACTTCTGGAACTCTTGATGAGGATTCGTATGCAAAAGTTCTGAATGCTTACAATAACAATATTACATTAGGTAAGCTTAGTTTTTATTATTTTTCTTTGGATTATTTTTTAGACAATGATAATTCTGAATTAAAAATAATAGCTGTTTTATTTAATAACACCAACTCAAAGGAAGACGTATCTGGATCTTATATAGACATTGAGATGGTAACTTATGTTGTTTCCCAAGATAAGACATATAGAGCTATAGCTAATACGGCTACGTTGTCTAATGACATGTTATCTTATTTGAAGTTTATGGCTAAGACTCCTAATGTTGTCACAACATTAGCAAGTTTGCCAATAGATGCTCATAATATCATAGCCAACGTAGCTTCCGCTACGAACCTGTCTATGGCCGTATCTGCTGAGGATGTTGGGAGGGAATGGCAGGTGCGGGTCAACAACACTACCGGCACAGACATCACGCAGCCGCTTCCTACCTCTGGCCTGTTCCAGAGCATGTCAGGCGATAGCGTAGTAGTACCTAAAAATAGTTTTATAGAATTAAGTATCTGGTATATTAATGATAAGTTAGTTATCAGAGTAGGTGAACAAGCTTAACAGAAAGGATAGAGTATGGTTTATGTAAATAAAAACGTAAAAGGTTTTTACTGGGAAGGATACGAGTTGGATTCCTCTTCTTACGAAGTAGGGTATTCTTACCAAGATTTCTTAGATGGTAAATGGGTTCAACTTGACTCCGATCAAGAAAAATTCCATCAAGACAATCCTGATGCGAGTGTGAAAGAAGTTATTGCCATGCAGCTTGACCCGGAGCCTCCTGGACCAACTGAAGAGGAGTTGCTTGCCAAGGCTAAGGATAAGAAAGTTTCTGAGGCCAGGGAATATGCTTATTCTGATGCTGTCCGCTCTTATAGCTTGGATGGTAAACAGATATGGTATAACAGCAGCATGAGGCAGAAGGTTAAAAACGATATTGATGTAGCAAAAGGGAGCGGGATATACACCGTATCTGTAGCAGATTCAGAATACGAGCTTGATATTGCTAATACGGCAATGAATGAAATGCATGTATATGAATCTGAATGCGATGATCGTACTGCTGCCATAGAAAAGGAAATAGCTTCTAAAATTGACAGGAGTGAAGTTGAATCTATGAAAGTGGATGAAGGATATCCTGAGAAGTTGGTAAGGACAAAGGATCAGATCATAGAAAAAAATAAGATCCTTGAAGCTAACGATCCGGAGAAGGCTACAGCCATGTACATGAGGGCGATGATCAATACGCCGGCTATGTTGGAGAATACTGACCAGAGTCTGGCTCTTAAGATAAAAGGATTGTATCCTATTTGGGATAAGGATGGAGTTTATGGCGACAAAGGTCTTCCTATGGGTACGGCTGTTGTAAAAGGGCAACGTTTCCGCAGCAAAAACAAACCTTCGGATTTGGATTGGACTTTGTTTGAAGTAAGGCAAAATCACAATCTACAAGCTGATTGGGTTCCTGGCCAGGGAGGTGGAGCCGAAAGTCTGTATATGGTTGTTCAAGAAAAGCATTCAGGTACGATAGACGATCCTATTCCTTGGGTATATAATTCTATTTTAGAGAATGGAAAGTATTACATTGACAAAGAAATTAAGTATCTTTGCATAAGAGATTCAGGCATCCCTTTGGCTTACGAGAATCTTTCTGATCTTGTATCAGCAGGATACGTGAGGGTTGTTTAGGTCGTGATTTGTTGTTAATGTTATGGGTAACCCCTGTATATTTATTTATGCAGGGGTTTTTCTTTAATCCCGACTCTACTTATTTTTCATATCGGTAAGGTTCTAATTATCTTTGTGAAAAAGGTTAAGTTATGGAAAGAAAAGATATTATAAAAGAATTGAGTCAGTATTTTAGTATTGTTGAATTAGTTGGTCCTAAAGAATACGGTAGAGACAAAGATCTTTGCTGGAGGTATTTAAGAACTGAGTTGCTTCACACGATACTGGTTTTAAGGAAAGATATCTTGAAAACTCCGATGACGGTTAATACCTGGAAGTCGGGCGGAAGGTTTGATGAACGTGGGTTTAGGAACAATATCTCGGATATAGTAAAATCCAAAACCGTATCAGGGTCTTTGTATATCAGTCCTCATATGCTTGGGGCAGCCATCGATTTTGACGCCAAGGGTATGACGGCAGAAGAGGCAAGGAATAAAATAATTCAGTCACAGGATTTACTTCCTTGTCCCATTAGATTAGAATCAGGTACCAATTGGGTCCATATTGACGTATATGACTCTCTTGGAAGTAGCAAGAAAGTAACTATGTTCTAATATGGCTTACAGATTTGTAGGAAGGATGAATTTAGAAAGTTTCTGGGCTTTTCTCATTTCCGGATTATCAGCATTGTGGATGAATTTCCAGGAGATTCACCACCTTATATATTCTATATTGTTTATATTAGCTATAAATCTTTTGTTAGCTACTATAAAAAGTATCAAACACTGCTATATCCGAAGAAAGAGAAAGAGGCCTTTTAAGATATTGACATGCATAAGCGAAATGGGAGTTTTGAAAATCCTTCTTGAGTTCGCGGCCTGCTCTTTCGGGTTGTTCACCATATCCGGAATGGATCTTATTATGTCTATGGGAGGGCATAAATCCCCAGAGTTTATAGACATGCTTCTTCAGTGGATTACGATATTCGCCTTAATATTATACGGCGGAATGGCATTCAAACGCCTCGGCGACCTTGCACCTGATTTGATGATAGTAAAAGGCGTTAAGTACTTCTTTAGTAAAGTAAGTTGGTGGCAAAAAGTTCCATTCGGAGAGGAGTTAAAAGAAGGTATAAAAAATGGTGAAATACAAGATCTTTTAGATAATAAAAAGGAGGGTAAGAAATGTGTTTGCAAAAAATGAGGGTAGGGCATGTGTTAGGAGTTCTTCTACTGTGTTTTATATCTTTCTTGTTTGGTAAAACATGTAAGAAGAAAGAAATAATACACAATATAGAAATAGATACGGTAATAGATACCATTATCCAATCTATTCCTGTTCCTCAGTATATAGTTGACGTAGGGGAGGTAGAAATACCTTTCCCTATGGATACTATAGTTGAAAAAGATACGATAAAAGACACTGTTTATATCAATATTCCTATACAAAGAAAAACATACAACACAGATGATTATCGGGCTGTTATAAGCGGATACAGACCTAATTTGGACACTATGATCATCTACCACAAAAAAGAAATAATATACGAAAAGAGCCGGCGCTGGGGCATAGGACTGACGGCAGGGTATGGGGTTGGGCGCGAGGGCTTCTCCCCCTACTTAGGCGCTGGAATCTATTATCGGATATGGTAATAATCACGTCCTATTTTATTTAATACACAACATTTTAAACTTTTATCACCTCATTTACTTATCTTTGTAGAAAAAGATAAGGTATGAACTATATCGATATTTTACCACAGATAAGAAATAACATTTTCTATGTCAGGATAGTAATGACCGACTATGATGTGGAAAATCAGATGGTTATTAGAATAGTAGCCAGAAGAAATGATGGCCTGTACAAGACGGAAGTAGTACAGTATCCAAATGAAGGAACTGATTATAACGGGGAAATCATTGTTCCTATGTTTGGTATGGCTAAGTCGTTGGTAGCCCAAATAGTAGGAGTCAAGATAAATGGTACCGAGGTACGTGTTAATAGCACTGAGGTAGAGGGAGCTGATATAACAGCCAGATACGATGATTCCCTTACCAGAATGGGATGGGAGGAGAGTATGAACAACATCCATCTTGATTTTGAGGTTATAAGCACCAACAACCCTAAAACGCTTCGCATAGCCGATCAGTCGGAATGGGGGATACTGGCAGACAGACCGGCTATTATAGAGATTGTGCCACCTGAAGATGAAAATAAGTATGTTTATTATCTTGGTAAGAATCAGTTGAATGTATTCAACAGTAAGACCCTTGGCATAAATCCAGGTCGCGGAAATGATTTTGAAAACCTAAAAGATGGTATATACGATATTACCATAAAAGGAAGTCCTTCCTCTTATTCATTTAACAGAAAGTATTTAAAAACAGATCTGATCCGTCTTAACATAGATAAGATATGGGCCAGGTCAACTGTGTTATGTGATCATGAGGATGATGACGTTATTGACAAAATAAAAGAAATAGAGTTTCTGCTGGCTGCGGCTGAAGCTAATATGAGATTAGGGAATTTTGAAAACGTAAAACAATTATACGAAAAAGCATCTAAATTGATTTACGTTCTCAATAATTGTGAAAATTGTGGTTGCAAAATGTAATTAATTAAATATAAATAAGTTATGGGATGTGGATGTGGAAGAAGTAATATTACTTCTGTTAATAGAAATAGGGCTATAAAGCCTCAGTCGAATACGACACCTAAAGCTGATTCTAATGCGGCTTGTATTCAGAAATACGATGAACTTGCTGTATTGGACAAGAAAATCATAGACCTTCATCGTAAGTTCAGGTTTGTAGGAGGTGTAAGTAAAAGGTATGCTGATATTCAAAAGCTGGTAAGAGGCTGGATTGTTAATTTGAAGAACGAGTGCCCGGATCCGGATGATCTTGCTACTTATTCTGAATACATAAATAAAGAATACGCCAGGTATTTTACCGTGAAATGATATGGCAGCTACCGGAAGTACACAGCAAATTCTTTTCCCTTCATCTTACTTATGTGAGTGCGCTGATCGTTTTATAGCATGTAAGGCTGATCGGTATCTACAATATCATAAGTATAAGGTAGGTATAAAACCTGATATAGATACGGTTCTTAAAATAGATCGTATGAGAAGAATCGTATGTGAAGGGGAATGCGGGTTGTGCCCGGACGAGATTCAGAAATTCAAAGAAGAACTTAATAAGATCTTGTCATGAAAAAGATGTATTACAACAAAGAATACAGAAAAGATTTCAAGAAATCGGACTGTCCGGAAGATCTTGGTTCTGAAGAAACGTTTATCGTTCATGAGGCTGAATTTTGTTCGGATATAAGCCAAGATGATGCAGATAGGAAAGCGGAAGAGTTTGCGGAGAAAGAAGGTCCGTTGTATGCTAATAAAGTAGGTGGATGTTGCGAGGTATATTATAACACAAGACAGGAAGGGGATTTCTTTAAAAATGATTGTCCTGATGGTCAAAAACAAGAACAGCTCACACATCACGTGGTAGAGGCCGGGCGTGTATGGTCTAAGTTCAGTACCGAAATAGCCAACTACGAAGCTGCGAAGATTCTTGAGCAAGAAGGGCAGGCTGCCGCTAACGAATCTGGAGTATGTAAAACCGTTTATTACAACGAAGATCAACATGGTTGGTTTAGTAAACGTTGTAAGGAAGGATGGAAGGCTCCTGAGAAATACAGGAGGATATACGCCGGTACCGTAACGTCTTTCATTAGCGTTGATGATGCCAATGAAAAGGCTAAGAAGATACTGGAAGAAGAGGGCATGAAATGGGTTAATGGAAATACCAAATGCGAGCCTGTTGTTGATGAATGCAAATTTGATTTTTGAAAATGAGCAACGTAAAATTTAATCCGACAGAAGGTGAGAATGATAAACTGGTGTCGGTGTTTTCTGAAATAAATGAAGGTCTTGATACGACTTTGAATTACACTATTTCCGATGAAGGGAATAAGGCTAAGAAGAACATAGTCGTTAATCAAGTTGGTAAAAGGGAAAAGTTTTTATCGAAGAAAGGGGAGGAATCTGAGCCTTTTGTTTTGTCTGATGGTAATACTTTCAACGTTCTTAAAGAAGGTGCTTCGGGATCGGCATCCGCTTGGGCTGAGGATCAGCTTCCTCCAGAAGCCACGGAATCAGTTGGCGACAAAAGCCTTCTCCCTTCTTGGGATTTTTACCTTATAGACATGACTCAAAATACCGGAGATAAAGTGCGTCCGGTCGGGAAGCTTCGTAAGAATAATCTCCTTAGATTTGAAAACGGAGATTTTGCTCCTACGGTGGGTATAACCGAGGAAATGAGAGCCGAATGCGATGTGGAACTGTATTTGGATAACGGTCATAAAAATAAGTATTGTGATGCCGGAGCATTTGACGCTAAGGCTTTTTACGAAGAGTATGGTATTGGTCAAAAACTTTATAATGTATCAGGATCAGAGGTAAGGATTTTAAGACCTTGGGAGACTACTTCAAAGAATTATAGCATATTCTTAGGATGTAGCAAGAGTCTGTATGTAGCTGATAAGGTAGTTGGCAAAAGTGGGAAAATATGGTCTGGGGTGTACGACGCGGACACGGTTCCTATGCTGGACGGACTTGACCTGCGCCAGACGTGCCCTGTGCTGCCGCCCACAGCCTTATCTCCTGGACCGGTATGTACAGTAGACTCCAAGGCAAGATCTTTCTTTTTCTTGTATGAAGGAGAAACAAATTGTAAATCCGGAGCCGGAGTTGGTAACGCCTGCACGATGTTTCTAAATGGAAGAACTTATCCGAGAAGCAATGACGTAAATCAAATCAATATAGCTAAGTATTCGAGGGCTAATAACGTAGATCCTGAATCTTCTTATCCTTTTTCTGAAGGTGGGTTCTTGACCTTGAATGCTTATATCATATACCTTGAAATGCTGTATGGTACTAAATACTTGGTTAATCCAGATACTTTTGGATCAGGTATATCAAGTAACTCCGGGGTAGGTAATGATGTTAATTACCATAAATACGGAGGATTGAAATACCGTAAAAAAGGAGAAGATACATGGATGTATGCCACATGGAACAACAGTTCTTCTATTATCCATTATGAACCTACTAAAAAAAATCATTTCTCTTACCTCATAAATTCAGAGTATCCTAAAGAACAATGCATGGAAAGCCAGATGGCGGCTTCTTTTGCATTTGAAACAGGCGTAGAAGAAGGATCAGAGTTTGATTTTTATGGAGGAAAATACTGGTATAAAAACGTCCAGGGAGCCAAGAGTATGGCTGAAGGTCATATGAATGTTATTGTGTTTAAGGAAATGACCGGCACTATATCAGCCTTAAACGAAAATGACGAACCGGCAGAATTTGATTTGGAAGTTATTTTAAGGATGTCTTTGTACGATGGCATGAATTTGTCTGGAGACGTCTTTAGGTATTGCGGAGGAGGATACGAACAGGTAGGAACGCTTTTAAATGATCCTAATGTTACTCGTATAGGTAATACTATTGATATCTATATAGAGCCAGATCAAAAGAAATGGGGATATGAAAAACAGACTACAATCCAAGAAGGTAAGGTTTTTGATTTTGAATCTAAATATAAAAAGGTGGCAACTACCCAGAATTTAGGAGATAGTTTTGCTTTACACCGTATCCCTTATACCGGATGGAAGGATAAAAAAGGGGGAAGTATCGGAACAGGAGAATGTCTTTATACATGGGACAATTGCTACTGGGCTTCAGCTATCGGTTCCAAGACCAGAGTGGCTGCTCGTTTCGGCGGTATTGCGTACAATGGCCGTTGTTCGCCTCGTTATCTGGATGCGCATTACGCCGCTTCTTTTACGCTTCGCTACCATTGCGGCCTTGCCCAGTTGTTATTAGACGTCAGTCAACCGCAGGTTTGATGGGTGCAACCCATTGATGGCGCAGCCATCATAAGCGCAGCGCTAAGGCGCAGCCTTATATACTATATCACGGCGCAGCCGTATCTTGTCAATATAATATTTTATAGCTACAAAACAAAAATTTAAAATATTTAATACAAATTGTTTTGTAGCTATAAAATATTATACATATATTTGCAATGTCATTAGACAACAGAGGTAGTTAACATTATAAACAATAAAAATCTATTCAATGAAATCCGTTAGTCTGCTAACAAGTTTTACATTGGGATCTGACCTCTGAAATAGCAAATAACGGTTGAGAAAAAGGTTAAAAAGAATTGGCTGCTCGTTTCGGCGGTAATGCGAACAATGGCAATTGTTCGCCTCGTAATCTGAATGCGAATAACGCCGCTTCTAATACGAATCGCAACAATTGCGGCCTTGCCCTGTGTGGGCTAAAAAATTGGGTATATTCTTTTTAATCTTTCCCAGGAGTGGAGAATCAATAAAAGACAAGCGTATGAGGTTATATGATAAAAATATGATAGAGATGCGCGACGGTCGTAAGCCCGTCATTAGCCCACAACTGAAATCAGTTTCAAACTATATAGATGTAAGTTTGGATGATATTAGAGAAGCATGCGAAGCGGCATTTAAAAACCATTCTAAAAAGAATGATGTTGTTAATTTTAATTCTGATTTTGATGGTAATTCGTTAAAATTGTATGAATGGTATTTAGATGGTACTTATGTTAGCAAAATCAAATATCGCAAACTTGTAAAAGAAAACAAGAATGGTAAGGTTCGTGAAATAAACAGCCCGGATCTTACCACCAGAATCTATCAGCATCTTGTTTTAGTAAAGTTAGGTCCTTTGTATTATGAGAAGGATAATATGAATGGTCTTAATTGTAAGCCGGGATTTGGCATAACAGCATCGTCTAAATCAAGGTCTCTTATTAAAAAGATAAAGCATGTTTATTATGATAGACTTGATTTGAAGTATTGCCTGGTTATAGATCAACGTAAATGTTATAACCATGTAAAAGACAAAGTATTTAGAAAAGTACTTAAGAACTTTATTTCAAATAAAAAGTTTATAGATTTTGTAATAGACGTAAGTTTCGTATCTGGAGAGTTACCTATAGGAACCCCTACAAGCCCTTTCATTCATCATCTCCTTATGAAAGATTTTGATGATCTTGCAAAGAGAATAGCTCCTTTTTCATTGAGATATGCCGACGATAATTTCCTTGCTTTCTATACTAAGGAGGATGCTAATACTGCCAAATGGAGGATTAAGAATTATTGGTGGTATGAGCTTAAGATAAGATCTAAAAGGCATACTTGTATTATAACAGACATGGATAGACCTCTTGATTTTTGCGGGTATGTTTTCCACCGTAATAACAAAGGCGTATCTGAACACAATAAAGGTTATGTGACAATAAGGAAGAGGGTAGCCAAAGACGCGAAGAAGTGTATTACAAATGAAAGCTGGTCTTCTTACTTCGGTCTTTTAAAACACTGTGACAGTTATTCATTAATGTCAAAAATAGAAAATATCATGAAATTACGAGATTTAACAAGCACGATTCGTATTGATAAGAAAATGGATGCGGACAGCATCGATGTCAAGAACCTTGAAGGTATTGTATTTGATATCGTGAACTACGAAATACGAAGCAATAACAAGAATGAACCAAACTGGATAAGGTGCTTGATAGGTATTCCTGAAACCAATAAAGAAGGGATTCCTACTGGCAGGAAACTCGCAAGGGAATTTCATGGTAATTATCAAGGTATAGTAAATTTTATTTCAAAATGTGAACTTACTTATGGCAAAGATGCTATTCTCCCTATTACCGATGTAGAGATAGAAAACAGATGCGGATACGTTTTTAAAGGCAGCACTAACCGCTTGGAATACATTGATTGACTTCTTATTGTGATGGTGTGAATGAAAATTATTATCTTGCACCAAAAAAAAAGAAAGTCATGAATTGTAACACTTGTAAAGATGACAGACCTGATATTCTGAGATCTAATATCTGTATCGGGTCTGATCCGTGTAATGACTGTACGGACAATTGCGAAATTCTTCCAAAAGAATGCGATTGCCCGTATGGTCATTTAAGCGATCATTGCATTCATTATACAGGATGCAAGACATTCATATCCAAATTAACTCCAGGTATGCCTTATAATGAGGTTATGCATAATATAGAACTGGTTTTCGAAAACATAGATAAGTTTTTGGATAGGATGGTTGAAGAAAATACGCTTCTAAAACAAAGGGTTGAACAACTTGAAAAACAGTTACAAAATGGAAAAGAGTGCACAAATTGGTAAGGACTTAAGTGGTAAACACGTATATGTTCCACATGTGGACGAGACGCCGGTGCCATGCCCGGACGGATACACCTGCACGAACTGCGTGTACTGCGCTGACGGCATCAACGCTGGCTACTTTAGTCTGGCTCAGAAATCTGATCTTACGGCTTTAATCAATGCAATGATATGCCGTATGGAATATCAGGATAGGGAAATAGAATTTTTAAAACAAAAAATAAATATTTTGAATAATGGCAATAACAGGTAACGGTTGTTTTGGCAGTCATGGTGGGTGCGAACGCCCGCATCATTGCAATATTCCTTCTTCTAACATATTCTATGATGGAGAAACTATAGAAGAAGCTGGTTTGTATCATGGTATGCCTTTAGACGGAGCTTTAGCTAATTTAGCTAAATACGTTTCAAGGGCTATTAACGTAAGTGGATCTGTCAATACAGAAGTATTTGACGGCACTTCTCATGTGGTTCTAAAGAAAGATCCGGCAGAGATTTTGCTTGTGTCTTATTGCGGAGGTGTCGTGCCTTCTGATATGTATAAAGTCCAGGGCCGTACTGTTAGGTTCTGCCGGGATATGTGTCAACAGGATGAACTTGCTGAAGTGAGGGTCGTGTACCGAGAAGAGGCAAATAGTTCTTATGGGTTCCATTGTTAATTTAGGAGGATGAGAAATGGCAGAAAAATGCAAAGGATTTATATGTGGGGGTAATCTCATTGATGGCTCTGTGCCTTCTGATAAGTTAGATAAAGAAACCATTATCGAGCTTATTAAAGAGATTCTGAAAGAGGAAATGCACGAATCTTGGCTTAAGGAAATAATAGAAACCATACTTAAGGAATCTATTGATTCGGATTGGCTTCGTGAGTTCTTTAAAGAGGTTCTTAAAAAATATGCTAAAGAGGAATGGTTTAAGGATATCATCTGCGGCTTAGGATGTGTAGGTGTACAAGAGATATTCGACGTTATTCCTACTGACATAACATTTGAAGCCACAGGCGGTACGGCTACGGTACAGGTGGTTGTCGATGATGGAGTTGAATGGGAGTTGACACTTTAAATTAAGGAGGATGATTATGTCGAGAGAGAAAATATATAAGATGGATGATGGTTCTTGGCTTACCTCGGACAAGAAGGAAGGTGTCGGTCGTGATAAAATGAATTTCGATGCTCCATCTTGGAAAGGGAGGGAAGACAGGATCACTATCCGAATTGTGAAGAAGTCCGATACCGAAAGCATGAAAGCCATTACTTTCAAGCAAAAAGGTATTAAGATCACAGAAGTGTCGGTTAGTAGGCTGGAGTTCCCTATATCTGGTGGAGATAAGCAGGTCCTTATTACTACCAACTCCGCTTCTATCAATGCCCTTATTACGGGTGAGAAAGATATAAAGGGTGTCATAAAAGCATTTACCACCGCTTCCGGTCTTAATATTGACGTCAATGATATTAGGCTTGATTATGGTTTCCCTGGTGATCCGGGTCTTGAAGACACGTTCCAGGTTTCGATGATTGTTTCCATGCCTGGCAATGAGGATGGGAATGAAGTTAATGAGAACATAACTATAAATGGTGTACTGATTCCTATTTATCAGCCTGGAAAGGTCGTTCCTTACATTAAATTGGATAAGGAATTTGAACAAATTGAGGGTGATGAAACAAGCACGCAGTTAAGTATAGAAAGTAATATAAAAGATTATGTTATTGAAATAGTTGAATGCGAGTCTGTGGATAAGGAGGAAATCTACCTGGACAAGGATGTTGTTGATCTTGATTCAGATGGATCACCGGAGGTAATCAACGTAAGTACAACTCCCGAAAATTTAAGATGGAGGATTAGCGAATGAAAGTAGGTAATTGTTGGGCGAACATAGATAAGAAAGAAGGCAGTCTTAACAGTAAGGTTAATATTTACTTTGATGAAAATGATACTGGTGCCAACAGAAGTGTCAAGATAAGGGTGTCTTCCAGGGATGGTAGCGTATCTGAAGAATGTACGGTAGTTCATAAAAAAAAAGAACAGGTAGTTTATAGAAATAAAAGGCAGTCGGCTCTTTTCACAAAAGAAGGATGTAATCCTGAGACAGAGAAAGGGGAAGAGCTTGAGTACGTTGTTGAGGCCGGAAAATACACGTCTATCATATCTCAGTCTGATGCTGATGACAAGGCTATGAGAGACATTGAGCAAAATGGTCAGAACTGGGTTAATGAGCATGGTCGTTGTATAACCATATTATGGTACAATGTCAAGAAATCAAAGTCGTTTAGAAAGAACGACTGCGATCCTGATACCGAAGAAGGAAGTTTGGTTACGATGACGATCGAAGCCGGGCAGTTCTCTTCTTCCATAAGCCAAGAGGATGCTGACCGTAGGGCTGAAGCCGAGTTGAATGCCAAAGGTCAAGACTATGCTAATTCTCATGGCACTTGCAATACCATAAAATGGTACAACGACAGGAAATCCAAAATGTTCCAAAAGACAGATTGTGAGGTAACTGAAGTTGGATCTATGGTAGAGTACGTTGTAGAAGCCGGCCGTTTCTCTTCTTCTGTTTCTAAGGAAGATGCTAATCAGAAGGCTTTGGAAGCCTTGGAAGCTGAAGGTCCAGGGTATGCTAATGAGCATGGCACCTGTGAAACCAATTTATGGTATAACGTAGAGAAGTCGAAAGTATTTTATAAGAATGACTGCGAAGATGGGTTTATCGGAGCACCTTACACTTACACGGTAGAAGCCGGTAAATACACATCAGACGTAAGTCAAGAAGATGCTGATCAGAAAGCTCTTGATGATATAGAGAAAAATGGTCAGGATCAGGCAAACCTGAATGGAGAATGCGTTACTGATCCAAATTATTTCGTCGGAAAGGCTTCGGCTCGTGTTCAGAAAAATGATTGCGATGCTGAATCTCAGACCGGAAGCTTTGTCGATTTAACTGAAAAGGATCTTGCTGGATACCCGGATGCTTTTGTATCAAGGGAAAGCCAGGAGGCGGCTAACGCGCTCGCTCAGGCTGCTATGGAAGAACAGAAACAAGATCTTGCAAATAAGAAAGGTACTTGCATCGATAAAGATCAGTTTGTTGGTGTATATAGTAAGGTGTTCACAAAAGACAATTGTGAAGGGGAAGGCGTAGGCTCTCAGGTAACAGTAGACCAAGACGATGTAACCGGTGGTCCTTTTACTTCATACGAAAGCCAGGAGGCGGCTAACGCGCTCGCTCAGACTGCCGTCGAGCAACAGGGCCAGGCCATAGCCAACCGGGACGGCCATTGTACGTGGACTGGTAAATATAGTGAGGAATTTACCAAAAACGATTGCGATGAAGGCCAGGTAGGGTCTAAGACTACTGTAACCGAACAAGATGTTGTTGGTGCTCCTTTCACATCTACCGTAAGCCAAGATGATGCTAATAACAAGGCCAAGGCTGCTGTCAAAGAGCAAGGTCAGGCTATTGCCAATAATAAAGGGAATTGCGAAGATATGACGGTCTATACCGGTCATTACAGCAAGAGATTCGTTCCCGAATGCGAGGCTTGTCATAAAGGTGTAGAGATGGAGGTTACGGCTGGGATGGTAAATGGAAGCCCTGTTACATCAACAGAAAGTCAAGAGGCGGCAGATACAGAAGCTCGTAGGATCGTAGAAGAAGGCGGTCAGGCTTATGCTAATAAAAACGGTAACTGTACGCCATTAAGCACCGAACCTGTATGGGAAGACGTAGAACCGGAAGAACTTAGATGTAGCGAAGGTAAGTCTCAGAAAAAACAGCGTGACACCAATGAATGTTCTGAAACTCATAATCAAGAACGTTGGGTGGACGGCGGAAATAAGGTTTGTAGCTGGACCGGTCATTATTCAGAAACGTTCCAGAAGAACGACTGTGAGATACCGGATTCAGGAACAGAAGTAGAGGTAAGTGAAGCTGATGTTGAAGGCAATCCTTTTACTTCTTTCGTAAGTCAAGAGGATGCTGATAATAAGGCTAAGGAAGCTGTTAAAGCTCAAGGACAGGCTATTGCTAACCAAAAAGGTAAATGTAGGTTTGTAGGCGTATATAGCAAGCAGTTTACAAAAGACAATTGCGGATCATGTCATCATGGTGTTCCGATGAGTGTAACACAAGACATGGTAGGCGGACCGTTCTATTCCAATGAAAGTCAGGAAGAGGCAAATAGGCTGGCTCAGGAAGCCGTAGAAGCCCAAGGTCAGGCTTATGTTAACAAGAACGGGACATGCGAAATGGACAACACCGATCCTGTATGGGTAGATTCTGAACCACTTGAAACCAAATGTGAAGGAGGCAAATCTTATAAGAAGCAAGTCAATACCAACGAATGTTATGGTGGAGCAGATGAACGCTGGGTAGAAGGTGGAGATAAGGTATGTACCTGGACCGGAACATATAGCAAGCAATTTACAAAACAGTGTGCTGATGGAGGTGTCGGATCTGAGGTTACTATAGACCAAGATGATGTAACCGGCGGTCCTTTTACGTCTACCGTAAGTCAAGAAGACGCAAATAGTAAGGCTCAGGCTGCCGTTGAGGCCCAAGGTCAGGCTCTTGCTGACGCACAGGGCACTTGTACTTGGACCGGTAAGGCAAGTAAGGTCTTCACCAGAAACAATTGCGGAAGCTGCCAGCATGGTTCGTCTGTTACCGTAACCCAAGATCAAGTAGGTGGTCCATTTACATCCAATATCAGTCAAGCTGATGCTAATAAGAAGGCTCAAGATGCTGTAAATTCACAAGGTCAGGCAGTAGCTAATAAGAATGCTGATTGCTTGCCTGATAGCACAACACCTTCTTGGTCGGATACCGGAAGCACCCGTTGTGACGGGTGTACGTCTCAGAAACAACAACGTGACACCAATCCATGCTCTTCTTCTTATAACGACACAAGATGGGTTAATGGAGGTGGAGAGTCTTGTACTGACTGGTCTTACTATGGAACAGGAGACTGCGTAGGTCATACTCAGTACAATGCTTATCGTGATAGTTGCTCTGGTAGCATAGATCGTCAATATTCTGTAAGTTGTAGAAATTGCTGTAATTGCGGATCTTACGGTTCTTGGCAAGAAAATGGATGTAATGGAACCAAAACTAAGTTTATTCGTTACGATGATTGCGGAAATTCTGATACTAAAGAAGAGTATGTTATTGGAAGTTGCGGATATGCACCATATGAATTTCAGTTCCATGATGGAAGAACGAGCAAGTCAAGGTCTGTAACTGGAGAATCTCAGGATATTGAAGAAGTTATCATAAGTACTAAGAATGATTCATATATAGGATATTCTGTTAAATCGAAACCTTCTTGGTGTTCTGTTGATTACAGAGACCAGACATCTGAAAGCATGAAGGCTGTGGTGACATTATCTGCCAATACAACATCTTCTTCCAGATCTGGTGACATTGTTTTTGTTCAAAATGAATCTGGAAAGACAATTACTCTTAGTATTTCGCAGGCAAGACAAATGCTTTATAAGTTCACATTCGATGATAATACTACTTCAGATAAATCTTTATCTGTTCAAGCTGCATCTAATGATGCTCAATATACAATCAAAAGTACATTGAATGGTTCTTATCATGGTTTTGCCACTACGTCTAAACCTTCTTGGATTACGACTGAGTATAAAAATCAGGCTTCTGATAGTATGATTTGTGTTCTTAAGATAACTGCCAACACAAGTACATCTTCTTCTCGTACTGGATCCGTTGTGCTTACTCAAAATGACAGTGGTAAAACATTGAAAATAAATGTTACACAAGCTGCGGCAGAAAAGCCTCTTGTTACTATTTCTTTAATAGGTGACAGTTCTCGTCAACAGCAATCTGCCACTATGAATAAGAAGGGATGTAATTACAGTTGTCCAAGCGGAAATGCGATAATGGCTATGTACATGGAAGGGGATGAAAACGGAAAATTCCAATTCTGGTATGCGCCATTGATACCTGAAGGAGGTCAAAGTGGTGTAAATGTGACTTACGGAGGAGAGACTCAAACAGTAACAACAAGTACTAAAAACGGAGAACGTCTTAATGTCCCTGCCGGATCTGTTGTTACCGGTATTTATTGTACGAGTGTCGAGAATGGATATTTCGCATTGAAATACAGACCTGTTTATATAAACGGAGAACCTGTTTCTACTCCTTCTGCTTGTGGTGGATCATCTGATACTTGCAATACTAAAAATTGTGGATGCTGGGTAAGATGCAGCTTTAATCCATTTACGGGTATGGCTATGGAAGGTGACGAAAACGGATGCGTTTATAGTTTCTGGGGTAAACCAACTGCATCTGTTAGGTTGTAATAAGCACATTAGGGGTAATTAATTTAATTGCTCCTTTTGCTGTATTTCATTTTGGTTATTAGAATAAAAATGATTAATATTGCACATCATTCAATTTTAAAATTTTAGTATCATGGCTTGTAAAAAGAAAGCTCGTCAGGGTGGTGAAGTCGATAAGAAAGACAAACCTAAAATGCGCCAAGGCGGTAGTGTTGGAGGCAAGATGAAAAGAAAGAAGACGAGCACTAAAAAGTGATTGAAAACCAGGGGAAGGTGCTGATCGCCTTCCCCATTTTAGTAACATAACAACAATATATGATGAGCAACAATTTTATTAGTAAAGGGCAAAGGAATGTCTGTGTGACGTTTGTGAAGTATTATCCTGTGTTGATGCAGGTTATTATGTTAGCCCGCATTTTTGATGAGTTTTATCCTTTTAGTATCACTAATTGGCTGTATCCGATATTAGGTCATTCTCTATCATGGGACCTATTTCTCTTGGCTTTTTCAAGAATGTTCAGGTTTTGTATATGGCATAGGTTATTGATCTATAGCATGATTTTTAATATCTGTGTAGAATGGGTTACGGTTAATATTGAGATGCCTATTGAGCACAATATCGTAGTGTGGTCTGTTATGGCTGTTACTCTTTTGATAATCATTGCCTCTATTGTTTTAAGGTTTAAAACAGGATGTTTTGAAAATGAAAGAAATTCTGACAGAGACGCTGCGTAAAAGCGGTGCGGCGGTATGCGATAAGATAAAGGAGATGTTTTTAAGCGGGGAATGCGATCATCTTACAGCCAACGATCTTGAGACATGGACGCAGCTTGCTAATCCGGCTAAGTACTATACCGGAGAAGAGGCTGTTTCTTATCTTAATGTAACTTCTAAAAGATTTTATGAATATCGTAAGGCTAAGTTGGTTCCTGATCCGGTTAAGATAAAGGGATTCCCTAAGCCTTTATATACGAAAGTCATGTTGGATGAGGCTATAAAAACCATATCCGGTATGAGTGAAAGAGATATTTATATGAGGATATTGAATGCTAAATCAAGAGAATCAAGAGCAAAAGAAAGGAGGGGAGCATGATCACTAATGGTGAATTTGTATCAAGAGTCGTAAACGGTATTCATGCCCTTGACAAAGATTCGCATGTTAGTCGGAGATGGATATTGAATATCGGTAGAACTAAAGCCGAATCTTATACGGCCCAGAGGTGGGATGATGGGACGTTACTTGGCGACCACCGGCTCCTAACTTACGTTACTTGTCTGGAGATGATTGAAGTTGATAAAATAGTTTGCTGCGATGCCGAATTTGCGTTATGTAATACGCTTATGCGGTCAAAGCATAAACTTCCAGGACTTCTTTATTCTGCCCTTAGACCGGCTATTACCAAGGTGACTAACGTAGATAACACCATATTTTTTAAGTTTGCTGAAATAAAGTCGTATCGTAATGAACAAAAAAGACCGTATGCTAAATACGTTAAAGAACGTCGTCCTTTTTATTATGTAGAAAACGACTATATTTATATACCGGATTTCCATATAGAGCTTATTAACGTAGAGTTCTTTACAACAAGAAGAAAGAAGGCGCTGGAGTTAATGGCCTGCGATCCTACACCTAAAGGGTGTGAGTCTGAATGGGAATACGAATTTATCTGCCCTATTAAGTTAATTGAGTACGTAGTGGCAGAGACGATAAAGGAAGTAGCATTCAGGCTACAGATTCCTGTCGATGAAAATCCGAATCTTGATTCCAATCAGAAAAGTCAAATTGTTCAGTGATTCTTTTTATTGGGCACCCGGCCATAGCTATGTAGCCACGACCGGGTGTTTTTTTGTACTATTTCAATGCAAGAACAGGGTTTCCCCATTTTCTTTTCCATTTATCTCCGAGGTAATTTATCAAGGAATTGTAGTCTTTAATAAAACCGTCATCAATAACAGAGGCTATGACGTTCTCTATGGCTATTATATCATTGAGCTCATCTTTACTGGCAGTATTCCTTATCCCATCTTCATGTTTATTAAAAACAATGAAATTAATAGCTTTAGCAACTCTTTTTATATTGTCTTTCAAGTCATTCTTGTTTGAAACTATTCTACTTATCGCGCTGCACATCCTGACGTATGCATCACCGGCTTCGTTCCGGTTTTCTATCAATCCATCGGTAAGCCATATAACCACCTCAGCGTAAATTTCTGGATCCATCTCTAATGCAATCATAACAAACAGATATGGATTTACATACCATTTTTGATCTACTCCTTTTCCTTTTTTGTAGGCAAGGTCTAATTTTCCAAGATCCATTACACTGCTGATATTCAATTTGTTATTATTGAGTAGAAGATTTCTTCTACTCAATAAAAGCTTATTTTCCAGCTTATTAACTAATTCAGTACACCTTTCTTTAAATGATTCAGTTTCTATTATATGACTCAATTGTTTTGGAGCCAAACCTAATTTTTCTCTTTTAGCAGACAAGGCTTTCATTGCGTCAGTTATACATATGTAACCATCTTTAGACATAACAGACACATTCATTCCTAACAAAACTCGATCTTTTGATTGTAAAACAACATTTGATTTCATAACTTTACTACGATTTTAATTTTGTAAAATATAAGTCTACCTGTCCGTGAGGATCGGTAGACTTTGCAAATATAGAATAGTATTTTGATGCAACAATACATTCTAATGTTAATTATCTGAAATGTATAATTTTAATTTTTGAATGATGAAAAGAACATCAATACAATCACCGTATTTTGCAGCCTACTACCATCGTCTTATGAAGAGAAAGAATGGTTTTAAGAAAGGCATGATAAGAGACAGAGGAGAGGTTTTAAGACTGTTGTCTATTATATGGAAAACCGTATCAGAGCATTATGTGGAAGCTGATGCTGGTGTTTATATAGATAATGTGGGTTACTTATGCCATGTGCTTATACCCGGCCAGCGCTTTCCCGTAAGGCGGGACCTGGACATCGTGAGCAGGCTTGGCACCAATGGCTACCTCTATAACCACTTGGCTATGGATTTCGCAGACTCCAAAAGATATTACCATTTTGTAATACAAGATAGCTTGAAAAAGAAGTTGAGGGTTAAAATGAATAAAGGATGGAGATACCGATTTATGTACAATGAAATACTTGCTAAAAGAAGGGTGTTTAAAGATTTTCAGATTAAGAGAGTTTTCGAAGATAAAGAATTAGGACATAGAAAGTCGTAGAAAAAAAGTAGCGATCACCCTTTGTAGATACAGGATAATCGCTACTTTTGCATATCCGTCTACCTTCTCAGGCTGGCGGATATAAAAAATCATTCCTATTATGGGAACAAAGATAAACAATTTTCAAAACAATGCGAAGAACAGTAACATTATTTTGACGTCAGAATCCAACGAAATGGAATTTAGTAAAGAAATTGAAACTGTATCATCTTTCAAAAATTCAGATTTTGTAGAGTTAAAAATTATTGTCATTGATCATGAACCGTATTTTATAGGGTCTCCTATAGCTTCATTTTTGGGATATACAAATCCAAGAAAAGCGATAAGGGATCATGTTGATGAAGATGATAGGATGATAATGAAAGTTCCTGATACTCAAGGGTGGAACGAAACGTTCCTCCCCTATACCCCAAATACTAAAATATTGATAATCAATGAGTCTGGTCTATACAGCTTGATTTTTGGATCAAAGATGGATTTTGCTAAAAAATTCAAGAAATGGGTAACATCTGAAGTTCTTCCTTCTATAAGAAAAACGGGTTCCTATTCTATAACACCGAAAGACTATCCATCTGCATTAAGAGCATTAGCTGACGAGATTGATGCTAAAAATAGAGCCATAGCCGAGAGAGCGCAAGCAGAGGCGGAGAGACAGCAGGCGATAAAGACCATAGAAGAGCAGCGTCCCGATGTGGAGTTTGCGGAGTCGTTCAAGAAAGTTGATCATGAAAACATGTGGTTGATTAGAGATGTGGCGAAGAAGCTTGAGCAGAATGGAATCATCATCGCCGAAAAGAATCTCCGTTTGTTTCTTGAGGAAGTCAAGTTCATGTTCAGGAATGGGCAGGGTAGATGGGAGTTATACAGTGACATTGTTAAAAACAAATTTGGTGTTTATCGATCTTATTTTGTGGATAAGTATTCTGGGGAAAGAGTTAATCAGCAAACCATCTACATGACAGGAGCCGGATATGAGGCTACACTTAAGGGGATAAAGGAAAAGTGTAGGAGCCTTTTCTTGAAGTATGGTAAGTTTGAAGATCCTAACTTTTGAAAATACAAAATAGGGCATTAGACAGATTATTTATATCTTTGTGGAGGTCAGGTTCGTTTCCTGTCCTCCATATTTTTTTGTTATGACAGTCGAAGATTATATCATAGAGTTAAAATCGTCTTTAAGATCATTTGACAAGCGTGATCTGATAGATGAGGTGTCCATCTACAAATGGGTAGAAATTGCCCTGAAGAAGTTTGGAGGTGATATTACTATGCGCAAAGAAGCGGTAGTGGATGTCAAGCGAGGGCAGGCCCGTATGCCTGGTGATTACTTTGATCTTATTCTGGCTTTCAAATGCGATTTTAAAGGATATGAGGTGCCTGAAGGTGATAAGGTGATACCAGAGCTTCAAAATACAATAGCTTGGAAAGAACGTACCGAAAGAAGCTATAGATGGTGTTCGTGCAACGAATGTTGTAAAGAAGAATGCGAGAAGGTGATAGTTGAAAAATTTTATATCAATGTTCATGATCGCGATCATGAAGTTCGTTGCTATTATGACCGGCCGGTAATGTTAGGTCTTGCTAAGCCTATGCTTCGTGATTCTTGTTTGAGTAAATGCCGGAATAAGGTAATCAAGGATAGTCCGTATGAGATAAATATCGTAAACGGATTCTTGTATGCTAATTTCGATGGTCCTATTTACATGCAGTACCGGTCTCTTCCATTTGACGGAGAATCTAATATAATTATACCAGACACGCCTCAAGGTCTGGTATTGGATTATGTGGATAATTTTGTAAAGATGAGATTCTTTGAGGAACTGATGTATAATGGAGAAGCGCAAGGAGCAGCCGATTTGTTTAAGTTGTATGCACAGCAAGATTTGGTTAAGCTGAAAAATGCTAAGACCGAACTTAAGATGATGGGTATGACATTAAAAGGCATGTACGAACCTCTTAGGCGGCGTCATGCCGAGTTTGAGATTTATTCTAAGGCATATCCTGTAATTGATAATATACTTAAATTGGTATGATTGAGGTAGTTTTATTTATATACTTGTCTGGCGTTATTGCATCTATGATTGTTTGGTCAATCAGGCAATTTAAAGGAGATGCGAGTTTGGTAGAGACAATGTACTGCCCGGTAGTATTTTTGTTGAGCTGGATATATGTATTTGAAATATTTAAAATGAAATAAGATGTTAGAGGTTAAAGCAAGCGAAATAGTAACCGCCGACAAAATGAGAGGCATAGGACCGGCAAACATCATCTTCACAGCCGGACCTAATCCGGTAGCCGAAGATCGCCGTGGCGTAGCTAAGGTAACGGCTGGTGGAGAGAGTAAGAACGTCACAATAACACAAGCTGCCGGCGAGCAGGTTGTTGTAATTCCTGAGTTCGATTATCTTGTTCTTAGGTATGGATGGGAATCAGAAGACGGCTCCGATTTTGATACTGCAACTGGTTTTACAAATACAGGCATATCAGAAGTAGATAATAAGTTTGTGGGATGGAGTAAGCAGTGGGCTACCACCCAACAACAGGTGGGTGATTACCTTATTTATGGTGGTGATAACATGCAGTCTGGTCTTGAAGGAGCGCTTATTAAGATGAAGACCTTGTTGTCAGCGCCAGGTATGGACGAGTCAGAACCTAATATCAATGCCGACATCTATGGTAATTGGTATGGAAATAGAGGACGAGGAAATGTTGTTGTGTCTTTTACAGCCTACCTTGGAGGAGAGATGGTTAAACAAGGATTTAATTTCATTAATGAAGGAGGTACGGAAGTTTACTCCGACGGCATTACTACTAACGTTTCGGCTCATGGTGAAACCAATTACCAAAATATAAAAGGTTTGTACACTAAGATGGGTACGATGGTTTATAATAAGGAAAAGCGTGATTGTGTTATTGTTATAGGTTAAGGCGATGGAAGGTCTTTGGGATAAATACAGTAGGATTAAGGAGGTGTTTTACCGGGATTTTGTTTATGATTCCAGCTACACAGAGCAGGCCTCGTGCATCCCACTGTCGTCGGTGAAGAACGGGGCAGGCTGGGTCGGCGACGGAACCATCAACCTGGCTCAGTACCTTCAGTTTGTATATACGGAAATGATTCTCGGTAATAAGACAGAAGATGATGTTCGTAATGCCATACTGGTGCTTACCCGTCTTGCCGATACTACTTATGATCTATTTTTTAATAACAACAAAGGTATTTATTTCAAATTCGAAAAAGGATTTTTCTTAAGAGACGATATCCATAGCGAAGATGCAAGCAAATTCGGTCTTACCAAGATAAGTTCCGGGTACACTAATGGTATAGAGTTAAAAGACGAAGATCCATGCTTCTCCCCATTCACTTCACAAGATCAGATCTGGAATCTGGCTCCTATATTAGCTTTCTTGTCAGAAAAAGGATTTGAAGAAGCCGGGCAAGTAGGATACGATATTTTTGAGTACGTTATTAGAAACAGACACAAGATATACAATCCTTATTACAGCGCCTTGCTTCATCATTGGACATTCCTTCCTGATATGGATACCGATAAGGTTAAGCCGTGGGATAGGGTTAGTAACCGGAATAAGAATCTTAAATACAAAGTTAAGGTTAAGAGAGGTGCTAACAACTGGTACTTCTCTGGAGGGTTCAGATGGGCGTTTAAGAAGTTTGGTGGCAAGTGTAGTACATTCTGGCACTGCCTATGGTATAAGCCATTTATATTTTTAGCAGATAGGGTATATCATCCATATGTATGTAAATGGTTTGGCATTAAAGCCAAAAATAATTCTTACTATTGTCTTGGATCCACAAATGAAAAATCATGGTATGGTCCTAAGTTCAGAAAGAGGTTGGTTAGTAAGTTTAACAAATCTTTGGAAGGGGGAGAATTATTTATGCCTCATCTGGTTTTTCTTCATGGATGTGAAGACGTTGATGGAAGTAGCTTAGAGTCCTACCTTAAGGAATGGGAATGGGATGGAATTAATTCTCCTATAGAGTTTTTAACTTTGTGCAATTGGTATAAAATATTTTTTTGGCAATGAAAATATATTATAAATCAAAAATAGCTAAGTTATTTACGTTCATTGACGGCTATAAAACAATTATGCTGTTTGGAGCCGTATTTACCGAACGTGACGCCATATCGTTGAAGGCGGAATGTCATGAAGCTGTGCACTGCAATCAATATCAAACCCTGTTTGCTACAGGTTTTGTGATTAGCGCAATCATAGCATTAGTATGTGGTTTAAACGATCAGGCTGGATGGTGGATGTTGTGGCTGTCTTTGATTCCTGTATTTTTGTACTATGCATGGTATCTAATTGAGTACCTAATCAGATTGTGTATGTACTGGAATCACAAGAAAGCATATCACAATATCGTATTTGAAAGAGAGGCTTTCGATCTCGAAAATGACTGGAATAAACATAGTGTATTTAGAAGAGAGTCTGAAGGGTTTAGTTTTCTTGGTTATTATCAGAAGGAGTATTATTATGAGTAGGAGAAGATATTTTGAGGAACAGAGATCTGGTAATGGAGCTATTTATCATTGTGTAAAAACAGAAATCGAGCCTGGAGATAGGATCAGGTTATTTGATTTAATGAATAAAATCAAATCCGATACAATTAGCCAGGATAAGATAAATAGCGTATTGAATCAACTTAGAGAAGGAACAGCCTTTAATATTCATACTCATAGTTCAGTTTCTTTTTTCGTTTTCAAGCACCTCTACCGGTTACGGACCAATGACAATATGGATTAGATTTGACCCGTATCCTGCAAGTGAACAACAGGGTATTATATACAAGTTTCAGATAAATGACCAGAGGTACGTTTTTATGTTTTCTAATAGATACGATGGAATGAGAGATCTTATTAATAATGCAGATGAAGATGTTGATTGTATTACTTCTGCAACAGAGAGTAGTATATATCACAATGATTCTTTTTATATATTTGTGTAAATTATGAGGAGGAGATTCGAATATAAAGACAGGGAGCTTGAAGATTTTATCATAAGGTTTTATCCGGCAGGAAATTACACATGGACGGTTCCACCTGGATGTACGGAGGTTGATGTGTTTCTTGTTGGAGCCGGTGGAGGATGTTCAAATAATTCAGTATTAGGAGTTCCTGGAGGCGGTGGAGGTGGCTATACTAAAACATATAAGAAGGATACCGCTGGATATAGAGATGGCAACGCGATAACTGTTACACCAGGACAAACTATTGAAATTATAGTTGGTGCAGGAGTTCGTGGCGCAAATGGGGGATATTCACAGTTTATGAGTTCGCTTTACCGGGCTGAAGGAGGCCATCTGTCTCAATGGAATGGAGACGGAAATGGTGGTTCGGGAGGTGTAGGGGTAGGTAGATCTACTCATTCGGTCGGAGGCTCAGATGGTACAGGCAGTGGTGGAACATCGGGGCAAGGACATACGACGCGTGATTTTGGGGAATCTAATGGTAAAAGGAATGCAGCAGGTGGGGCAAGCTCCTATAATAAATCAGGCGGGGAGACATCTCAGCCGGGAACATCAGATTATACAGAAGGGAGTGGCGAAGGCAGTAATGAAAGTAGTTCTTTGGCTTCTGGCTGGAGTGCCGGACTTGGTGGTGGCGGCTACGGTGGTGGAGCTGGGGGAAATGCATCGGGAAAATCGACGAAAGGTGGCGATGGCACTGTGTTAATTAGGGGTAAAAGATATAAATTATAAGTAGATGTTATGAGACGAAGATTTGAAAATGTTAATATGGTGATGGGTAATTGTTTTTCTCCTGTAATGGAAGGGAGTCAATTTCAATGGTCTGAAGCTACTCCTAATAGCTCAAAATACGTAACGGCATCTAATAAAAAAAAATTCAAGATGAGTTTTGGTCAATTTGATTCATCTAAGATTTTAACATATACTTGTGAAATATCTATAAGATCCAAACTTGAGTCGAGTTTCTCGTTGTTGAAAATTTACATTAATAAAGAATGTAAATTGTTTAATGAGAATTTAACATTAGAATACATGAAATACGAAGAATTATCAAGATACGTTTTTTATTTTGATGAAGATTCTCAAGAGATATATTCATATAAAGATGGAGTTTTAGAAAATCATGTAACGGTAATGGATTCCTTTTCTGATTATTTTTATAATTATCAGGCTATTATAAGTACGAATTTCACTGGTAATCCTATCCCTGATTTTTATGTAGGGGTTGTAGATAATATTGGAGATAAAAAAAAAGTTTATGGTATGAGAAGAAGATTTGATATTGGTTCACCCCCCCCCATAAAATTATAAAGTACAAAGTAACAGAACGTTGCCTTTCATGTACCAGCATAAAAACAGCGGAATTTACTGTGACATATGACTTGGAAGATCGCAAAATAATCGATCAAGTTGGAAGTGGACTCGCAAGTGAATATGGGTATATGACTGTTGAATTTGAAATTCAATTGTTAGAATATGGGGATTGGCTTAGTTACATATATTTCTATATTCATCTTGAAACAAAAAATGAAGTATTTACAATGGATAGAATAGAACTTACTCCTACTACTACAAAATCAATGAAAACATTGACTCTTAGTGAAGAAGGGTATATGATATATCCAAGTGTCTATGTGAGTACGTTTGGTACCGTTGAATCATAAAACAATATAGGGCAAATCGGTGTAACTTGACTCTATATATTCATATACTTGTGTTATACTGTATTCTTCTCTACTTAGTTCTTGCATATATGCATAACGGTGATCTGGAGAACCTCCATTTTTTGTTAGAATGAGTAAGTAGAAGAATATATCATCAACTTGATTTTAATTTCATGTTAAAATCAAGTTGATTATTATTATTTATGTTGACATATACAATGTTGTTATTATATCCAAATAGGGCATTTACGTTTTTTTTGGGTTGGTCAAGGGTTGTACATTGGTATGTTGCATTAGCTTGCTGGGCAAAATAAGTAGCAAGACTTGCGCTACTGGACATATCTTCTCTATTGCATATTTTAAAAAGTGATACATTGTTTAATATGCTTGATCTATTGAAATCATATGTTCCAACAAAAGTTGGGATAAGACAATTTGCTGACATAATATTGCTAAATCTTCTTCTCATATTGTATGATGATGTATTTTTTTCGAAAGATAGTTATTTTCGCTGATACCTTAAAGAATGCATGATTAATTCTCTTTTGCTATCTTTGTGACAAACAGTTATTAAAATGGCAGCAGAAGATAACAGAAACATAGCGATACCTCAAACAGGTATGAACCGTGATCTGCATCCGTCAAGCCTTACGGAGCAGCATTATACGTTTGCCTTGAATGCCAACATAGAATCCGAAGATGGTAATGTTGGCATGAGATCAAATGAACATAGTAATCTTAAGTGTATAGATTTTGATGGGTTTAAAGTTATTGGATACAAGAATGATCTTACGTCTGGTAATATCTATTTTTTTATAACTAATCCAGAGACGGGCGTATCTAAAATAACTTATTTCAAGCCTGAATCTGATACAAGTATCCTGTCTGATTCCGATATAGAATCTATGGTATCAGGATCAGAATCATTATGTTCGGGCATGAAGACCTTGCTGGAAGACAACGAGCAAGATCCGTGCCTTAAGTTCTCTATCTACCATCCTATAAAAACCATAGAAATAAAGACAGAGAAATGTGGGAAATGTATTTACTGGACTGACGATTATAATCCTCCCAGGTATGTTATTGTAGACAAGGCTCTGACTCCTGATGATGAAGGTGATATATGGTATCATTATCATGGGTATAAGATATGCGATAAAGAATACGATAGGGACAAATTCATGCAGGAGAATGGTTGTTTTCTGGCATGTGATAAACTTAGGGTGTTTCCGCTACTGGACCAGCCATGCGTAGAGCCGGTACAGATAGAGTACGGGGGCAGCCTACGTGCGGGCGTGTATCAGTTTGCTGTGGCCTTGTGCGATGAATTTGGCAACGAGAAAACTAACTATACTTCATTAACTAACCCTGTTCATGTATTTGACGAACAATATATTAGGATAAATGATGGTAAATGGGGAGAAAGAACTAATCTTGGTATAAGACTTAAGGTGTCTAATCTGGATAGGCAAGTTAGTCATTACAAGGTGGCTGTTATTCAAAACACTGTTGGATATAATGGTGAAACACAACCTGTAGTGGATTATTTCATAGAAGGTATTCATCCTATTACAGAGAAGACCATATACTATTATTCTGATCTTAATAATAAGAGGACAACATTTGAACATATTTCTTTAAAAAGAGCCATATATAATACATCGAGAGGAATAGTATCGGTTGGAAACCGTCTTTTGCAGTATGGTCTTACTGCTGAAAAAGAGTGGAATTTACAGCCTGTAGTTTCTCTTATGGGTCATTTCTTGAAATGGCAGGCGTCTGTAGCCCACGAAGATTTATATAAGGATGGTAATGCTTGTTCGTTGTATGTGGGATATATGAGGAATGAAGTGTATCCGTTTTCTATCTCGTTTAAGACATCTACTGGTTATAAAACTCCAGCATTCGTTCTTGTTCCCCCACCTTCTGATAAGGCAAGAGAGGAAATGAACAAAGACAGTATCCCATACCAGTCTATAAACGCATATGCTCCGGATTGCTCAGGTGTTAATAGGAAATATGTATGGCAGTATAGCAATACGGCAGGAGATGGGGTATTGATTGACGACGATGCGGTTGTTATAGATGAAGAACAGAAAGAGTGTAACAACCCGGCTACTGTAGGTCAAACTGTTATAGTGGAAAGCAATTTCGCTACTTTTAAAGGGAAATCAAGATTTATTATCGATTATGATGATATTGTAGGAACCCCTATAAATTATTTGTCTGAAAATATAGGTCTTGTAGCTTGTAATAATAAGGAGAATGGAAACAATGAAAGACAGATATGTGATATAGCTACCAAATATAGAGAAGACGGAACACAGGATTATATGGAGCCAATTGATCATATTAGGTTACCAGAAATGGAAGGAGACTGCGAAGTCCCTCATCGTCAAGAATCTATATTGTCTGCTCCAGTTCCTTTAATAACTGGTATTGTAGAGGACTATATATATAAAGAATTAGAAGACATGGAGCACGTGTCTACCGACTATTTATATACAACCGGAGGTGAGAACCAGAATAAGTATTCTGTTCTATTCAATTACGATACAATGGATTCTTTGTCTGAATGGATGGATGAAGCATTTTTTGGTGACGACGCAGGTAAGGTATCCGGCGATGGCGAACGGCATCTTTGTTCTGAGTTCTATCCGTATTTACAACCAGGGAGTATATTAAAAACAGTGTCAGATGCAATATATATTCTTGATACAATGCCTTGTACATGTGGTTGTTATATTGAAAATTATTGTTCGGATCCTACTGTTTCAAGGTCTGATTATAATAACTTTCAAAACAATAATTACATCCTTGGAGGATATATTTTACATATAGATGGGTGGAGTCAAGAGATAAATGGAAAAGGTAATTGGAGGGCTGGAAGATCAACGAGTACGGTAATAAATGATCAATACCGATCAAAGAACGGACCGAAATATTGCATTGAACAGTTCTGGCCTGATGCTTCCAAGAAGCTCCAGGATATGATATACAAAAATGCGGACACTGGCATACCTGAAACGGATTGGGAATTTGAGGGGTATGTAAATAATGCAACATTTGAAAATCCTACTGGAGATAAACTTAATATAGGATTTGCTTCTGAATTTGTAGTACGCAAGTTCGTGAGGAATGTAATGACCAATGCCAGGTTTATTAAAATCAATAGGCCGGAGGAATGGGATATAGAAGGATATAAGGAAGAAAATAAGGTCCTTTATCTTGAAGCCCTTGGGAAGATAGATGGTATAATGGATGCTGTGTCTACCAATTACGTTCGTGTTTCTTTTTGGAAGGATATAGAGACATGGAATCCACTTGGCATAATACCAGTAGATTTCGATAGGCCGGAACATGCTTCAGGACATTCGGTTATTATCAATATAGCAAGACCCGCATGGGGAACTATAGATGATAAATTCTTTAAAGAAACGATAAAACAAGATTATTTTTATGTAACAATAGAATCTCCGGTTGTAGCTGTTCCTTGGATAATGACATTCAGACAAATACAATTTTGTGAATATAAGAATAAGGATACTCCAGACGAGGAGGAGGAACCAAGCAAGAAACCGTCTCGTGCTATTTTAGGCGTTTCTTTTGCTACAGGTAAAACTATATATCCGTATATTTTTGGTGTAAGAGAAAAGGAGGTAAATAAGATTGATTTGTCTGTGGATTCTATAACACTTAGATCAACTGTCTTATTTGCATCAAAATGTCAGACATGTGGAGATAGGCCCATCAATTGCAAGCCTCGTCCTTATAAATACGGTGATTTTGCATATTGGGAATCATCTGAGAAATATCCTGCTAATTTTGAACTTTATGATAGTAGTAGGATGAAAATAGACACAGGCAGATCTTATGATGATCCAAAAAAAACAGAAGCTTATTCTAATATTATGAATAAGTTAACAGAATATTATGGTGCTCCTTTGTCAGACAAAAATGGATTATCTTATTTCAAGGGTCATTCTTATGGAGGAGTAGATACTTCTACCGTATTTTGCCAACAACCTATACGTCATTACCGGTTCCCAGATAACAAGCATATACCTTTTATGAACAGTGATGAACGTGGATATGACATAGCTTCTGAAATATATCCGGTAGGTATTATGGTAGATGAGAACACCATACAAGTGTTTTTGGATTTTGCGGTAGATTCTGGTTTGATTACGCAACAACAAAGAGATACGATCGTAGGATATGAACTGTATCGTGGAGATAGGAGGCTAAATAGGTCGGTTGTGGCCTCAGGATTGGCCTACGATATGCTTAGATACATAGGAGACGATGGTAATGTAAATATCTATCCTAATTACCCATATAATGACCTATCACAAGATCAATATAATTATACGTCTGGCAAAAGAGACGAGTTTATATCCCATCCTTTCGACAAAGGAGGAAACGTGTGGTATTCATTTTGTTCGCCTGATATTTATTTCAACAAGCCCGAACTTCCAAATGAAGTATGTATAGACGGGTTTCAAAGAGGAATGTCTGTAGGCAGTTTTATACCTGTCGAAGATCATCCAAAATGGACTATCTTAGGTCCTGCCGCTTATACGATGGCTGCGTCACTTGCCGCAGTTGAATCAAGTGCCACAATAGCCGCTATGATAGCAGAAGAGCTTCAGATAAGGGCTCAGTCTGGATACATAGGAGGGTCGGCTGGTCTTACCGGAGGAGGATTCCTAACGAATTTAAGTGTGGCCATGCTGTTTTCTTCAATGGTGTCAACCATCAGTCAAACTCTTGCTAAGGGCCCGATATTGTACGGTAAGTACCGTTATGATTGGCTTAATACGTTTATAAACAATGGACCAAGACGTAATCATGCATGGTATTATACTTCTGTAGGATTATATAATTCAATGATAGGTATAACGGACCAGGATAAGTATGAACGAAATTTTGCTCGTGGTTTATCTTCTGTTAAGTACATGAAGTCCGGTGTATATCCTATGATGGATGCCAGTATGTCATCTAAATGGGGAACCGGTAAAAACGATAATGAGGGACGATTCTTATTTGTTAATAATATAGATCGTGAATCTTCGTTATTTTTATCATTTGGTGATCCAGGTGAAAAAGGAGATGGTAAATCGAAATATTTATTGGAATATCCGAACTATGTCTACAACTACGACAGTAGCCGTATAGATGATTCGGTTATTGCTGGAAGAGATGTTGTAGCAGGAAGAACATTCGAGCAATCCAAATCAGTTTCATACATCTGTTCTCCGTATATGAGGCTTATGCGATATAGGCCGGATCAATATGGACAGATAGAAGATATAAAATGGATTTCCATAGGTGGATGTGGATTTTTCACTAATGAAAAGAAACTGATATTCGGTGGCGATACGGTGATAACCAGATTTTCATTAAAGAGAAAATTTCCTGTTTTTTATAATAGTGCTTTTGGTATTGGAGACATGATACCATTCCCATACATGGATTACAGAAATGTAGGGTATCCAAGATATTTTGTTAATTATGATACTGGAGAAGACGCTCTTGAGACAATAGATAACGAACGTTTCAATAGCTGGACATCATCTAATAAAGGAAGATACGCTTTTTATCCAAACAGGAAGAGCTTATACGAATTAAATGGTGACACATCCGGCAGGTACGTTAATGGAAGATTTTATACATGGTTCTATGGCATTCCTCAGTTCCTTGTAGAGTCTGAAATAAATTGTAATTTCAGATTAGAGGGCCCTCAGCCTCATGAACTATTCTATCCAAAAGTAGGAGATTTTGTTTGGTGGACACAAGAAAAGAACGTATCTATCCATAGGGATAATGATTACAAGATAAGTCCTATCTATTCGTCGAGGATGACACTAACACCAAATGTATTGCCGGCAACGTACGAACGACGTTTTTATGACTGTGCTTACCAACGTCCTAATGGTGTTATATGGAGTAGGGCTGATGTATCTGAAAACAGCCAAACAGATCCGTGGCTGACGTACAAGCCTATGGACTATCATGAGTTCCCAACCAGCAACGGGAAGCTTATTCACATGAAGCGTATTGAATCCGATCAGATTCTTGTCAGATTCGAGGATCAGGTTTCACTCCATAACGCCATAGACGTAATCAAGGAGCGTACCTCCCCAGGGCAGGCCGAGATGGGCACCGGCGGTCTGTTCGCGTCCCGGCCTCTGGAGTACAACACGACCGACCTCGGTTATTCTGGAACCCAGAGCACTGAAATAATTAGTTCAGAATTTGGTCACTTCTGGGTAGATACTAAAAGAGCACAGGTGTTTATGACCGATCCTAATGGACGTAATCTTAAGGAACTTAGTGTAGGTATCAGACATTGGCTTAAGCGTCATCTTCCGTTTAAGATTCTTAGATACGGAATAACTAATATCTTAACCGGTACAGAGATGACAGAAGAAGATACAGACAATAAATTTATCGGTCTTGGTCTGTCTCTTGGATGGGATAACAGGTATAAGAGGGTACTTATCACGAAAAAAGATTATATACCTGTTAAGAACCCGGCATATTATAAATATGATGGTGGAAGGTTCTTATACAATGAAACAGAGGTGCTGTCAAACGATAAGGAAATATCTTTAAAGGATGAACAATATTTCAAGGACGTGTCGTTCACTATCGGATATTCGTGTCTGAAACAAGAATGGATTTCTTATTATTCGTTCTGTCCTGACTATTATATAGAACAGCAACAATATTTCCAGACAGGAATAAACTTCCCGGCATCGGATGAAGAAGGTGGCTTATGGAGCCATTTGCTGACGAATAAGAGCTTTCAGACATTTTACGGAGCAACATATCCATTTATATTAGAAGTGCCGATAAAAGAGAAATATAACGGTTCTACGCTGGCTTCTGTTGAGTATGAGCTTGATGCAAGGAAATACGTCGATGATGTGAATTACACTCTTGACAGGAAAGTAGGTTTAGATACGATAACTATCTACAACGACACAAACAACTCAGGTGAAATTCATCTTGTTCCAGAAGAAAAGAATAATTTAGCACAACGTATATCATATCCGAAGATCGTAGGTGACCATACTGAGGTCCTGGATACTGAGGTATATAGAAGACATAAGTTAAATGACTTCTTCAACAGGGTTGACGATGACCGATCTGAAACACCTATCTGGATCAAGGACGATAACGATATAAATAAGTCGGTTAATTCTGATGCTCTTAATTTCAGACGGTCATGGCTGGACAGGTTAAGAGGAAGTTGGATGCTGATGAGGATAAAGAAAGTAATTAGCAACCGGAAGATTATATTCCAGTGGTTGATTTCTGAAGATAAGATTAAGAATAGATAAATTACAATATTTAATAAGTTGAAAATAAGTAGTTTTTATTTTGTGATTTAATAATAGTTGAATATGTTTGTAGCGCCTATTGATCCATCTCGGACAGATAGGCGCTTATTTATGACAATTTAACCAATAAAACCACCATGCTTTAGTAGGTGGATGAATTGGGTTGATTAATTTTGAATCAAAATTACAAATAAAAAAAATGATTTCATACAAATACAACATCTATCATTCAAAGAAAACGAAGTATCTTGACAAGATGTTTCGTGAATGTTGTTTTGTGTGGAATCATGCTTTAGCTCTACAACGTAGATATTATAGACTGTTTGGGAAATACATACCAGTTGGTAAGATGCAAAAACATTTCTCTAAAAGAATTAATAGAAATCTTCTTCATTCCCAAACAGTACAAGAAATCCTTCAGAGATTAGACTCAGCATACAATCGTTTCTTCAAAAAGTTAGCCAAACGACCTCCTAAGTTTAAATCACCGGAGAAATTCAATTCTTTTGTATTCAAACAAGGAGGGTTTACCCTAAATGGTAATATTCTCACAATTAACAAAGGAAAGAAACGATTTAGATTTTCATACAGTAGAGTCTACAAAGGTAATGTTAAGCAAATAAGAATAGTTAGAGAAACCTGTTCACGTTTTAGTTTGATTATAGTTACAGACCATAATCATTCAAACTCCTATAGAAAGACACATGATGGTGCATCTATCGGATTGGATTTCGGACTGAAAACTTATCTAACTAAAAGTGATGGTAGCAAAATTGGGTCTCCATTATTCTTCAAACAATATCAAAACAAGATTAGAAAACTAAACAAACGGCTTTCTAATGCAAAGAAAGGATCCAACAATAGAAGAAGGAGACTGTTTGAACTCCAACAAGCGTATCGTAAAATAAACGATCTTCGATCGGATTTTCAATGGAAATTAGCTCATCAGTTATGCAAACAGTATGATTATATTTTTATTGAAGATTTAAACATTGAAGGAATGAAGCGTTTGTGGGGAAAGAAGGTTTCTGATCTTAGTCATTCTTCTTTTATTGATAAGCTAATGTATGTTGCTTTAAAATATGGAGTGATAGTACACAAGATTGACAAATGGTATCCTTCTTCCAAAACTTGCGAATGTGGCTGCATTAATAAAGGGCTGTCGTTACGCGACCGCACGTGGGTGTGCCCGGCGTGCGGAGCGATTAACGACCGTGATGTTCTTGCAGCCCGTAATATACTTCGGAAGGGCATTTCCGAATTGGAAAGCAAGAGTAATTCCAGCGATAGTAATATCGGGGTTTCTTGCGCTTGTATCCAAGAATCCCATTCGCTTTAGCGATGGGAGTATGTCAAAGAGGATCTAATATCTTGAACATAGCTGGCTGGTCAGAATCTATCTTCGATGTTATTAACAGCAAGTTCTGCGGATATAAGAATATGATTGATGAAATTAAGAAGATTAAGATTTAAATCTTACATTCGTACTGTTTTCATAAGAAGAGATTTATCATAACAAGCCGGAGAATGAATGGTGGCATTCTTCGGCTATTTTGTTTACATTTGTTGAAAAAAAAGAATGAAAGAAAAAGAATTTGATTTTGTGATATATCCACTAAAGTTGATTATCACCATAGGGTTAGATTACAAAACATTGTGTGATCGTTTTGAGAATGCAGAATTGGATCATGAAGGAGAATGGGGAGATGAAGGCGATTTAGATTCAGAAGTCTCTTTTATGAATCTTGTTCGTGATAAGGGGGATGATAGAGCTTTTAAGTTATTATGGAATTTTCAAAGTGAGAATGATATGACTATACAAAACATATGTCATGAATCATTTCATGCAGCTATGTCGGTATGCCAACATTGTAATATGTCTCTTGGCTTTAAGGTGGGAGAAGATGAACACGCAGCTTACATAGCCGGATTTGTTGGTAATTGCGCAGATGAAATGTTTGGATTCTTAGAGGAAGAAAAAGATGGCAAAGAAGAGTAAGTCAGATTGGAAACCTTCAGAAAATATTCTTAAATATTTGAAGTCGTGGGAAAAATTTAGGTCAAAACCGTATGACGATGGTGAAGGAAATATTACTGTCGGATACGGATTTAACTTGCCTCACCTTCTTAAAAAATACAAGAAGGGTATAACGGAAGAGCAAGCAGACAAAGAATTTGCAGGCGTAGTAAATACGTTCGTTCCTGAGTTTAGGAAACTTACTCCAAACTTTGATAATCTAAACAATAATCAGCGTGATGCTCTTTTTAGCTTGTATTACAATGCCGGTGCTGATACTTATATGAAAAGTCCTATGCTATTCAAATATCTTAAAGAAGGAGATTTTGATAAGGCGGTTAAGGAAATAAATCATGACGAATGGAAAGACGACATGGATGGCCAGAAGAAGCGCCGGGCCTTCGAGCGCCGGGTGTTCTCTACGCCGACAGACCAGCCTTGGACGGTGGATGACGACAGTAACTACGTCCTGATTGAAAACAAGCCAGTAGAAGACAAATCTGTAGGAGAAGGTACTGATGGTCCAAAATACGAAGACGCTCGCCATGTGGAAGCTAAATATGATTATACAGGTTATGTGGGTAGAGGATATGACGGAAATAAGGTCAGGGTATCTGATTCGAATATGAAATCAGTTGGTATATCCAATAACGCTGATCCTGATAAGTGGTATGAATCCGTTAATCCAATATTAGACACTGATCCTATTAGTTTAATTGCCGATTTTATTCCTACTATGAAACGTATGTTGGATCCTAATAGAGAGCGATCGGGGGAAGATACAGCCACGGATTTTGAAGAAAAAATGTGGAAAGCTTACACGGATGGAGATATAAGTAGATTGCCGGCAAGCAAGTATCGTTTTGATGACGATGATGATGACGCTCAGTATGTAGGATTGCCTCAAGAACAAGCTATTTTGATACAATCTTTATTAGATAAAGAGTATATGAACAACATGCTTGACGAGGCATATAAGGATGCTGATAAAAAAAGTAAACGAAAAATAATAGATTATAAGAAGGTCCTTGATAAACTAAATAAAAATATATTTGAAAATCCAGGAAAATGGATTTTAGTAAATGAAGGTGTAAGTCCATTTAGAGAAGAAGTATATGGTGACAATTTTGAAAAAGTAAACGAAGCTTCCGGATTAGGTGCGTTGAAGAATTTCAGTGTAAGATGGGATCCTGATGCTGGTATGTTGGATGTTAAGGATGATTATGATTTTAGTCGAAAGAAAATAGCGGAAGACATCATACCTGAAAGGGATGTCCCTCTTAGAATAAGGGAACGTATCAAATACGATCCTAAGAAAGGTAGTGTGCTTCGAAATAATGACAAGGCTTTACCTAAAAGGTTTGTAAGGAAATACGGAGAAGGTGGAGAAACTAAACATTGGTGGATTGATCCAAACAAGAGAGATGAGATTGTAAAAAGACAAGATGACAATGGGGAGTGGCAAGAAAAGAGGAGGATATTACTTGAACAAGCTCATTCAGATCTTGAAAAAGGTGAAATTGATGAGGACGAATTTAGAAGAATAGCCGGATTTTCAAATAGTGAAATAGGAAATTTGATAATATCCAAAGATGGAAACGGGGAAGAAATAGGCGCTATCATAAATAATCTTTTAAATTCCATAGATATAGATAAGGTAAAAGGGGGAATTGATGATGCTAAAAAGGGGAAGGAGAACAAGAGCAAGGAGGACGCTTACCCTTATAAGTTAATGGCAGAATCTTTGCTTACTCTTGCAGATGTTGCTTCTTCCACACCTGGAATGCTTAGGTTGTATAATAAAATGGGATTAGATTTAATGCCAATTCTTAAGACAATAGCAGAAAGTAGCAAGATACAAACCATAGCAGGATTGTCCAATATAGGTATTGATGGAAGTCAGATTGCCTTAGATCCAGAAGGTGATAATGCCTTTAATTATGCCGGCATATTTGGTGGAGCGGCAGAAGCAATAGGAGGAACGAATGTTGTAAGGAATATGTCTTTTATGGGAAGATATGGAAACAAAGTGGATGATATACTTGATATTGCAAATCCTGTTATATCAACGTTGGGTATAGTAGATGATGTAAGTAAGATGGAGGAAGGTGGCGTAATTGGCAAGCAACGTGAAGCATATGATTACTTTACTAATAAAAGAGGCATGTCCAAGATACAGGCGCTTGCCATCATAGGTAATCTCATGGCTGAATCCGGTCTTAAAGATGACATATACGGAGACAACAGAACGTCATACGGCATACAACAATGGCATAATGAGCGCATGGATAAGTTGTTCAAGCACGCCAAAAAGAAAGGTCATTCTACACCCACATTCAAAGACCAACTTGAGTTCTTAGCTGACGAATACGAAGGGAAAACCGGATATTCTAATTTCTTATACACAAGAAAAGGAAAAGAAGGACCAGGGTATTACAACTACAGCCGGCAGGATTTTATGAACGCCGATAACCTTAAGGATGCTGTAGTAGCTTGGAACCAAGGAGCAGGGCGTCCTCATAAGAGTGTTATAAGAAATGATGACCGTTATAACTATGCTATGGAAGTTGCTAAAAATCTTGGTTTGGAAATTGAAGAAAATTCCGTATCTTCGTATGGTCAAATGGGATTCGGAGATGATGCTGAAATAGCAGCATCGGTAACACTTCCAGAGGTAGAAGTGGCAGCCGCCCTCCCTAACCCGGAAGTCCAGTCCCAGGAGAGACAGTCCGAGGAAGAGAGATTCCGTACATGGACTGAAACGTATGGTAAAGACATCATAAATCATTTACTGACGTTAGACGGGAAAAAGGATGGTGATGACAGTGATTACAGCATGATGTATAGACAGCATGAAAAAGAAAGCGAAGAGGATAAGAAAATGGCTTTGATTAATGCCGTGCTTCCCAATATTCAGCTTCGCATTAAAGGCGTCACTGATAATTAGAACAATTATTTTATTTCTCATATTAATAAAGCGAAGCCGGATTTGAGACTCGTTATGCGGATACCGAAGGTTGAAGAACGATATCGAAATAATCCGGCTTTTTGTGCAATTTCGTGAAGGATGGAACTATCATCGCCTTGGTTTAACAGAACAGACCTATGTACTTCCGCTGTCCTGACGGGCATGGACGCCCGTCTCGCCTACCAGCCTGCCTAATTCTCCACTGGCTACCTAATATAACTATTAACGTCACTCCATCACCTATCTCCCTTCAGTCGATAGGTTCAGTCGTTTTTAAATATTATAAGTTCTTTCGCATCGTTCCCTTTGGTCACGATACTCAATCTTTTAACACAATTAGGCGAACAATACAATGACGGAAAAAGTAATTTGTCAATCCGTTCACTCACTTAACTCCCTTCGGTCGTTAAGTTCATTCACTATAAACAATTATATGAATAAATGGTAAAGTATATAAAATAATATAAATAATATAATGAGTAAGATCATTGAAAATGGTCTTAATATTAAGGAAAACGGAGACTATTCATAGGCGTAGTTTTAATTCAAGATTTGTTGTCCCACCACTGACGGTCAGTAGGTTACGTTCAGAGTCGTTTTCCTGTCTCTTATCCAAACCGTCATAAAATAAAAAACCTTGTATCCTATTTCTCTCAAACCGGATACAAGGCAGTGCATTTTCTTCTTTTTATATAAAATCATATATTTGCACTAAACAACAAAAACGATATGGAGACAAAAATAACTGAAATAATGAATCCTCACAAGTTACACGACAAGCTCTTCAAGAAAGAGCAGGTCTCTCCGATAGAAGTTATATACAATAGCTTCAGCAACTTAGGGTACAATGTAGTACGCCGTCCAGCCGGTCAGTGTTTAGGCAATTTGAGATATTTTAATCTATTTTATGACAAACATACTCATCATTTCTATCAGAAAAACAGGAAGTTGAGATATTGTAGTAATTTTCTCATATCTGATTACTGGAAAGATAGAGTGCGATGTTTCATAGTTTGGAACTTTGGATTTGGAAGATTCTTTCCGTACAATGACTTTATTGAGGCTATGGTTTATGATTATCTTCGATATGGGAGAAAGTCAGTTCCTTATCTTAAAAGCGTGCAAGAGGCTGAAGAAAAGTGTGTAAGGTTCTATATCCGGTCTCAGATAGATATGCTTCGTAAGGAAGGATATGCCGCTTATCGGGCTAAGTTCAAGGAAGAACGTCCTCAGTATTTCATCGGAGACGATAGGACGGTGTTTAGATGCCTTGACAGCTCTTTAAAAAGAGAAGAGAAGATTGCGGCATGCGTAGCCCACAAAAGGGCTTTAAAAGAGGGTATTATAACTTCCTTCATCAACCATCTCAAGAAACATCCTACCACCTTGTATTCGTGGTTTTCGTCAGAGGTAGACAGTGAAGGAAAGAATAGACTATGTTTATCTGAAAAGGCTGTTTTGTATTTAAATAAGAGACTGGCTCGCAATGGGTTAAAGTCTCTTTCTGCATCATATCTTTTTAGAACGTTTAGAAAAATGGTGAAGACCTTGTTCGGTTCTAATGTCAGGTCGTTCTTGAATAGCTGTCTGATGTCTGTTTCAACAGAAGAGGTTTTAACCAAATCTATGAAGAAAGTAGTTTCCAAGACGGTGCTGTTTTTGTACAAGAGAGCGCTTAAGAACTATCGCCGGGCATGCGGTCTTAAGTACGACCCTGATTCGGGCGGTTTGTCTGCCGTACATGATTGATTTTTAAACGTATCCCATAACGTTGGATTTTCTCGTTCGTTTCTCTTATCTTTGTGAAAAAAGATAGTATGAGATTACGAATCATAAAAAATCGTCCGATATTCGCTCCTGGCGGTAGTGTTCAGGATAAGAGACAGGATATTAATGTATCCTCTACTCAGCCTATTCTTGATTATGGAACGCCTGTTAATAAATGGGGTGAATCTGATATTCAGAATATATATATGCCTTCTGATGTGACTTTAGAAACAGAGGAGGGGGAGATAAATCCATTTAGTAGTATGCCTACATCCGATCCGTTTTTTGAAAATCATGATGCAGGATATGCAGGATATCTCGCTGATAATAGGGGTATGGTTAAAAACGTAGAGAAATCAGTCGTTGATAATGCAATGAATGTAGGTGGTGTTGATGCTGATTCCTCTAAAGAAAAACGTTCCCAAGATGGTAATCCTCTTGATCCTATGACTACCCCATATTATTCACCCGATCTAACCGGCAGAGCTCAAATGTTCGGTACAAGTCTTGGCCGGATAAGAGCCGGTAATAAGGTCGGTGCTAATGTGGCTCAAGCTGCCTTGTCTGGTGTTAGTTTAGGATTAGGTCTTACCCGTAATATCATGGGAGCTTCATCTGCTGCGTATGCAGCCAGCAGAGACGAGCAGGCAGCGAGGGAAAAACTTGCCAAGGAGCGTCGTCAGCAATTCATCAAGTGGGAACGTGAAGGTGGTGGCGTGAATTTAGGTAACGGTCAGAAGATAGATACGTCTGATATGACCGGCGAATATATTTATCCTCTTCCCAAGTCTATGGAAGATGCTGCGAATGTAGAGATAGAGAAAGGCGAGTACGTGCTGACTCCTGACTCCGTAGGGCCTATGGAAGCCAAAGGAAACAGACATGAAAATGGTGGCACTCCGGTTGATTTGCCAGAGGCTTATATTGTTTCCGATTATCGTAAGATAGATGATGAGTTTGCCTCTTACGTTAGAGAAAATTATGGTATTAAGGCAACGTCAAAAGATACGTATGCTACACTCCTTGATCGATATAAGAAGAAGATAGGTTTGTCTGATAAGTACGAAGATCAGGAGCGTGTATATAAGAGATTAGAGAAAAATGAAGATGTAAAAGACAAAAACACATCTAATCTTAATGCTTCTATTCTTTCCAAGTACGTCAATGAAAACCAGAAAGAGATAGACGAGCTTGAAGCACAATTTCGTTCTTTCGCTGAAATCGTTTATGGCAAACAGGAAGAATCTAAGCGTAACGAGAGGATGGATGCTTTTTTCAGGGATGGCGGGGTTGTTGATCTGAATCAGGTAAAGAAACAAGCTAAGGCTTTTAATATTGCAGAATCAGATGCTAAGAACTGGATATATGACGAGTATGTTAAGCAAACCAGAAAAATGGCTGAAGGTGGACCTACTCAGAAGGAGCTGGAGGAACTTAGAAAGAATGCTATCGGCTACAATAAGCTTATCAATCAGTTATTTGGACGAACTCTTAATATGACTGTATCTGATGTTAGTGGTCGTGAGCAGATCCTTAATCCTGATTCCAGTGTCAATGCCAACCAGAATCTCCAACATAGAAGCAATTTAGGATACGGCAGGGTAAATGATAAGGCGGTATCTAATTTGCTCGACATAAACCGATGGGCTAACAAGTACAATACGGATGGTGATTTTGATACAGAAGGTTTCCAGAAAGGATACAACAGGCAATTAAATGCATTGTGGGCGTTAGCTGATGTAGGCGCTATTACGAATGCTGATGCAGCCAAGAAATTCAGAGATGAATACGGATTCTGGGGCCAGGACGCCGGAAGCTACGGAGGGAATCAGGCTTATAATTCATTTGCCGTAGATGATAAGTTTGGTCAGACAACAGCTACTCGTTCTTATTATGGGTTGGACGTTGTTTCGGCAGAGCAAAAAAGATTGTTAAACGAAAAAGGGATAAAGAATTATGTTGACTTATTTGGTGATAAATCTGATGCCGCTAAGAAGATTCTGGGCTCCGATTATAATAAGTTTGTTGCTTTAAGAGATAGTGGGTTAATGCCGGAAATAGACTTCGTTCTTGAGTCTGTTAAACCAGAAATGAAGCCTATTGAGGCCGGTCCCATAGCACCAGACCTTACACCGCCTAAGATTGGATCTCCTGGAAGGATAGAGGTAAAACCGAAAGCAAGTACGCCTACGACTGCAACCGACACCGATACAGAGGAGGTGGTTGAAGACAACGGACCTAAAGGACAGGGCAGACCGGCGGCGTTCGGTCCTATCTTCCCGGAAATGCTAAGAACCCTTGACACTGGCTTGGAGATAGAAGGCCTGGAAAGACATCAGGCTCCGAGAATAGACCCGGTTCTTCAATCTGCTGATCAGTATATCAACGAGCTCAACCGTGCGACATCGGCTCAGTTAGACGCAGTAGGTGACGTGCCCGACTCCCAGCGGGCTGCTATTCTGGCTAATATGAACGCCATAGCTGGAAGCAATATAGCCAAGTATGTTAATGAAGTAAATTTCAATAACGCAAGGCAAATAAACGAAGCTGATAGGTTTAATGAAATGGCTTATGTTCAGACAGATGATAAGAACATAGCAGAAAGGCAACGTTATGAATCTGGGTTGTTGAAGGCTATGGCTATAAGGGATGAAAATCTTGCTCGTTATTATGACAGCATAAACAGCGAGATACAGAATAAGTTCAATGTTCGTACATCGTTGAATACCATAGCCTCTATAGCTCCAAATATGAGAATGCTTCCAAGTGGTCAAATTATTTACGTTCAAGGTAATCAGGATGTGATGAATATGGGTGATTATTCTACACCTTATTTGAAGAGCTTGGAGGATGATGAAGAAGATAAATATAAAAAGAGAAGGAGAAATAGCTGATGGCTTCACAATATAGTATTTTAAGGCAATATGCCCCGTATGTTAGTCCTTACAACATAGATCTTGTTAAGGATGTCATGATGTACAAACAGCAGAAGGTTGATGCTGCTCGTGAAAAGATCTATACCCAGGTAGATTATCTTATGGGTCAAGAGATAGATAAGCCTGAAGCCCGCGCTTATATGGAAGATAAGATGTCAGGTGTGATTGCTAACATCAATCAAAAATTCAAAGGCGTGGATCTTTCTTCTGATGGTGTTACGAGAGCCATACAAGGAGAGATCAGTTCGGTGTTGGATGATACGGTCATTAACGCGATTGCCGGCACAAAAGAAGGCAGGAGAATGCATAAAATGCTATCTGATTTACAAATAAATAATCCAGAACTTTATTCTGCTGCGAATGCTTATGCGGCTTTAAAGCCGTATAATGAATGGGTGAATGATGGAAAGGCTGGTTCCCGTCTTGCTCCTCTTCAATATACTCCTTATACTGATTATAATAAGGAATTAAAAGATAGGATAGATTTTATAAGCAAGCTTCATAAAGGAGCTAAAGTTCAGATTCCTATTCTTGACAAGGATGGTCATCCTACCGGGGCAGTACAAGAAGTAACTAAGGATATGCTTACTCCTGAACAGATAGCTTCTTTTGCATTGTCAGGGTTATCAGATAAAGCAAGGCAGCAGATGCAGGTGGAGGCTATTTACATGGTAGACTCTAATCCCTCTTTATATTCGTATGATTCTGTTCTTGGTTTTATGAATAAGCAGATAAGTGATAAGCAGAGGTATGTTGATGCTCTTACTGCCGATCTTTCCGGTTTGGGTTCTGATCCTGCAAAGAAAGAAATGGTTGAAAATGAAATAAAGAGAGCCAAATCTGAAATAGCTTCCATGAAATCTGAATTTAGCAGAATGGATGAAAGGGCTTACGATCCGTATCTTGGAGCGATGAAGGTTATTGAAAATAATTTTATTAATAATGCTGCTGCTTCATATGCTTATGATAATTCGTCTTTCATAATCAAAGCCGACGAGCTTTACTGGAAAACCAAAGAATATAATCAGAGGGAAAGATTAGCTAATTTGAATTTCGAAAAATGGAAGATAGAATTTGAATATGAAAGAAATAGGGATATTGCAGAGTTTGAATATGGTAAGAATAAGGATGAAGCCAGATTTGGATTAGACGAAGAACGTCTGAAGATGCAGAATAGGCTTAATGAAGCCAGAATAGCAAAACTTATGTCCTCTGGTGCAGGAGCGGCAGGCGGCAGAGCTGGAAGCCGAGCCATGCAGGTGGGCGTTGGCACAAACTCTGGTGGAACTATTTCAGCTAATCCTATCGAAACTAAAAATATTAGCATATCAGAAGAAACTCATAAGAAGTTTAATAAGGCATATACAGATCTTGTAACATCCGGAAGTAGACTATCTACAGCCCTTGGTGCTGAAAACATGAAAAATATTCAAGCTGCCATATCAAGAAATATGACGGATGAAACATCAGGATACAAGTATCTTATGGATGAAGAAAAACTTCTTAAGTATATAAAGGACAATGGAGGTCTCTCTAATGATATGTTTGACAAGCTACCTATGGCAGAGAGAAAAGCTGCCACAGATGCTTATATGCAGCTTAATAGCGCTGTAGACAAGATGGATATAGAGAATGATAGAATTAAGAAGGAGAATAAGATTTATGATAATATTGTATCTGAAATAGCAAATGCGATCGCGCAGAAGGAAGGAGGTAAACCCGAAGAATATATAGCCTATGCTACAGCGTTATCCCTTAATGATATTTTAAGAAAAAATAGAGGTACAGTCGGCGATGTAGAATCTGGAGTAAGATATTATGAAAAAGGATTCTCGCCTGCTGATATAGCTACTATAAGAAAGAGGGTGAAAAATGATGGCATTGATTTATCTAAAGTATTTGAGAGGGATAGCAAAAGTGGCAGGTATTTCTTAAAAAAATACGATGATGTAAAAAATAGTTTCTCGGATGGTGAAGAAAAGGTGTTTTTTAATGCACTGTACTCTATTAGTGGAATGGAAGGTGCTGGAAACTATGCGGTAAGTGATATTAATATGGCTGATCAAATAACTAAGGTTCAGGATGATGGTATAAATGAGATACGTAAAGAATATCTCGAACTGTATTCACCTAATACAGTAACGTATTCAACCAAATTAACCTCCAAGGAGGCTGGTTATAGAGAGATGGGGGTTCTCAGGGATCTATTTACTAAGAAAATGGCAGAGCATCCTGTTGGTAAATCTAAATCATCATCGGCAACCATTGAATCATTTTCTTTGACAGAATCGGGAATAGCCGACAATGGAGAGAAGACTTACAGTTTGGTCGCTAATCATACCGGTGAAAGAGGAGAGATAGATATTGTTGAGGTGTCTGAAACAGAGTTGATAAACAATGGTATAGATCCTGGTGTTAATACTCCTTCTGTCGATATAGGTGGATATGAAAGTGGTATTATAAGACCTACATTTGGAAGTGATACTAATATGTGGTATCCGAAGATGCTTGAAAATTCAGATATATCACCCGCTTATGCTTCTGTATCTTCAATGATGAAAGTGTTATCAGATATGATAAATGAATCTGGTAATAATTTAGATGATATGCCAGAACAAAAGGTTTGGCTTCTTAATGCAGCTAAAGATATATTGGATAACAGCGGAAAGCTTGGTGTAAAGGTTGAAGGTTATGATCCTAAGACAAGTTACGGTTATGGATATGAGACAAGGCTTTATCTTATGGAGAATGGTAAACCTGAGTTAATAGATTCGTTTGATACTCCTAATGTATGGTTTGCGGATAATGTGTCTAAAGAACTTGCTGTTGCGCCTCAGAAAAAAATAGTTGATTTTGTTGTGGCAGCCATAACAGAAGAGATTAAGGATATGGTGGCGGCAAAAGAAGGAGGTAATTTACCTACGTCTTTGAATAAAAATGGCAAGTTGATGAAGTTGTTGAATAGCGTAAATAGGGAATAACATATGGAAAACAAGGAACAAACATTGGTAGAGAAATCAGGTTTCTTACCATCTACTGGATTAAGAGGGTATAATGCCGGAGTTCCTACGCGATATGAAGAAGAATCTTCTCTTATTGAGGGAGCAAAAAGAGAGATGGAGAGGATGAAAGTAGGTTCATATACTCCCCCGGTATCAGCCATAAATCCTGATGATGATTCAGAAAAAGGATCTGATATTAGCAGAATAGATACTTCTTTTGATGTAGACACATCTTTTTCTGGACTAAAATCGGCTCTGAATGGTGGAGATGATCCAAGAAAGAAGAAAGAGGAGTCTTATAATAAGTTAAATTCCATGATAAAATCTATTCAAGATAAATCAAGGAATACTTATTCTGGTAAACAAACGTCTTATGGTGAGGTTATAGCTGGTAATCAACAGTCATCTGCTGCTGATTTTGGTGTATTTGGTAAAGGAAGAACTATTAAGTTAGATGAAGCATATGACTTTTTATCCGATGGGAACATCGGTCTTGCAAAGTTTAAAAGTTATATGCCAGGAAGGGATAATGAAGATTATTATGGAAGAAGGCAAACTACTTGGAATAAGGCTGTTAATGGCATAGGAAAACTTGTCACAAAAACAGCATTATATGGTGTATCAGGAGTAGTAGGTATTATCCCGGCTGCGTATAATCTTATAAAGACTGGTACGTTATCTTCAGCATTTGACAATGATTTTACACGGGCCATAAATGATATAGATGAAAGAATAAACCACTCTCTTCCTCATTATTATACAAGAGAAGAGCGTGATATGGGATTTTTGCAGAGCCTTGGAACTGCAAATTTTATTTTTAATGATGTTATTGGAAATGGTCTATCGTTTACGACAGGCGCTATTCTGTCTGCCTACCTTACAGGTGGGATGGGTGTGTCAAGTCTTGGAGCTGTTGGCGCTAAAGTAGGGATGAGAGTGGCCGGAAAGATGGCAGCGTCTAAGATTGCGGCAAGTGCTGTAAAATCCGCTTTTGGAGCGTATAGAGCAGGAGCGATGTACGGCAGGGCCATAGGCAATGTGGCCAAGGTAGGAGTAAATACGTTTGTGGGCGCCGGCTGGGAGTCTGCCGTGGAAGCTCAGTCCTTCATGAAAGACTCTGAAAGTAAATACAAGGAATATTTTAAAAATATGTATGGTCGGAATCCTAATCAGTCTGAGATGGCTGAATTTAAGAGTTCTATTTCCGATACGGCAAACAGCATATTTTTAGCTAATATGGGTATAGTTGGATTATCCAATTATCTTCTTCTGGGAAAATATCTTGGAGTAGACACTGGTTTTGCTTCTAAATACATACCTGGATTAAAGGGTGTATCAAACACATATAGGGGATCAAAGAGTTTTGTAGATCGCTATTTGTTTGGATTAGGGACTAAGAAGGTAGCGGGTGATGCTGGAAGATTACAGACGGTAAAAGCAAATTTATTCCAGAAATCCTTAGCTACTATTTGGAATGTATCTAAAAGACCCATATCTGAAGGTGTATGGGAGGAAGGCATGCAAGGTGTTGCTCAGCGCATGGGAGAAGATTTTATTAGATCAAGATATGATAAGACGTATCTTGATGCTACGTCTTCTATAGTTGATTCTTTTTCTAAGGCCATAGCTGAACAATTTACAACCAAAGAAGGATTGAAAGAGATTGGTATAGGATCCCTGATTGGTGGTTTATTTGGAGCCAGAAATGGTGCTTTTGGTTTATATGAAAGGAGAAATAAAGAGCGTACTATTAATACTGATGTTGAGAAATTTAATAGTAATAATGCTTTTACTTCTCAATCTGTAAAAGACTCTATGCGAAATTTAGCCGAATTTAATGCTCAAATGAATGATCCTGAATCAGATTATTATTCTAAATTTGAATTATCTGACAGAATGGGAATGTTAGAGGATACGGCTAACAATTTCAGGTCAATGGTTAAAAGCCTTGACGAAAGTGAGTTGGCTTCTGAAATGAAAGTAGATGAAGAAACTGTTAAAAAATACAAGGAAGATATTATAAAAGATTTTGATAAGAAGTTAGCCAATTATAAAAAAGCTTCTTCTTTTGCTGAGGCTATTACTGCTGAGACTTCATCTGATCTTTATCGATCTAATGTTGCTAATGCTGTGTTTAAGGGGTTGGATGCAGAGGATATAGCAATGCAAGCATCAAATGATATTGCTGATTATGTAAATGACAATAATTTGTTTGATGATATAAATACGTTTTATTCATTATCAAGTCAAGCTTTTGATACAGCTAATCAGTTAAGGGAATTGCGTAATGAGATTAATGATCTGAATGCTGAAATAGAGAGGTTGGCTACAACTCCGAGAAGAGTAGAGGATGGCAATGATACCGAAGCAGAGGCTATAAAACAAAAAACTATTAAATACGATAATCTTAATAAGGAATATAGAAGGTTGTCAGAAGATCTTCTTAGTAGTTATAAAGAAGTATTTTATTCTTTTGATCCTGGAGTATTAGCTCTTGAGTTGTTTAAATCCGAAACAATAACTGCTGAAGATATATTGAAGGCTTATGACTCTGTAGCTTCTTTAAGTACTTATATTGAGAATAATAAAGGAAAGAAAGAAGCAGAGGATTTAAGAAATATGGTGGTGAAATACCAGCAAGCCATTACCCAATATAAGGTTTTACGGTCATTTATGAACTCCATACAGGATAAGAAATTCATGAGACATGATTTTTCTTTATTTTCTAAGTTCTTAAATGATATGGTATCTTCTAATACTAAATCTATAGAAAGTGATCGTTTTTACCAGACAGAGGATAATAATATCAGTTTGGATGAAAAAATAGATGAGCTTCTGAATAATGGAGAAATAAATTCAGATGAAGCATTTACCATGAAAGTATTTGGTCATCTAAACGATGGTATAACTCAGAAGCCGAAAGAAGATATATTGTCTGATTTTGATTATGAGTCGGCAATGGAAGATCTTTTGTCTGCACCTATAGAGGTTAAAGAACGTATCGTAGATAAGATATATACAGGTAATCAAGATCTTTTATCTCCAAGGGAGAAGGAGATATATGAAAAGTATAAACAGGATATTGATGATTATATATCAAATCTTGGTGATAGTCCGGCTAAGATGATAAAAGATTTATCAGATAAAGTTAGGAGACTTACTGAACCTCGATCTGTGTATGAGGATAATAAAGCTATTATTGATATGGCTAAATCCAATTTAGAACCAGATCAAAGGAAGGAACTTGATGATGCTATTTCTTCGTATGTTGATATAATGAACAGACGGGATAAAGGGGAGAAGGTTGACGAAGATAAGCTTGCTGATTCGGTATTTACCATAGAAGATCTTGGTCAGGTTGGAAACATCACAGATCTCCTTCCTTATATTGAACAAAACAGGATTATTGACAAAGGTCGTATTTCCGAATCTACGTTAAGTAATTTTGGGGAGGATGATGCTAATATAGATTCTCTTGTAAATGAATTAGACGAATCTGATAATACACCTGGAGCTAACATAGATAGTGCCCAGAATCCAGAGACGTTGATGGTAAGAAGAATCTCCAATGATGGCAACGAAAGGTATGAAATTGCGGGTCTTAGAGCTGATAAATTTATATCTTCTATAAAATCATTGGTTCCTATTCAAATAAGCTCTGAAACGAACGCTAATGGTACTAAAAGGTATTCTCTTAACATAGGTGGAGAAACGGCTACTATAATTGAACTGCCTTATCATGCGAGATGGTCTATAGACAAAGAATCGGCTCGTGTTCTTAACCGTTACACAGACGTGTCTATTCAGGACGTGGGTAATTCCTATTCTTTGGTTTATAAGCGTCTTGATTCAGATGAGTTGGTTCCGTACAGAACGGGTGTTGGATTCGGAGAGAATGAGGTAGATAAAATAGATCAGGAAGCATTATCTTCTTTGAAAAAAGGAGATAAGGTTAATCTCGAAATAGATGTAAATGATACTTATAATCAGTCTCTTTTTACCGAATACAATGACGCTGTTCAGTCCGGCGATAAAAAAAGAATAGAATCTGCTGAGAATAAACTGGTGTCCAATATGGTTATCAAGGTCATGAGTGGGAACAGATTCGTTTCTGTTGTAAAAGCTGATACAGGAGGCATAGATGGTATAAGTAAAATAAGAAGAACGGCTTTTAACAAGTGGAAGAAGGACGCCGGCCGGTCGGCTACCATCGGCGTCGGCACGCATGTTGTTGCCCAGACCCTTCCTGGAAGACCGGTGTTTAACATGAGAGTAAACGGTCAAGGATATGGTCAGGTAGAAAATCTCCCTATTACCGAAAAAGGTGCTGAAAAAGTATCTGATGTTGGATATGTATTAAATGGCAAAGTCGTGCTTAAGAACGGATCTAAATACACAGGCTTCCCATTTGCTTATTCTATATTAAATGACAAGGGGAATAATTACAAAAATGTAAGAGTTCCGGTAGTCGTCATCAAAGGTAAAAACGGTCTTAATTATCTTTTCCCAGTTAGCCTACGTTCTGTAGAATCAGAGGAAGGGCAGAAATGGATGTCTTTTATAGATATGCTGCTTGAATCTGGTGATTCTGAATTGCTACAGATGGGTCAAGATGACATACAAGATCTTAATGCGTATCTAACCAAGTTAGGTCTTGATCCGGCTTCGTATCAAGTATCGTATTTGAATCCTATTTCAGGGCTTAGAAAAGCTCGTGAGGCTATAGAAAAATTATCTACGGTTCCTGATGTTGTTAAGTGGGTAGAAGATGGAAGTAGGAGCGTGAAAGACATTGTGACGTCTGAAGTAGAATCTGGAATAGATTTCGAAGGTGAGATGTTTGTCGCTCCTAAGATCAGGATTCAGTTTGGCAAATCATCTTCCAGGCCTAAATCGCTTATAGAGGATGATCTTCCTTTCTCTGATGAGGGTAAGACCGTTACTTCTAAGGTAGAAGATGTGGAAGTTTATGAAGAGGAAATGCCAGAGGAAGGGGCTGCCCGGGAGACTCAGCCGGCGCCATTAGCTCAGCCGACTCCTGCGGCACAAGATGCGCAGTCTTTACCTGGCAAGAAGCGTACCTCCAGGAAAAACTTCTCTCTTATGTTAAACGAAATAGAATCTCATATAGAAAAAGAGGGATTGCCGCCTTATGCTAATATTTTTGATTTTATAGCAAGGAAGATTGTAGGAGGTGATTTGAGGTTTCTTCGTGAGAGAGGTAATCCTAAAAGCCTTAAGGAGGAAATGGGATTAGAACCTAAAGGAACAGTAGGTGATAAAATATCCACTCCTTCCGGTAAAGGTGGTAAGACTTTAGAAGAATACGTTTCTTGGCTTCGTTCTCAAACAGATCAGGTAGTCGAGGATTATGTTGGGCCAAGATCTGACGAACAAATTATATCAGAGTTGAAAAACTTTTTGAAATATATTAATTTTGTTCCAAGCAAGGCTTTGAATTATTCTCTTAGAGTCAATGGCATGGATACCCTAAAAGAATATGGCACAAAAGAGGAAGTAGAAAAAATGGAATCTGATATCAATAGTTTGGTTTCTAAAGTTTTGCCTACGGTGGACAACCAAACTATAGAAGATGTTTCTACTGTAATAAAATCAAACAACTTGCCCGCCATATGGGGGCCCGTGGAAAGCCTTGATATGACAAACGAGGAAAAAATAGAGTTTTTGAATAACGTAGCAGATTTCCTTAGCGGCATACCAGAGTATGATGCTGTCGTGGAGTCTATAGAGTCAGAATCAGATAATATTTTAAATGATGGAAAAGAAGGAAGTGCAGAAGGCGGTGCAGTACGCACTGAGGAAGATGGCGATAAAAAGGGAGATGGAGAAGGCAAAGGACAATCCAGAACAAATGTCGAAGTTGAAAGAAATGTCGAATTACCTGGATCTGAAGAAGGAAGAGTAGATAACTATAGGAAGAACGGAGATAAGTTCTCTGACATTGCTGAAGTTACTTTATGGCTACTTAGAAGGGCTGCCGGCATAACCTCTATCCCGGAAGGAGAAGAGGTTTATGTAGAGGGAGATGAGGTTAATAGTATTATGACCGATATGGAATCAAGGTATGGTATAGACACCATCAATCACTCGCATACGACTAAGGCTATAAGGGACCTTAACGGCGTATCAGGTTATAAAGTAGAATACGGCTTAACCTTTTTGACATACGATCCTTTTATTAGAATATCCAATCTAAGGAAAGGATCTAAGGCTGCGAAAGACGAACCTCGTATATCCGAAGAGTCGCTTACTCACATATCAAGGGTGACAACCCCTTATTTCCTGTACGGCGGCGATGAAGCATATACATCTGTTCCGGCTAAGGTAGAACCTATACCGGAGAAGATAATGGGTCGTAATGGCATTAAATTTGGTATGAGTGTAGTCGAGTTAACCAAATTAGGGTACAAAAAAGCTGGTGGAAACTGGATATATAAATTCTATATGAACTCAGGTGTGTATGATTTGTATAATATCAGTACCGGTGAAGCGTTTAGGGCAAAACCGGATCTTGGAGTTAAGATAAGTTCCAGCGCATTCATCCGTTCTTTATCTCAATCTGGTAGAAAAATACAAAATATGATGAGTAGCATGAGCCAGGAAGAGATAGATAGGAATAAGAATCTCGTAGAAGGTTCTGATAATTCGGATTCGATAAATGAGTTAAATAAGGAGTGTTGAGTATGAGAAGGAGATTTTTTAATGCTGCGGATAATTTCGTGGGAGGATGTTATAATAAGTTATCCCATGAAGATATAAAAAGGCTTGGAGGAAAAAGACCTTATGTATGTCAGTTTAATAAAATTCATATACATATAGGACCTGTATTAAAAGATCATGATTCTGATGTTAGTTACATAATGTTTAATAGTAATTGGAATTATGGTGGTTATGAATCTATGGTTTATAATCATAGCAATAATGGTATTTTTATATTAGGTGAAAACAAAATTGGTAACATAGAAGATCATATACAAGATCTAACATATTGGTACGAATATGATCCAAGCATTAATGAAAATTATTGTTATTTTTATTATGAGGCTAATAACAGCGGAAATGCTATCAAGTTGAATGGTGAGTTTGGTGATACCAGTACTGTTTTCAACATTCCCAGCTTGGAAGTCACCACTCTTCGTGATGGCAGTTTGAGTTTTCCGGAGATTTATATAGAAGGAATTTGGGATCCGTCATTGTATAAGTCGGTTTTATAATTAACTTTGCAAAAAAGTTAATTACAATGGGTGTCAAATGTCAGATAGAAAAAAAGGAAAATGAAATAAAACGGGTTAAGGCTCCTAACGGGGAGCCTTCCGTTCTTTACGAAAGTGCTTTAAAAGTATTAGGAAACAGCGAGCGGGCCCTTCAGGTATGGGCTAAGGCTTACACTCCTGGTTTTTTGTCGTATTACGGTCATTGGAACAACCCGGCTCCAGGGGAGATGTTTAACACCGATCCCAATGGCGAACCTCTTTTAGAAGACGTGCTGTCGTATATGAAGCGTCAGGCTTATTTTTCCGATCCCTTAACGGCTCAGGATGTTAAGGATGTAAGAGATGTTATGATATCCAATTCCATATATAGCATACGATCTCTTATTAATAGAGTTAGAAGCTCTTTTTATGTGGATGGTAATCTTATCCTAAATGAAGAAAATCTAAGGAGATCCGGCTTGTACAATGAGACAGAGATAAGTAGGATATTAGATAATCCTTCTGTACTTAATGAGGTCAGCTCTTTTATGAGGTTATTATTAGACTATTCCAATAACGAACACGATCTCGGGAAAGAGTCTTACTTCACAACCGTAGAAAAACCATACGGTCCTGTTGTGTATAAAAATGGCGTCTTCAATAAATTAGGAAAGAGAGCATCATATAATCCGGCTGAAGTTTACGAGGTTATAAAAAATACAGTAGGAGGTATTAGTGTTGCTTCAGAGTTTGATGCTGCTTTCGAATCTTTATCTGATTCATATCCGGAGTTAGTTGAAAGATATCAGTCGGATAAGAGTTTTGCCTTGTCGCTGTTCAACGAATTTTCGAATATGAACATCGTTCCGGTTGTGGCTTTAGAAGATAATAATATCGTAGAATGGAAGAGACGGTCATTATCAAAGTTGCAAGATTATGCTTATTACAGCCCTATTGGATCTGAGTCATTACGAGCTCGTATATCAGCCTTTCTAAACAGGGTTAATGCTGATACAGAAGAAGACCTTAGAAGTATGATATGGGACGTAGAAGAGGCTTGTGTAGGTCTTGGTATAGATATCGTAGGCGTGTCTAAGGCGTATGACGGAACAGAAGAATCGCTGAATAAAATTGATAGCTTGATGTTGGATCTCGATATTTATGTAGCAAGGCACAACGATGACACTTATGCTCCTACCTTAGCTTCTGCTATTGATGATGTTCTTGGAGATAGCAGGGATCGCCGTGTTATGTTTCTGCCAGAGTATATGGATAATATGAATATCGTTTATATGGAATCTGACATAGATCCGGTATCGGCATTTGAAAATCATTCTCTGCTTTATCTTGGTGGAAACCTATATCATAAGGTAGAAAGAGATAATTTAAGTGATTTGTACGATATGGCTGCCGAGCTTGCCAAGCAGAGTCTAACTTATTTCCCACCTGGTATCTATCCTGGATATTGTTTTAAAGATGGTGTTTTAGATAAGCTCCGCGTGAAAAACGTAGATAGTAAGGCCCTTGCTGATTCTATTAAAAAATACGTCCTGTCTTATACCGATTCTCATAATACGGAAGAGATGAATGCTACCAGATTGGCGTTCGGTCATCTTGTTGTTCCTGGAAGCCCGTATGTTAATGAAGAACGGGAGTTTAGCCGATACATAAACAGAAAGCAGGACAAAGAGAATCCTTTACTCTTATTCGATTTATACCAATCTTATCTTGAAAATAAGCTTCATAATACGGAAGTGTACGAAGGGGCATACAAGTATCTTGACTTTAAACCAGATCATTTACTGGGTCTTACCGTTTCAGATCCGGATACGTTAAAACAAATTGAACTATCTTTGGCAGGTAATGATCGTGAGCAGTTATTTGAGTATAGCATGAGCAGCACCGATCCTTCTTTTACAGATCTGTTCTATTTGGATTATTATGATATGTTATATGCCGGTTCTGATTTCTATCACGATCTTTTTACGAAACATCCTAATCTCTTAAATGAGGTTCGGGATCATAACATAACTAAGCAGGATGATAATGTTATCGTAGAAGGTTTGTATGATAATTTTATCAGAATAGGAGACATGGTGTTCACTAAAGTTGGCGAAAGTAGTTCCGGCTCTATCTACCAAAATCTAACAGGAACCGAATCGGAGGTGAAATACGATTCTACTCAGAAGGCTAAGACGGTAGAAACCGATTACGCTCCATACCAAAACAGATCTGGCTTGACGCAAGATATGACCGTAAGCAAGTCTGAATTGGATGATCTTAATAAATTGGAATGCAAATAATTTTTGTATATATATAATATATTTTTTCATAATTACGATTTGGGAAGTGAGGCTTGTGAAAGTCTCACTTTTCTCATATATGTACGTATATCAATAACATACAAGAAAAGTTAGATTTTCATTGTTTATGAATTATTTTTGTTAAGTTTGCAATATTAGTTTCAGGAAGGGATTATGGAAATAAGGAAAAAGTAAGAACCGAACGTAACTAATAACAGTAGGAAATGAGAATCAGTACCATCAAACGTAACAACAGCATTCATCTTATGTATAAAAACATTATGAATGATTTAGGTCAATTAAGAACTGTAGTTTCAAAATCCTATATTTATAATCTGATACAAAATCAAACCGGATTAAGTATCAGAACTATATCCCATGTACTTAACCATACCAAAGAACAGGATACGGATTCTTTGTGAAAAGCATGTATTTTCATACATTTGTTCGTTCTTTAGTTTTAGTAGGGAAAAGTTTTTCATGGTATTTTAGTTTAGATTAGTTGAGGCAGGATTCGCAGTGATGCGGATCCTGTTTTGATTTACAGCGCTTTACCCAAAAAAGGAAAAGCGAAAGTTGCTGATTATCAATTTTTCCCCATAAATGGGGAAAACTACTCGTTGTATATTATATTTCCGTTTTTACTGAAAATCCTTCCATTTTATCGGAAACAAACTCAGCCTTGTTCCACCCTGCAATCATGATCTTTGTTACGTGCTTCATGCACGTATGTTTAACAATTAAATACTATAAAATTATGGGTGGTGATAAAATCGTCCTTTTAGATGGAGCCGGGGCTAACGGTGGTGGTGCAGCCACTAACGGTCTTCTTTCAATGATTCCCGGCATGTTTGCTAATTTGATAGGTGGTAATAAAATGGATCCGAATCTGGTGGCGGCTTTGATGAACGGTCGTAACAACCAGGACGGTTTCGGTGGGGCTAACGGTTGGTGGCTCTGGATAATTGTTTTGTTCTGGCTGTGGGGTGGACGCGGCTTCGGTAACGGTTTTGGAAATGGCGGTGATTGTTGTGCCAATGGTTTGCCGGCTCAGTTGAATAACGATTACGGTCGTGAACTTTTGATGCAGGCAATTCAAGGTAATCGTAGCGCCATAGATCAGATCGCTTCTGCTTTGAACTGTTCTACTACTCAACTTCAGAACGCTATCTGCAACGTACAGGGTGCTATTGATAAAGTAGCTGGTCAGGTAGGTATGACTTCTCAGGCTGTTATCAACGCAGTTCAACAACAAGGTTGTGAAATAGGAAATCAAATCAGCTCTTGCTGCTGCAATCTGAGTTCGTTGATCAATCAAAGCACTTGCCAGACTCAGGGAATGATTACTCAGCAAGGTTTTGATAACCAGCTTCGCACGTTGGAACAAACCAATGTCTTGCAGAACGGTCTCAACCAAGGTCTGGCTAACAATCGTGAGCAAGCTACAAGCCAATTCAATATCTTGTCTGCGAAACTTGACGCCCAAACCGTTATGATCAACGACAAATTCTGTCAGTTGGAAATGAGGGAAATGCAGAACACTATTGCTCAACTTCGTGAAGAAAAAGCGGCTTTGACAGCTTCGGCATTATCTCAGCAACAAACCCAGAATATCGTTGGTCAATTACGCCCGACGGCCGTCCCGGCCTACCCCTCTTGTTCTCCTTACCAGGCTTATACTTGGGGACAGGTATTCGGAGGAGGTTGCTGTAATAACGGATGCGGATGTAACAACGGATGTTGCAATAACAACGCTGCTGTCTGATTTTATTAAGAAAGGAGGCTAATATGGCTTGTGTTTCTAAAATAGGATCGTTGTATGAGATGGTTACGAAGAATGTTATTGTCAGTACGACAAATACAGTCTTCGGTATTAACCCACGGGCTTGGATCGCCCTTCCGTGTGAGGGTCTTATCCTTCTTAAGATAAGGCAAGTAGTCCCCACAGCCGGAAGTGCTCTACCGGTACAGATTGCGGTCCCGGCAAACAGTACAGTTTCAACAGTAGGAGCCGACACCTGTTGCCCGGTTACGGGAGTGAATGTCGTGAACCCTATTAACGTAGCTGTCACGGGTGCTGCTATGGTAAATGGCACAGAACGCCTTCTGTACTTCAATAAAGTTCGTGGCGTGTTAAGATTAATGGATTGTTGTGTTCCGACAACAACAGCCCAGGCGTCTGAAGTTAAAGCAGGTAAATGATTTCAGTAGGGTGATGAAGATCATCACCCTATTTTCACCTAACTAATATTTTGATCATGTTTTCAGATTTGAAGAAAGGGTTTCAGGTACATACCCTTGATACTAATACAGTACCTAAATACGAATTGGGAAAGGTAGTAGCCGTATCCGAACCCAGGTATCTTCCTCCTCAGCCAGGTCAGTATCAGGCGATGCAGACCCGCGTGGTGGATCTGACGGTAGAGCTCACTGGCGAAACCAAGACCTATACGGTCCCGGAATCCCAGAATGTGGCTAAGGCTATGGGCATAACATTATCTACCAGCATAGATCCGATTATGAACGAACTGAATGCTATAAAAAACACCAGTCAAGACATAATAAACAGCGTAGATGCCCATCGTGCCAAGATAGAGGCTTGTGAATCTATATTAGAAGACATCAATCCGGCATTCAAACAAACGAGAGAGCAGGATCGTAAAATAGCTGGTATAGAAAATAAGGTGAATGACCTTACTGATTCATTCGAAGATTTAAAGAAGTTAATTGTAGAACGTTTGAAATAAGTGTAATATGATAGTATATGATTTAAATTCAGGACACAGAGAATATCCTGGATATGACGAGATAGAAGACAGACGAGGTGGAGGCAGAGGCAGAAGCCGGCGTTCTGATGGGACGTACATGGGGTACGGTGGTGGTATTTACGACCATTACGGTATGCATGAGAAGATGAAGGAAATGGAAGAACGCGAAAACGAGCTGGAAGAAAGGGAAAGAAGGCTTGAAGAGCGCGAACGTCGTCATGAAATGGAGGACCGGGAATACCGGAGGATGGGTTACGAATCCTACCCGACCGATTACTATGGAGACGACAGATACTACGGTGACGGACCTCAGATGCGTAGAGGTCGCGGACGTGGCAGAGGTCGTTCTTATTGAGGAGCAGACGCAGAGGATCCAGCTTATCAGAAATATGTAGATACTTACGGCTACCATTTTTCTAATGCTCTCGCTGATGAGGCGGTAAAGAAGATGGTCAACGTCGATGGATCCAAGAGGATCTGGAAGCAGCCGGAAATAAAAGATATTTTTGAAAAGTGCGGAGCGAAGAAGCCGGATAAAGCGACATGGGGCGATGTCCAATATGTCTTTGCAATGTACTATTCGGATGGTTTTCCGAAGGTCTTCAAATGTGAGAACGAGTTGGTGAAAGCTACGTTAATGTATTTGGATGATCCGGATGCTCCCGAAGGAGTAGCCTTTATAAGATGGCTTGCCGTGCAAGATTACCTCGGCGAAAAAATAAACTGGAAGGATCTGACCTGAGATCCAGATCCAGGTCCTTCCGGTGGTGCGGGAGCCATAGTAAAAAATATGATTCCCGCATTCCCGTTTTTCCCGTTTGGAAAAAAAGGAATAAAAATATTATACCGGTCGGCGGGCAATAGAATACCCGTGGCCGGTTTGTTTCACATAACTTTTTTTGGGATATGAATATAGCACATGAATCTAAATCGAATAAAACCCCCTTGTATTTAATAGGAGAGTTGATTGGCGTACCGAATACGGTTATGGACTCAGCATTGCATGAACTGAAAGATAGAATAGACAAAGACCCTAAATGGGTGATTATATACCACTTTACACCAAAAGCGTAAAGTAATACACATTTATACGGAAATTCGTACCGGGTTACACCAAAACCCTCTACCTTCTGGTAACATCGTTACATCAAAGGATTCTTTTTCCGATTTACGGATGATGTTAAAAGCACCATTGATATCAGCATTAATTGTCTTACCAGAAGAGGTTTTAAACAATCCTCGTTTAATCCTTCTTCCTTTGTAAGATTCATGTTTGCAAATCCGTTCATTATCTAAAAAGCTACATTTTGAAGTATAAGATTCTTCAACGATCTTAACATTAATACCTTCTAATGTAGCTTTATACGATATCATACTGATAAACGAATTAAAAGGAATAGATACAAAGTTCTGATTATTACGCTTTCCAATATTGATCTCTTGTTTCCAGCACTTGTTATGACCGATTATGATCGTATTAATACCATTGGAAACTACATGATTAACCAATATTCTACTTGCTTTATGCAGATAGTCTTTGATCTTGTTATTCCTTTTGTCGGTTAATGACCTTATTTGTTTTGAAATCTGTTTATTGTCTTTTAACTTAGATTTTAAGAATGCTAACCTTTTGTTATAATATTGGTTAATAGACTTTAGTGGTCTACCATTGATGATAAAACAAGAACCGGTGTTTGAAACACAAGATGCTAAATTATCCAATCCTATGTCGATGCCAAGATAGTTCCCATTATCGGACATAAGATTCTTTTCCTTCTTATTGTAAACTATTTCAAGAACAATATACCCATTCTTAGGAACGAATCTAAGTTGTTGAATATTTTGCTTGTTAGTTCTTGTTGTAAAGGAAAACTGTTTTGGTAACTTAACAATGCCTTGTTTTATCCATTTTTGAGAAAAAGCATTTGTTGCAAAAACAGCAGGAAACAAACCACCCTTGTTGAGATACCTTGGCATTCTTACTTCCTCAGAATACTCACCTCTATTCTTTTTATTAAAGAGATTGAAGAAAGATTTAAAGTTTCTATCAACCATCATCAATACTTGTTGAGCAACCGGTGCTGGTAAAGCACGATAGTCAACATCATTTTCTGTTCTTAACTTCTTTTCAAGAGAATAGTAGTTTAGGTACTTATACTTTACAGTATTATCATCCTTGTATTGAAAATAATACTGTCTAACAACATATAACCCTTTATTGTATAAGTTTTTACACTTATGCAATAGATCATAAAGTTCATTGTAATAAACAGAACTTGGTTTGATCGTATGTTGTTCGACTAATCTCATGACACAAATATAGAAATTATTATTTATATATGAAAACAAATTGGCGTATTTGTGGTGTAAAGTTGTATATAATTACCTAAAGATGTTAAAAATTGGCTCGAATCTTTACCCAAGATCTGAACCTATTTTTTTTCAATACCGGGCCCGATGCGATTTTAACGTATCGGGTTTTTATTTTAATTCATATTGTTTTATTTTAAATCTAATTAATTCATGAATGTCGTACTTTTGTTGAAAAAGTATTCTATATGGAAAATAAGGAAGATTACGTTGGTTACGAAGATCAAGAACTGTGTAACCGGTATTACAAAGAGGCTGAAGCCATGAGGCAAAATCAGGACTGGCCTCGGCTTAGGGCTGTCCCTGCTCCGGCTAAGGGAACGCCATCGCCCGGCTGGGGTCAGCTTGGACGTGGAAATGATGTCCGTGTTAAGTACGTTAGCATCAATTCAGGATTAGGAGGGGACAGATTATGACTGTAGAAGAATTGGCTAATAAAAGATACAGTGGCGAATTTGTTTTCATGCTTGGTCATTTGGAAGGTATAACAAGATTCGTTTTTGAATGTTTTGATCCCAGACCTGATCACGAAGGTAAAAATACTTATATGGTTTTCTATTTTGATAAGGGACTTCGTAGAAGAGATGTGGTAGATGTGCCATGTTATATGAATGTTTTAGCAAAATAAATTAAAATATTGTAAATATCGTGGTTAGAATCGCATATTTCGGAACCGATGGCTGCCCCGGTCATCACGTTATTCCAATACGAGGTAAATTCACAGAAGAGGATATTAAGGTAATAGAATCTGTAGATTGTGATGATTTCTATAAGGTGTTTGATGTCATGCGTTTTAAGATAGCTGAGTTTAAAGGATGGACGATATTAGGAATCCCGGCAAGCTTAGACGATCATAGACCTGGAAGCAAAACCGTTATCTTCATAGAGGGTAAAGCTAACGAAGCTGACTTTATGGAAGTCATACAAGAGTATTCTTTTCTTAAAAATAAGGTAAAGAAACTTGCCGAATTGTATCATGATGGAGAATGGCTTGCGACTGGTAAATTGAATCAAGATCCGCCTACTAACAAGGAGCGGTTTCAATTTACGTTAGACAAGGATGATATTATTAACATGATTAGGGGAGTCGATTTAGATCCTTATTCTGATGTGGCGAATGAAATGGAGAAAATCGGATTGGGATCATCATCTGATTCTTCATATGAGGGTCCCACATGGTCTTGGTTTGTTAACAAAGTAGAACTTTGGCAGAAGAATAATGTATGGGATAGTTTCTCCGCTGAGTTTTTGTGGGGTTTGTATTGTAGGATAAAGAAAGTATAGTAACAATTAATTTAAAACAAATCATGGAATTAAAAGATTTTAAAGATGTGGTTAGAGTAATGACAAAAGAAGAGTTCGAATCAGCAATCAACGAAGATATTAAATTCGTTGAAAGATTTAAGCATTTTTTTTAACATGATGATGTTGCGAGGATAATAGAACACGTAAAGTCAGTGTTAGAAGCATCAGTGGACTACTTCTATCCTAATCATCCTGAAGTAGAATTTGAAAAAGATTTTAATATACAATACGATGTCAATAATATCTTGAACAAATACGGCCACACCGAAATGGGTATGTATAAAATACAGCTCTATATAGAGAACATTTTGGGTAGTATTCAAAACAAGAAGCCTGTAGACGTGGGAGAAGTCTCTGACGGATACCACACTTTCAATGAATTGTATCGGTATAGCATGTTGTATAACGCTGCCTTCTTTAATCTATTAGCCAGAAACGGACAGGTTGAAGTTTGCAAATCAAGGAGACACAGCGACGGAGAAAAATGCTTCGGTTCTGATGATTGGTTTATTGTGATGGCGATCCTACCTACCGGTCAGGTATCTAATCACTATGTAAGCAAATACTGGGATTTGTTTGATGTTCCTGAAAGAGAAACCGCTTTCGAATACGATGGCCATACACCAAATGAAGCTGCCGACAGACTTAAAAAGTATCTCAAACTGCCTCGTCGTGGCATGACATTCGAACAGGCTTTAGAACGGCTTAAATTAGGTCGTAAGATAAAAAGAATCGATTGGGGTAAAAAGTATATCTGTATGTTTGACGTAAATATATTGATGGTAGATACAGGTCAAAAAGTAGCATCAAATTGGAATCCAACCGAACATGATATTATGTCTAATGACTGGGAGATTGCGGGATGAGTTTGTTTGTTTGTTCAAAGTGTGGCTGTATAGATAATACAGCCACATCATGTTACTGGGCTCTTATAAGACCTTGTAAGAATCGTATTTACGATAAGTCGCTAAAGGGATATGAAGGCAAGCCTCTTTGTTCTGAATGCGCCGCTATTGAATATAGTAAGGGAGGCGAAGTGGTGGTAGTTCCTGGAACGTGGCACGGTAAGTTCAAGAAAGAATGGCCTACTGAAGAAGAAAAGAAACATATTGGTAAAAACGGAATATTAAATTTATAGTCATGTGCAATAAAGAAATCGTGATATGCGCTGCCATCTGGGTGCAGGACGGCAAGAAGCGTCCCTATCAGCCCACCAATATACCATCCGGAACCGTGTTCTGTGGATTGAGACACCCCTCTATACTATCTCAACTTGCGGCATACGGTATAGCCCATAAAAACCGCAGTGTTCAAGGATTTTTGACAAGCAAGAATCGGTTTTTAACAAGAGAGGAAGCGTCTGAACTTGTTAGAAACAATAATCAGGAGATGGTGGTAGATAGGAATGCCATTAGAGAACAGTTGTATTCAGAAGATTTGTATTAACTAAAAAATAAAACAATATGGGATTTATAATCAGAAAGTCAATCATTTATAATATGATGGACGGCAATCAATTAAATTATGAATTTGACAACAGGGATTTAGATCATATCACATTTAAAGGTGATGGTAAAGAACCTTTTTCATTTAACAGAGTCCTTGTTGAAAATTTAATTGAGACATTTGAGACTATGCAAGATATATACTCTGATAATTACGGAATTAAGGTTTATACCGGTAATTGCATAATTCAACTGAATGTAAATCCAAAGAACTTAAGTGAATCCTTTTTTGACGTATATGATAGAGATGGGATGAAATTGATATATAGCATACAAAATAGTATCTTGAAAGAAATGTTTGTCATATGATTACTAAACAAGATATACAAGCAGCAGCATCGTATATTTTCCGAAGCAGTTTTGTCTCGGAGGACCAGGCAAGGAAAGCAATGGTAAAAGCCGGCAATAACGCTACCAAGATCCTCGTCAAGACCTTTAGAGGCAAGTTGTTCAAGAAAGCTTTTGAAAGAGCCCGTAGAGGAAAGGATATCAGTTCTTTTGAAAGACAGGAAAAAGAAAGTGGTTTCAATTTTCTACATAATCCTAATAATGGTCGTATGCAAAGCGGTCATATTATAATAGATGGAATTGGTCTGTTTAAACAAATAATTCATGAAAGGTAAAAAAGTTGATATTCGTTTAGGCAGAGGTCTGGCGAATCAGATTAAGATAAACAAAACCATTCCAGTGTCTCATAAACCAAAAGAAGAACGTCGAATGATGTTTATTTGTGGTGATGATATTGCTTCTCTTATAAAGCGGTTTGAAAACGAATCAAAGTAATATAAAGTCGGACATGTGTCTTGTCCGACTTTTTTTATATATTTGTGGCATGGCAAGAGGTTATTATTGGATACCACAAACAGATGAAACGTTAAATGGCAGAAGCTATTACGTGGCTAAGATAGTAGGAGATATCACGTTTGATACTAAACGAAAAAGAATCGTATTTCAAGCTGATAGGTATTTCCCTGTAGGATCTGTTTTCCATTTTACGCACAATTGCTTCAATTATATCATAACTTGCCGACTTCGTAAGCCGGGGCTTTGGTTTGAAGCCAGGAGAGAGGATTCGGGCCCTATTTGCCCTGAAGATATTGAGCGCTTTGAATCGGGAAGGTTTATACACCGAGATGGGTACATGCATTACATATAAGCTGAACTTGACGATTTTTCGTCAGATTATAATTTTTTTTCATATTATTTTTAAGCCATCAGACTGAGAAGTTAGGTGGCTTTATTTTTTATGATATGCTTTATTTTTAACTACCTTTGTCTCATAACAAAAATGTTTTATCATGGTATCAACGTGTATTATTAAAAGAGATAATAAAAAGAAAGTTGTTTCTGTCTCTACCAGATCAGGGGACAGGTCTATGTTGTTTGATAAGATAGCATCTATTCCTCTTATGGAGAACAGGGAACGGGCTACTACTGTTTTTAAAACCGTATTTTCTAATAAGTTCTTAAAGGATTTTGGCGACTGGAGAAAGAGAGTGCCTATCAACAAACCGGCTTATAATAAGGTTAAATCCAACATTGATCTTATTCCGGAAGCTTATAGAGAAAGGGTACTGGATAAGGCTTCTAAGATGAGCAACCCTATTCTTGTGTCAAAATCAGATGCACCTTATGGAATCCGAGAATCGGGCTTTGGATTCTACAGCCAAGATCTGGGTGATAATATTATGTTGGTGGATGCTATGGTTCCGTCAAGTATTTCCGTACCGGAAGGACCTGGAATAGACGCCGGGCAGTATTTACAAGATGCTATATCTTCGGACTTCACTCCCGTATCTATGGTACAGGATAAGGGTGTTAATTATATGGTTATAAAAGACGGTCTTAAGATATTTAGCCCAGAAGAGTTACCACAGACAGATTCTAATCCTGTGGGTGTAACGTATCATACTGGAGAGCCTCGTTTGTTTTTCATGAACGATCGTAGTCAATTATTTGAAGATTACGGAGAAGCTCTTCGCTCTGGAGGGAATGATATTAGAATAGGATTCTTATCCGGCACCGTTCAAGAATCTGCCGTGGATGGCGTGGCAGACATTACTTACAAGGCTGGAAAGTATGTTCTTAATAATCCCAAGTCTTTTATACCGGTCATGACCGCTTCTGCTTCTACTTCTTTATCAACAAAAGGTGGTATAATTAACTACCTTATAAAGAAAGGTCTTTTGTCCGGATCCAAGATATTCGATCCGGAAACAAGAAGCTATTATATTACAGGAGAAGGACATACAGGACAAATTAGACTTTTCAATTCAGCCTTATCCTACACTGAGCTCCGTAATCATTTTGGTTCCGATGTTTCCATGAACGACCAGGGTATGATAACCATAAATTCATTGGATAATAGTAAGGTAACTATGAGACTCGCCACCGGAGGAACAGAAAGAGTTAGCAAGGAGCAGATAAAGAGCGATCTTAAGTCTGGAAGATACAATGAATTGGATGCTAAATACGATCACTTTGATGCGCTTGTAGTTTCATTTATATTAGAAGACAATGATCTTTATGCTGATACTAAAGCTAAGATAGTATCGGATTATAGCCAAGAGGAACGTAATCAACGAAATTCTATTGTTGAGATACTGAAAACGCTGGGCGTTAGTGTCGTTGGCATGACCGATTATATAGAGAAGTACCAAACTAAATACGGACACGAACCTTCTGCTAAGGCATTGGCGGATATTGCCAATAACGTAATAGCAGTCGGTGAAGATGCTACTTTGTCTGACTTAGTAGAAGAAACAGCACACTTTCTCGTAGAGGCGTACAGAGATCAGAATGCTGTTGAATCTGTTTTGCAAGATGTAGAAGGCACTGAAGAATGGAATCAGTATGCAGGTCAGTATTATAATACATACGGTAAGGTATATGAAGGCTCTGAACTTGATAATGCTGTTAGGAGAGAAATTCTTGGAAAGATCCTCGCCAGGGAGATGCAGACCGGCACAGCACAGGCGCCGGTAGAGCCCACCTCCTTCCTGGGGCGCGTCCGGCAGCTTTTCTCTGGAATCGTAAGCTGGCTTAAATCAGCTTTATCAACCCAAAGACAAGATTTGAATAACGTTATTAAAAACATTCGTGATCTTGCCATTACTGACATAGATAAAGGATTTGACACCTCTCTGTTAAAGGATAATGACTTTACATTATACTCCCTTTCTTCTATGAACAAGAACAAGTTTCTTGAGTCTAAGATCCTGGCATTAAGGAAAACATTAAGAGACTTACGTCAGATAAGCTCTGATAGGGCTGTAACTACGTCTATGACCCTTGCTCAGCTTAAGACCATAGAAGATAAGATAAATAAGGTAGAGACCGAAATAGACAAGAATGAGATGGCGGCTGCCATGAACAGCATGATCTCTACAGCCGAAGCTCAGGTCAGATACTTAAGCAATGTGGTGAACACCATCCTTCATGGTGATACCAAAGACGGTAAGCTTCACTTCAATACCAATGATCGAAAGAACGTAGATATTATCAACAATCAGGTTCTTCCGATCATGAACGATCTTCGAGGATATATCCGTAACAGAAGTACCGAATTTGATGAACGTGAAAAGCAGGATTATACAAATAGGATCAATACCGTCATTGCCGACATCAATGGTATTCAGTCTGATATTAAATCAGTACAAGACCTTGATGAAAGCACGTTGCTTGATAAGTTAATGAACGAACTTCATGTGCCGGCAGATAAGGTAAAGAGAGTAAAAGAATTTTTCGACAAGGTTCAACACGATGTTTCTTGGATAAGTAGGTGGTTTGGTATATTAGAGCATTCTTCCAGTCCGTTCAATAACGCTCTTGGAGCTATGATTGCCAAAGACAATTACAATGCGATGGTGAATGCCCAGCCCGCCATATCCGACTTCCTGGCATATGCGAAAAAGCATGGTTTTAACAAATCTGAATTTGAAAAACTGCTTCAGAAAGTAGACGGCAAAACTTCTAATTACCTTCGTAGTGCTCTTGATATGGCTAAATACGATCGTAATAAGAAGCTGGCGCAGATGCGAGCGTTTGCGACTGCCATGAACATAGAGATATCAGAAGAAGAAATTGGTGATGTGGTTGACAATAACCGTAATTACGTATTTAAAAGAGAAGTAGTTGACAAGGATGGAAATACGGTTACTGAAAACGCTAAATTCAAACCATCGTCTGATAGAGTTAATACCGATATTTTTACCATCGAGCAGGAAAAGATCTATACAGAGCAGATGGAAAAGTGGGATGCTGAAAATTCGGAACTGGAATTTAGCGAAAGTTATGCCACAAGAATGGAATCCATATACAAAAAGGCTGAAGAAGAATTAGGGCATCCGGTTTCTCAAACAACCAAAGAATACCTTAATGCCCTATCCCGGCAAAAACGGATATTGAGGCAGCCTTTTATTGATAGCGGTGGTAATTTTGATGAGGTTGCCTATTTTAAAAGCAGCAATTACGAAGAAGAAGGACTGCTTCGTAAACAACGTAAGGAAGCAGCTTCAGAATACATATATGTAGGAACCAGGAGAGTGGAAAAAACCGGCGACCAACTTAAGATGGCCAAAGAAATACAAGCTATAAATGAAGTTTGGAGAAAGGAATCAAATAATGCCACTAATGCCGTATCAGAATCGTTTTTGCAAAAATTAAGAACGATTCAGAGCGAGTCTGGAGGAGAAGCTGCGCTGAAGACACTTATGTTGGGAGGTCACCTGTCATTCAACGATCGGTTTTGGAATGATGTAGAATCAGAACAGTCGGCACGTACCGAATCAAATAACAAGGCTTCGTATCTTAAAATGGCGCATGATATCATTAGTTCTACGACAAGTGATAGAGATGCGACTGACGTGGATTCTATTGTGAAAGATATAGAAAAAAATAAGGCTATTATCAAGGAAATAATCGGAAACAATCGCGATGTGGCTGATATCGGAGAAATTAACGAAGCGACATTTACCTCACCCGAAAGAGATGCTTTTAGGGCCGCATCTGAAGCTATTGAAGCCGATTACGCTATTTTGATAGATTATGCTAAGATGGTGGGTCTTGAAGATATTGATAAGTACCTTACTAAAAGCAGTAAGGCTGAAAACGAAGTAAATCAGTCTTATTTAAATGCTCTTGCTGACTCCAAGGAAGTGGAATGGAAGTTCGTACAACGTCATACTACGGCGAAGAAAGCAAAAAGGATTCAGGCTTTAAGGGATAAGCTGTTTAAGGCTGCTGATAACCGATATCTGTTTACCGTATCTGAAACCAACTACCTGTCAGAAAAGCTTGGTATAAGCAAAGAATTAGACGGTAGAGATTTCAGGAATGCTGTTAATGCTAAGATGGCCAGCTTATTTTTAAATAATACAAGAGAAGAGGGCGTAGAAGAAGCTAATGCTATTGTTAATGAATTTGCCAGAAGCCAGGTTTTTTCGTACTATAAACGCATGGCGCCTACCGGATATGCAGCTATGATCGACAAAATCGGTCGAGGTGAGATAGATGTGGCGCAAATGGTTAAGGACGTACAAAACGGTACATCCACCCAAGATTATGGCATGGACATATCGTACTTGTCTTTCGACCCTGCAAGGGCATGGGTGGCTGAATCTGAAGCCGAAAATAGCGGTCGTAATCCTGATTATGTAAAAGATCATGGGTATGGTCATCGAATGCCTAAGAAAAGCCTGTATCGTGACGAATCGTATTTCAATGACTTTGGTATCAAGTATGATGCTGACGGTAATGAGGTTGCTACTAAAAACGTAGAGCAGTGGAATATGATTCAAAAACTCAAGGAAATAAAAAGACAATCCCTTGATCTATACAAAGAGCAGAGCCCGAACCTGTATGCTATTCCACAGATATCCAAACAAGATATAGAACGTGTAGAAGGATTGGGTATTAACTTCAAAAATACGGTTCGTAATTTTGTATCAGATCTGTGCCTGGACAGAGTAGACGATTCTCTATATGGTAAGACCAGGCAAGGAGAAGTGTATGATCCAGAAGACAGGCTTAGGTCTATACCTAAATACTACATATATGAATTGGAGAACCAAGATGATGTATCTCACGATTTTGGCTACTCTTATTCGATGCTTATGATGCAATCATCGTTATACAACGAAAAGCAGAAGTCTATAGAGCTTGCCCAAGGACTGGAGCAGATGTTACTAAATAAACAATTTGAAGGTGGTAAAAAGGCTGAAGCAACCCAAGCATATCAGATGTTCAGGGACTTCTTCAACGATCATTATTATGGCATTAGGATGAACACCAAAAAACTTACGGTGAACATCGGAGGATATACGGTAGACCTTACAAGAATTATGATGGCTGTTGAAAGATTTATGTCGGTTATGAACTTGGCACTGTCTCCGTTTGTGGCAGCTACCGGCGCCCTTACCGGCCATATCAACCTCATCATGGAATCAGCCGTAGGACAGTATATAAGCAAAGATTCCCTTAAATACGCATCGGCTGAGTTTTCCCGTCTTGCGCCATCTTGTATAGCAGAAACCGGAGACATAGATAGGAAAAGCAAATTATATGTCATAGGTGAGAGAATGGGGATATTCAATATCCGAAATCGTATGTATGGTGCCGGATACAATAGAGCGGCCAGGACCTTAATGCGTTCGCCTATGTATGCTTTTATGGAAATCCTGAACTACCCTCTTGATCCGCAGGTTATGATTGCTACTATGGACAATGTTCGTTATTACAAAGGCCGGTTCTACACGTTCCAAGATTTCAAGATGGAAAAAGAACGCAATAAAGAACAGAGTACCATAAAAAGAGAATGGAACGCATTAAAAGATCGTACTTTATGGAGTATGGTAGACGTCGTGGATGGAAAGGTGGTTGTAAAGCCGGGATCGGGTGTTACTGTTGAGGAAGTTGAAACCCAGATGGCTATAACCAGGAATCAAGTCCGTAGCTTGTCGCAGATATGTAACGGATCTTTGAATGAAGAAAACCGAACTGCCGCATCGCGCAACTGGATAGCCAGGTTCATGACCGCCCACCGAGGATGGTTGGTGCTGGCGGCTCAACGTCTGTGGAAAAGACGTGGCTTCAATTTCCAGACAATGCAAGAAGAGGAAGGGTTGTCAATTACGTTAAAGAATATGATAGCCAAAACATTTAGCTTAGCTTCCGAGTCTGGTATGAAAAACATCATAGATGCCTGGAACGAAAATAAAGACAATATGAATGAGGTAGAGAAAACCAATATAAAACGTCTCAGTGTCTATGCCGGCACGTTCCTTATCATGCAAGCCGTATCCATGCTTCTTGCCGGATGGCGTGATGATGATGAAAACGAAGAAAGTTGGCTTACTCAATTTGGATCCTATGTCGGATTCAGAACCATAAACGAAATAGCTTCACAGATGCCGTTTATTATGGAGCTTAACGTTGTAGATATCATTAACGACCCGTTTGTCATGGGGCGGAAGTTGAAGGATCTTACTGATCTTAGGAATTACTCACTTGATAAAGTAACATCCGGCACATACAAAGGAGAGTCTAAGTTATTTAGGCAACTCGCCAAACAGACGTTTATCAAACAATGGTATAATATCAAGACGCCGGAAGACGTAGCGCGTGCCTATAACTGGTGGCAGCAGACGAACAACAAGTCAATGATGTTTTTCATCGGTGCCACTCCTGATTCAGAAGGAGACGATGATGTGAGCTACAAGTAGACGAAGAATATCGGACTTGCATTGTTTTTGTATGATTCCAATATGTTATATTAGCATCGTCAAAGAGTAGATTGTACGTTTTTTGTTCTTACTTGAAAGATTATGTAGGTTAAATTTTTTCTGAAATTGTTTTCTTACCGGTTCTCAGTCAGAGATGATAGGGAACCGGTTTCTTTTATGTTGTCAATTATTGCTATCTTGCAAACAAAAATCATGAGACGAAGATTTCAAATAGGGATGGGGGTAAATCCCTCGCTTATAATCAATAAAGGCATATACATCCAACATGTAGATGGAGGATTATATACAAAAGAAAATTGGTCTAATAAAGGATATTCCAATGATCTATGCAATGGAATAGCTCTTGTAGATAAAGTGTGTTTTGTTATAGCCACCGAATATATTGGCACATTTAGTTGGGGTAAGGATGGAAGAGTAGACAATGTATTTGCACAAAATAGTTCTTATATGGAGACCGTTAAAAAGGATTATTGGGGGCGTGAAAATCAGAATGCGTATCTTGAATATGATACCAGTAATGAAAATTACGCTTTTAATAAAGCTAATAGCTATTTATTTAAAAATGGTCAAAATGGATATGTAGGTGGCGCCGGAGAGTTTTTTTTGATATCATTGTATGCGAATGAAATAAACGAATGCCTTTTAATGGTAGGAGGTACGATAATGAGTAATAAAATGTGGACATCCACTCAATCTACACAATTTACCTATTCGTGGTATTATGATATAAACATCCAAGGAGATCATTTGGATACAAGTACAAGGAGTAATCCACGTTATGTCCGCCCCTTTACCGAATTAATTTTATGAAATTATGAGAAGAAGATTTGAAAATAATGCTAAACTATATGAGTATAAGATAGTTAGCAATTGTATAGGGGGGGGGGTAATCGTAGAAGGAAAGAAAGTAGGCACCATTCCACAGGGCGGGCAATTTATCTTTCTGTCTAAAAAAGAACGGCTGGATTCCATAAGTGTCCAAGGCGGTGTTCCAATGGAAGATAGGCAAGAGATCGATAGTCAGGTTGATACGACAGAGGAATTGCTTGAACAGGATTCGGTGGTTCTTGCTATTGCTTTAACAACCTCTCCTTATTATGGATTTAGAGTAAGTGTGATAGCACCTGATGAGTTTACGCTAAGAACAACCAATAGGATTAATAGAACCTTTTTAATAACAAGCTTTACTCCACCTGCTGCTATATACGGTGTAAACTTTGGTGATCCTATTGTCCTTAATTATGATAGTTACCAATATGAGATGCCAGATCTTGTAATTGATGGACCTCATGATAGAATAGTTAGGGCAGATCCTAATCTTACTTGGGTTGTAAGATGTACAGACGCCGACTTTAAACCTTTGCCATATCCAGAATCATGGTCTGGCCAAGGTTTAAATTCTATGTTCTTATCAGATATGAAACGTCTTGCTCCTGGTGATCATCATGTATCATATACAGCTTATATTAATTTGGACTTGATAAATGATGGCGGAAGTAAAGTTCATACTGAATATCTGATATTAGAAGAAACACTTAATTTTACGATATGACAACAATCCCCAACCGTACGCCTATTGTATGGTTGGGGATTGTTGTAGTTACCATCTTTTCTTGTATAAGCAGAACATGAAATAAGTTTCTAAGCATTAACTTCATGACCTCCCCTATCTGTGAAAACTAAACCAATACCTTCTATGATATGTCCTACTACAGGAGCTTTGTCAAATTCCTCCTTCGTAGCCCAAGTAGCATTATCAGGCATAAGATCCTTGAATGCGTCCGAAACATCACCTTGACACCAGCAGTTATTTGATGTAACAATGCCTTTCCCTTCGATATTGATATACATTTTTCTTCCACCACATCCAAGGCTGTTCCATCCGCTCGGTACGTTTTCCACCATAGGCTTAAGCACCCAGCTTTCACCGTCTATCCTAACCCATCCTGGATCGTCTTTGTGCTTGTCGTACAAGTTTTGCCAAAAAGAGCATTCGTAGCACCACCCCCTGTCTTCCATGACAGTTCTTATCTCACACCTTTCAAATCCATCTGCATCCATCGTGTGCGGAGAATGAGGCTGGTGAGGAGTGCCACATTTTGGACATATGAGTTTTAAATTCTTTTCCATATTATTTAACTTTTACGATCTTAATAGAATCTCCGATATTGTATTCCCCTTGGTATCCAACGAATTTTATAAGCCTATTATTATAAAATATTGAAATTCTTTCGTCTTTACCATAATACATTATACATCCATCTTCTAAAGGACGTAAATCATATATAACCCATCCGTTATTAACCTGACTATCATCATGCGAACATGATGATAACACAAGTGCCATCAATAAAATAAAATACCTCATATTATTTTCAACATAAAAATTTATAACCTGTTTTTACAGCTTCCGCTTCTTCTCTCGTATCAAACATTAAGATAGTAGTTGATTCTGTACCTTCACAAATGTAAGATACTTCCACCCACCACCTAAAAATTCCAGAGCCATAATCATCATAGTACGGCTCAGAAAGAATCTCTTCTACATACCCATCCAAATAATTCACGATCGCTCCTCCTTATTTTTAGATTCTGCCTCTTCGAGTATGCTGATCACCTTATCAACAATATCCGAATCAGACATTTTCTCAATAAAAACATCCATTGCCTTAGTTATATCATTGGCTTCTTTTTCTTCAAGAGCTATTTCCCCACCGGTAATAGCATCAGATAATGATGTAGATAAGTGTCTTATCTTATCAATGCTCATAAACGTAAATGGATTACCACCCCAGCCACCACCCATTTCTTTCATGATCTGATATCTACCTGAGATAAGTCTGCCTGATGTCGTGGCCAAGGAGGATACGATTAGGGACAGTACCGCCGCTTCCGTCCGCTCCTCGGACACACCCCCTCGACCACACGGCTGCCCTTATAGCGCCGGCCAGGTCGTCTATGTATGGCATGAGGCAATCCTCCATCGCTTGTGTTATATCAGCTATAACCTCACTACGCTCTTTATTTATGTAGTAGATAGAAGCATTGTACCTCTTTATCTCTTTGTCCATATCATTTAAAAGACGCTTGATATTGTGCTTATACATAGGACTGGTTTTAATTATTTCCTTTAGTTTAAGAATGTAATTATAAGCCTGGTCGTTTACGAATAACGTCATGGTCTCAACCGTTGAATGAAGCGTGTTAAGACTGTTAAGAATCTTATCGAAATTGTTTATCAAATAAGCTTTTCTGGCTTTTGCTGCATAGTTAATCATCGCATTCAAATTTTAGATTTTCAAGTTCATTCAATTTTTTCTTAATAAATTCGATCAGGTGCGCTCTCCGTTCCTCTGCATGTTTTAAAGCTTCTTCTTTGCTCTCAAAAGCATCCATTCCTATTTCATAAGGAGTGAACCTATCAGGGATGTCGGCTAACAAAAGACCACCATACTCTTCTATTTTAGCTTTTACTTTTCTTATTATACCGTTTCTCAGGCACGCATCCGTAACCCATATAAATCTATCACATTCTTCTAATTCCCTTTCGTACAATTCATACCATTCCGGCTTAGGGAATCTTAATGTGAATCTAATTTCGGTATCTTTCTCTAAGACATTAATATCATACGCCTCCGGCCACAGTTCTTTTATGCTGTCTTCATCTTCAGCATACGCTACCAATACAAATGAATTATCGGATTCTGCACTACACCAATATGGATATTTTATAGGCCATTTGACTGGACGGTAGTCGTTGTCGCAGTCGGATTTTTTAATGTAAAATCTTGCTCTAATCATATCGTTGCTAATCTAATAATTTTTCTATTTTAATTAATTTTGATGATAGATACATATTCCATTTTCCTCTGCCTCTGTCACCTTTTTCGTTTTGTTTTTGGATTGTCAAGTACAGATCTCCGTCTTCACATACTTCAACTTTTTTCAAGAAGCCTATCATTTCATCTCCTGTTTCGTGTAAAATACGGATCTTATCTCCTTCTTTTAACCCATAATTGGAATCAAAGTATTCTTTTTTGATTCTATCAATATTGTCTTTATGGTTTTTTATAGCATAAAGCTCTTTTCTTAATAAATAATTTAGTTGTTCTATTGTCATTTCTTTTCCTCCTTGTTTAATGGTATCAACCCTTTTCCATGCTTATCATACCACAGCATAGCTATACAGTTCCATGCACATTGTGCAAGATGAAAACATCCTGTATCGGAATCCACTCTTTCCCCTTTCATGTATTCCATTAGGTGTCTGGCAGCCGCAGCACGATACCGTTCAAACCCGTTGTCAAGGTTCTGCCATTTATTGGGTCCGTACTTCTTTGCACCAGCATGATAGACTCTTACAATATCCTCAATCTCTTTCATTGGAAGCAAATCCCATCGTAGTTTGTCGTCAATGATGTCATTTTTCACCGATTTGTTTTCTATGGGGTCTTTGGTAAGAATAATATCCATAATATCCGTTTCTATGACGAACGTCTCCCCATTGCAACAAACCTCAGCATATTTATCATTTACTTCTATGTCTGATACTGCCTCCGCTATAGCTCCTTTGACGATTTTAAATTCGGCACTGATTATATCATCTTTTAATATGCGAAAAATAGATCCTTTTGGATAAAGGATATTTTTAGTATTATCATCCATCTTTTCCATTGCTTTATCGTTGTTTTACCTCATTTCGATAGTAATATAATCCATCTTCGTCTTACACTCTATCATTCCTGTTTTTCTCAAAATACTGCCTTACGGCTTCAATCGCCTTATCGTCATCAAAAGCCTCTACAAATTCCTCATAGAATCTATTTCGTTCCATAGAGAACGTGTTGCTTCCTTCCGGAATGGTTCTGAATACAACTACTTTCTCTCCGTCTATGTTTGTTCCTATTATGTTATTGTGAAGAATAATAGAATAGCGCCCAGAGCTTTTGTTCTGGACGACACTATGTTCGAGATTGTAGAGTCTAAGTAGTTCTCTTATTTCTTTTACTCCCATGTTATGAAAAATATTAAATTCAATAAAATCTATTATGTTTCTTTATAAGTTTCCGGATATATTCATTTTGTAAAATACATTCGTAATCCTTACCGGGTTAAACAATAACCCTCTATCGATTATCCTACGAATTGATTCACAGGAATCACCGACTACTTTTCTCATAATGTTTAATGCTCCATTTATGTCTGCATTTATGAGTTTTCCTACCGAGGATTGAAACAATCCTCGGTTCTTCCTCTTTCCTAAATAGTTTTCATGTTTTCCTATCTTCTCAAATGCTAATGAATCACATTTTGAAGTATATGACTCTTCATGAATAACTATTTCAATACCAGCTAATTCACATTTATATTCTAAGTAACTCACCAATCTCGCAAAAGGGATTTGTGTGAATTTCTGGTTATTCCTTTTTCCCATATTCACATTCTGTTTCCATCCCTTGTTATAGCCTACAACTAATTTTGTTATCTTAGAATCGACAAGCAAATCAACTATCTTTCTACTGATTTTATGAAAGACATCTTCTATGTACTGTTCCCTATCATAATATAATTTCTTTATTCGCTTTGTTATTCCTTTTATCTTTTGTAAATCCTTGATACTATTTAATTTAGCAAGTGTTTTATTAAATAATTGATTGTATGATTTAACAAATTTACCACTAAACAAAACAGTAAAATCCTCACTTACTAATGTTGCAAGATTATCAATCCCTAAATCGATTGAAGCAACTTTCTCTTCCCTACATTTAGATACTCCAGTATCTTTTACCTCATAAATGATTTCTATTTTATATCCACACGCTAATGGTTTTATTCTAATCTGTTTGAAATCTTTTATCAAATCAGAATACTTTTCATATTGAGGAATACTTATTGAAATATCTTTTGATAGGATTATTTTTCCATCTTTTATTTTGCAACTCTGATTCGTGTAATACAAATTAAATTCAGATCCTCTTTTTCTATAACTTGGAAGGCCTGGTTTTTCCCTATACTTATTATAATTTTTCTTGTAATCTTGGACCGATTTGTAGTAACCTTTAATGTTTTTATCAAGAATACGAAGAATTTGTTGTGAACATTGCGCCTTTAATAATTTGTAATTAATATCTCCATCCAAATTCTTGGTATTTTTCATGATAGCATCAAGTTCAAAATAGGACAACCACTTATCTTCTTTAGAAAGTGTTTCTCTGAAAATATACAATGCCTGATTGTACAAGTTGTTGCTAATCTTGCATAAAGATGATATATTTTCATTTTGTCCTATGTTAAACTTATATACTAATCTCATGATTTTTAATACATTAAATGCTATTTACAAACCATACATCTAAGATACATATTCCATTTATATTACAGAATAGAATCAATTATTTTTAATGTTATTTTACATTATATTATTTTACTTTTTTAGAGGTTACAGCCTCTTCTCCCCATTTCTTTACATATATAGATCTCATCATGTTCATTAAATTAGAGAAAGAAGAGATGGTTCCCATCTCTATGCAGAATGCAAGATTAGACTGTAGGGTTTCAAGTTCTTTCAACCGCTCCTGTGTAGCCCTATTTCTTATCATGCTTTCATGCTCATTAAATACAATCCAATTTAAGCCTTTAGCCATCTTGGAGTAATCGGCATCCGGAAATCTTGATATAGCTCTTGACAAGACATTGTATTTATCACCTGCCTCTATTCGGTTTAAGATAAGCTTATCTGTTAACCACGTAACAACCTCAGCATACAACATAGGGTTTAGTTCCATAGCTACAAGCACCCATATATATGGATTACACATAGTTCTCCTATTCTCTCCTCTACCCATTGTCTTATAAGCTCCCATTTTTTTCATCACTTTTATAAGTGACTCTTTTTCAACAGATTGTATAAAACCAGGAAATCCTGATTCTATCTTATATCCTTGTTTTTCAAGGATATAGTAAACACGTTCCGCACTCTCCTTATTAGATAGGATATTCTCTATTCTCTTTTCATTCCACCCCATCTCAACCCTCTTCTTCGTATAGGCTTCCTGAAGGTCTGTTAAGGACATAAACGAAGTTTTAGTGTCCTGCTTAATTATTACGCCAAATAATTCTCGGTCTTTTGATACCATTGTAACATTTGTTTTCATAAAATATAACACATAAAAAATAATACGATACAAAAATATGTATCGTATTATATCTATACAAATATATTGTGTTAAATTTTATGATTATATTTTTACGTTATGCGCCTATGGCTGCCTCTAAATTCCCTATAATACCAGTTTCTATGTCATTGATTTTATCATCAATGGTTGAAACCGCATTCTCTAAATCCCCTACAATACTTTCTATATCATCAACAACCGCCTCCATATTAGCTACAGCCTCATCTGATTGATAATATCTTTCTGTATCTTGTAACGACTCCGGCATATTATCTCTTGCTTCCGTCTCTTCGTCTAAAATCATATCAACATCATCCTTGGCTGAATCCAGATTATGCCTAACCTCTGACAGCTTTGATTTGATAAACTCAAGATCTGTTTTATGCTTTTCCAAATTGGAAATAATATCCTCTATTTTCTTACGTCTTTTGCTGTTCATGCTTTTATTCTATTATAATATTCGATAATCTTTTCTTTCCTGTCTCCTGGTTTTACTGCCATATTCTCAGCCAAGAACCTAAAATACGACACTGGTATGTCCTTGAATCTAATTCCTTCATATTTTCCAAACCACATTATTATGCTGTCAAGATCGTCCTCTCTCCTACCATCTCCATTTACGGATTTAAGCGAGGCTGCCCGACGAAGGATCTCGTCTTTGGTAATAATATCACCCATCCTTATATTAGACAGAAGTTGATCGCCGGCAAACATACACCAGCCCTTAGAAGGGAATTGCTCGATTGTCAGGTCTTCTATCCGACCAAAGCGCCTCATGTTGTCGCAGCAGTCAACTATCAGCGCCTCTTTCTTGTCAGGATGGATGCGGACGCACCTGCCGAGCACCTGGTAATATGTTGAATATGAGAATGTTGGTCGTCCAAACATCACACAATCAAGTTCGGGAAAATCAAATCCGGTAGCAAGCGTTGAATAATTAAAAACCACCTTCAACTTACCTTCTTTGAAATCGGATATGATTTGCTCTCTTTTCTTTTTGGTTGTTAGCGATGTTACGACACCGGTTATGGCTCCCATCCTGGCATTCATGAACTCTGATATTCTATTACATGATTCGATAGAATCCATGCAAACCAAAATAGCTTTACGCTCGTTCATAAGTTGAAGAAGGCGCTTGTAGATAGAGTTGTTTAAGCCGTTTCGTACGATGCTTTCTTTAATAGATTCGTTGGTATATTCGGCTCCGGTACTGTTTAATATCAGAGCCGATTCATCAAACGACCATCGTTCGTACTTAAGAGGGCACCAAAATCCCTGAGAAGTTAGCTCTTGTATTTGAGTCACATGAACTATCTTCTTAAAGAAATTATGCTCGTCTTTCGTCAGCATATTAAGTTTGCTGTAGTTTCCTTCCAGCATGGAGCTGTAGGTCCGGAGGCGGCAGGGCGTGGCGGTGAAGCCCAGCACCTTCGCCTCTGGGAACCTGTTCATAAACTCCATAAATTCAGAACCTTCTTCAGGAGAATACCCGCTATGCACCTCATCTATCAATAATGTGTCTATCCCTATATCTTTCAACCTTGCTACGTCTTTCTTTATGCTTTTAAGTGTAGCATAAGTCATAGCCGATAACTCTTTTTTTTTACATGAAGCAGAATATATGGTAGGTTTAGAACCGAATGATACAGCCTTCGCATAATTCTGCTCCAGAATCTCTTTAGATGGCTGTAATACAAGGATAGGTCTTTTTAATTCATGAGCTATCTTGCTAATTATCAAAGACTTCCCCGCTGCACACGGCAAGACTTCTATGCCAGGCTTCTTAGATCTTCCTGTAAGGAACTTAAGCCCGGCATCTACTGCCTCTTTTTGGTAAGGTCTAAGTTCAAAGCCCATCGCAATCTATTTTACTGTTTTTTGAAAGTTCTATTATCGCCTCTTTCAACATCTCCCTTGCTTTATCTTCGTTATCTTCAAGCAAGCATACACTGCACGATATGCCCATACGATCCCCATAAGCCTCGGCATTACCTAATGTGAATGCGCAGCAGTAATCATAATCCATGTTTTTTGCTACGGCAATAAACTGATTATCTTCTATCAGTACAGCATATTCAGCATCAGTTTCACACATGATAATGGCTTTATCTTTTTTTATAGACAACACCTTGTTTCTGAAAAGTCCGTTATAAATCCATAGTTCTTTTCCTGTATTTTTATAAAACACAGCCATATCTTCCTTGATTGTGACTTCTTTTTTCATGACTTACTTGTGTTTAACATCAGTAATTAAAATGTATTTTTTAACAATATCTTCAAGACTCACAGAAGAACGTATATATGGTTTTTCTTCGTACTCATATAGAACGTACCCTTCTTTTATGTCTAATATCTTAATCACATGCTTGCCTCTTTCAAATGGATCCTCAAAGTAGTTCTTATGTTCGTATCTTTGACCTACTTTGATTTTGTCAGTTTTCTTCTTCATCTTATAACGATCTACTGCTCTACCTGTTTTTATGAAAGCTGTCGTGAGCAAGTATAATAAAACTAAATACAAAAGGATCGCTACTCCACATATTAGATCTTCTTTCATTGGACTCCCTTTAAGTAGTTAAACCATATATCCTCCAGCTTCTCCTGAAGTTCAAATGCTTTCTTGAAATTCCCACATCTTACAGCAACGTCTCTCATGTATTCTACGTTTATAACTTCCGGATCTTGCCGGTATTTTGTTCTTAACTTTTGAACGTCCTCGTATTTCATCGTTTTATCTTTTTAGACGGATCCCAATCCGAAGAGAAAGGGCATTCGTTTTTGTTATGTAATCCAAAGTCACAATAGTAACACAGTGCTGACGGGCAGGGTAGCTTGTTTTGCGGAACAGGCTGGCTTAGGGTGGCACGCCGCTTGCTATACCTGGCTCCTTCTGCTCCCTGGATGTATGCCTGAAATGTTTTTACACTATTATCTTCAAAATCATACATTTTAGACAAAGTGTCATTTAGCATCTCTATAGATTTTGTTTTACGTTCCTCATCCACCTTAACCTTTTGGTATTGTCTGGTCCTGGTAAAGAAATAGATGTTCATATCTGGCAGAACTCCACCATATTTTCTATAGATGTAAAACGAATATATAGGATGCTGTAAATTCGTTTCCAACTTCTTAGAATCAAAAACCTTATTACCTGATTTCCAATCTATGACATAATGGTGAACTACGTTCTTGCTTTTTATAGCAAGATGAAGGTCTACCGATCCTACTATGTACACATGAGTATGAATTACTCCATTTATGTTAACAGGCTTAGGAAGACGGTACGGCAGCACAAAATCTTCTTCGACTCCTACTATGGCGCCATGTCTGATAAGTTTCTCACAGGGATTAAGATCACTATCAGCTATCATAAATCTATTCCCATCTTTTTTAAATAAATCCACAATCCAGGCAAGAAGCTCCCCGGATTGCTTCATGGCTATCATCATATTTTCTGGTGACTGCCAAGGTATGTCTTCTTGGTAAGCATAGTAACTTATAGCTTCCCCAAGATCTTTGCCAGAAGGCTGTCTTCCGTTCTTGAAGAAGTATTCCAGTGTCTTATGAATAACCGTACCATAAGACGTAGCTTCTTGTTTTTCCGTAGATCTTTTACCTTCCACATAAGTCTTATACCATTTCATTGGACAAGTAAGAAACGTATCTATCTGGGAATAAGAAATGGCAAGACGTTTCACGCCATTAAACTCCTTATATAGCAAATGTGTTTCCGGGACCATCATAAGCTATCGTCTTTAAATCCTTCCGGGTAATATACGACATACTTCTTACCGTCCTCCGGCGTCATGGCAAACTGCATGTAGTTATTACGATTACGATGTTTGCCATCCAATCCTCGCTTCCAATACAGTATCCCGTCTATATCCACATAAGATCGGCCCCGGTCCCGCCGAACGACGTCCGTGTGTAGCAGGTAGCCGTCGGACGAGACGATCCACACTTTATCCCCTTTGCTTAAATAAGATATTCTTTTTCTTACAACAACCTTTTTCTTATTATCCAATGCAAATTCTTCGTCAGTCATATTCTTCATCCTCCTCTTCTTCTGTTTCAAAATCAATTCCATAACACTGATCATAATGTTTGGTCAGTTCCTCTGGTTCTAAATCTTGTCCAAAATCCATATTAAAAATTAGATACTTAATTCTCCTTCTTCGTATTTTATATTCACCTTGTCACCATTTTTGTAATTTTTCCCAGACAAGCACCTTACTCTCATCTGTTCCTGTCTCCCGTTTTTCACAATATTTACCATATAATGATTCTTTCCTGATCTAAATACCACCTCCACTTCTCTGCCATTTAAATCTTCCGGACATTCGTACACCATTTCTTGTTTTAACTTAAGAAGTAACTTATATACGTAAAACAAAACGATAAAGAAAAACGACCCTATCACAACCCCTACTAAATGGGAACCCGAAAAGTAGGTAGTCCAGCTATATCCAAGAATAAAATGTGTTATGCCCTTGAATGATATGATGTCCGACAAAGACATGCTTAAATCAGAAGCACTGTCAATGTCAATATCCGTATCCAGATCAGATCCTAATATCGACAACAAAAACTGTATAACAAAAGCAAATGACGCTATTAAAGCCATGCATAAAATTATATCACTTCCCATATCCTTCTGTTATTGTTTTGTAAACAAGATCAGTCATATCTTTGATGGTCTCCATATCATAATCAATAATAACAATATTGAATTTTTGTTCCACCATCATTTCAAGTTCAATTTGATCAAGAGAATCTAATCCAAGTTCTTTAAACGTCACATCTTCTTCATGAACTATATCCATTTCTGAATTAAGAAACTGAGTAATAATTATATCCTCTATAATCTTTCTGATTTCTACTTTTTCCATTGCTTTCTAATTTTGTTAAATAAATACGTTTTTATGTTTTTCAATCTCTCTTTGTCTGTTTCAGAACTTCCGGTAAACAAATAATCCGGATTGCCTTTAGCCGGCGGCGTAGGCAATTTAGATACGGCAAACAACCAATCCATTTCCTTATTCTTCTTAGACTCCAAATAAGGCTCGGTAGCGATCTTAAATTTTTCAGCTATTAAGTCAAAGAGCTTTGAATTTTTAAGGTTCATATGGACTGAAAAAGCCTGAGAAGGCGGTTTCCATATGAAGTTGCATAAGCTCATTGTATAATCTCCTGACTCTGCTATATAAGATTCCGTTACCTGAAGTATGACCTCTTTCTTGAATGAGGTGTTACCCATAAACCAACACAATCTGGATTCCGCTTCTTTTCTGCTGACACCTATGTCTTTTGAATATGATTCGTACATTCCTATCATAATCTTCAACGTTTCCAGGACCTCGTCCGTCATTTCCGGTGTCTCTATATAATTCACAAAAGACGTTCCTTTGTTGGTCAATCTCATCACGCCTGATTTTAATTTCTCAACCAGGCCAAGCTCTATATACCTCCCAGCATCTTTTTCCAGCATGGCTTCGATCATAACCGTATCCTTCTGTCTTATAGCAAGAAGATTAGCCAGATCATTAGGAGTCATGTCTGATGCTGCAAGTTGTCTGAAATTGATGTACATGCCTAATCAGCTTTAATAAAAATAACATCCTTACCATCCTCCCTCTCCACGTGATTACACGGGCCTGCGACTACATCTACCGACCCGCATGTAATGTGGTCATTAAATATACATCCTTCACATCCTAAGTCTGGCTCTGGAGCATCCACACATTTTAATCTTACAAGTCCGGCATCAAACACTTCTCCTACTTTAAATTCCTTCTTTTCCATATTCCCTCCTTGTTTTTAACTGTTGTACCCTTCTTTAATAATCGAATTTCTACCGGTAGATACCGACTGTCGAAGATCGTCATGTACAGAATCTACCGTAGAATACTTGTTTCTGGTTGTAAAAATCACTTCCAGCATCTCCTTGTAGTCACCTAAAGCTACTTCGTATCTCGGATCCACTTTGGCTTTTCTTTCAGCCTCGGCATTACTTTTAGCCAGCTCTCGGTCGAGAAGATCTTCTTTGATTCGGTCAGCAATCATATCAAGCTCTTTCTTGATTACTTCGCCGGCTGCCCGAAGTTGACCTTCTACGTCGCCAAGCTGATCTTGGACGGTTCCTATTTCTTTCTTTAGACGATCGTATTCGTTAATCATACCCATATCACCCGCATAGCCGGAAAAGTCCTTGATTATTCTGGTTCCTTCTTTAAGGAGCTCAATGACTCGTCTTTTGCGTTCTCTGCTTATTAAAGACGGAAGACGATAATTCATATCCGCCACCGCCTTGTCGTGTATGGAGTTGATTAAAAACATCTCTCTTTCATCCCCTGCAAATTCGGTAAGAACCAAAAGGAACTTACTTATCAGGTATTCGTTTTCTTCTACTGTTAGTCTCATGGTTCTTATTTTTTTTTAATACAATGACTGTTCTTCTTTTGTCTCTTGTTCTTGTTCCTGATTGTCCGTAACGTCTTCCACAGTATAGAGCTTGGGCGGCGTCGGCGGCTGGTTGGGGTTCACGAACTTCGTCCCGCCCTCCCCGTACATCCATCCATGTCCCGGCAGTATCTCTGGGTGGATTGTATTAGTAAGCTCTTCCATACTAACTTGCCTTACCTTCAGTATATGATGAAATACCAGTCCGGCTGTCCTGAATGATGTTTTGTTTTCAGTTTTAAACCTATCAAGGGTCTGATACCAGTCTTTCCCAAATATCATATACTTATCCAGCCCGTACCTACGAGGATTGTGCAAACCTATCATTAACGTACATAACTGACCCAGCGTATCGGATTGGTAAAAATCAGAAAGACGCGGAGGCTGCTCTTGTGGGCTTTTTATCCTTCCTTCTATTTCTCTGTTGAATTGGGATATGATGAGGAAAAATATGTTTTTATATACTAATTTAGCTTCGTTCATAACCGCCACCAAATCATCTATAGCCGACTTAGGATCTAATCCCATTCTTTTTATCAAAGCAATATGATCGACTTTAAATATTATAAGACGTTTGTCTTTATGTTTGGTAGCTATATGATACACAGCCGCCTCAAACTCTTTTACCGTACACGGAGCATCGATGTATATTATATTATTCCTGATTTCACCTTGAAGGATTTCAAACATCCTCATCTCTTCTACTGTATTAGAATCTTGCCTTCTTAATATTTCAGGAGCTCGCATTTTCATATCCTGGCTCATTCTACGAAGAAGAAGATCTTGAGGATTCATTTCGAACTCGCAATTAACAAGAAAATAATCTTCTGCTTGCGGGTTGATCATCGGATTCATAACATTTTCCAATATCTTTTGGGCCACATACGATTTACCTACAGATGGCCGGGCTCCTATGGCAATAGCGTGCTGAGGAAAAATACCTCCAAGCAAAGCCTCATCAATATAATCGTATCCGGTTTTAGCGGGGATAAGCTCTCCCCGCCTGTATTTCAAGATATTCTCATACGCCTCTTCCATAACCTGTTTAGAGGTCTTGAATATCCTTCTTATATCTATTTTATTTTTCAGATCCTCTTGCATTTTTGTCACCTTTCGTATCCGATTTGGATCCCCTATTAGCTTTTACTGATTTATACCTAAGACCGTTCTTGGTATGAGAACAATCCTTTCCTTTTCTCCAGCCCTTACCCTTCTTCTTGTCCGTTTCGTAGTTTTTACGACCAAGCTCTCGGCGTTTGGCTTTCTGTTCCGGTCTGGCATTTATCTCCTTGTCCTTTTTAGCCTTTTTCTTCCTGGCTTCGGGATGAGTCCTGTAGTACTCTGTTGATCTGCCCATGTGCTTATATTTTTTTGATTAATAATAGCACAAAGATAGGCAATTCGCGCCCTATTTCAACCTGCCGTAGCTCATATCAGGATCACACCAGACATATCCGTCTTTCTCATCATGAAGATACTCAGGACATCCTCTACATGCGCTACTGCCTGACACTATTTGATTGTTTTTATTAGGGCACTTATCTCCAGGTTTATGCCATTCTATTTTTGAACCTGACCGTTCTTTGTTTACATGACAGAACTGAAAGATTTTCCCCATCGTCTTCTCTCCGAACATACCTATATGTGTGTACTCTTCCGGTATAGAGAGAAATTCAGATAAATCTTTATACATCCTTTCCCGTTCCTCCGGCGTAGACCATAGTCTGTCAAGTTCGGCATGGACTCTTATCTTAAGAGATCTCAGTGATGGTCCTGCAAGCCGGCCTTTAGCTTTTCCCTTATTCGGCCCTGATTCATGAACACCGACATAAGCGTTGCATGGTTTACACATCATAACCATCCCTAAGCCTTTTCTGCTATATATTTTATCGGCATTGACCAGCTCAGTCTCTCTTCCGCAATAAGGACAAATTTCGCCTCTTAAAACCCGTTGTTGGCGCTCATTAAGTTCCATACCCTATTCTTTTGTTTTTCTTTAAACTTTTCATACAAACTGCTTTCAGTTTCCATTTCCGAGATCTCTACCTCTACGTCCTCTCTTTTGAAAATTACTTTCTTGGCTGTCGGATACGCACATTTAGAGATACGAATAGCATTACGAATAGCGTAAACAAAATACGTTTCTGGTGATGATTCAATCACCACTACCTCATTTAAAGTGTTTTTGTAATTTTCCATATTATCTGCTTGCTTCAATTATATAACCAGGATGATCTTCACACGCCTCTTTATATTCGATAAGAAACTTAAGAAATGAATCATAAGACCCCCATCCATTTTCCGGCTCGTATCTCAAAAGACTTTTTCTCTTAGAGATCATAATACATATACCTTTTGTAAGTACATTCTTCATCTCATCGGTATCTATTTCCCTACCCAATTCTTCTGGTCTCCAAACATAATCGTACAGCGTTTCTTTATTTTCTGATACGAATATTCTTTGTGCCATCTTGTTCATGTTGTGGGTAATGTTTGCGACCCATTCACGATCTTCTTTCTTTTTGTTCTTAATATAAACATCCAGGCTCATAATATTTTTCTTTTACCTTGTTACTAATTATCAAATCTGCCACATCATCTCCGTCTCCTACATTTTCAACATTTTGAAGATAGTCCGATACTTTTATCCTTGACTTCATCATCATCCCATCTATCTTTTTACTCCATGTCTCAAATGCTTGTCCTTTGTCCGGAAAAGCTACAGTCTTTCTATCTTTTAAAACATCTATCACTTCCGGCCTTAGATTCTGCAACCCACCGGTAGCTACAAATAACTCATCTGGTTTATTCACAGCGCATATAATAGCCGTCTTTTCTGATTCCACCAGATTAACCACCTTATCCGGATACTGGCTTAGAAGATGCTCTCCGAACAGGCATTGCCTAAACAAGAAGTCTCTTGCATGCAACGAGTGATAAAACATAACATGAGGCCGCTCATTGTCACCGTCTTTTTCCTTCACTCTTTTTACATCAATCTCATTCCCCTGGCTGTCGGTCTTTATATAAAAGTCCATGATCTTGCCGGTTCTACATACAAAATCTTTGTCTATCTGCCAGAATATACAACACCCTTTCCATCCCCATAAATCCATTGTTCCGACATGGTACCTTCTGAACACATCAGACACCCTTTCTTTCCCCCACAGAGACGATAAAAATCTAAATACAGTATTTCTATCATCTGGAACCACAGTCCTCTCAAACTCGCTAAAAGGTATGTAATTTACAACGTCAGGATTTACAGGAGGACGATAAGCTCTTATACACTTGTTTCCTGAAATCCAAAGATCTTTGTCACCTACATCCTTACCGGTAGGTCGTTTATCGTAACCGCAAGTCCGTTCATGATCGCATCTTCCGAACTCGTTGCCAACAACCTGACCTGTTGCCACATCAATATAAGGAGTGAGGCACCGGCTTTTCCCGCAAGCTGGGCAGGTTAGCTTCAGTCGGCTCCTGCCCGGCCTGCGGTCAAGTTGAAACCGAGGTACGTTTTCGTATTTTCTAAAATCAAGCATTTTTAACTCCTCTCATCGCCTCTATGATTCTATCTGCTATAGTTATAGACCATGACACCACATCTGGTACATATACTCCGCAATCTATTTCACCTTTTCTATTTTGTGCTTTAACAAACTCAATAGAATAAGCCTTGATAAGATCGAATCTACGTTGCTCCCAGTCTACATCTTTGTTTTCGTCATTTACAGGAAGGGTATCGAGATAAAAATTTAAACTCTCACTTATCACATTCCCATTATCACCATAGAACTGTATTCTGTCATGGTCGCTTCTTGTAGTTGAGCTACTGAAAGTGATTACGTCTATTATCTCTCCTGTTCTTCTAATTTTTCTTTTCATACTCTTCTTGTATTTCTGACCAATATAGGCATTATTATTTCGATGGTCTTGCCATATTTCTTATGAGATGCAAGTACACATATTGCATATTTATCTCCTATTTTCAAATCTTTCGATAATCTTAATCTCGAACCCCTTTTGATGTTAATAAAATAATCACCAAAAGGATTGATGCATATCGGTTTTACGATTTCTATATAATCTCCTTCAGGAATAACAATATCGTTCATATTATGAATCTTTTAGACATTTCCTCTGCAATATCATACACGACCGTATGATCCTCTTCATTGTACGGCTTATTGATATTCAGCACTCCTTTTCTCACTTTGAACCTCTTATCTTTTCTGATATGATTCAACATCCCTTGTTGGAACACACAGTCCGCTTTCTCCATAGCAGCATTCTTATCAGACCATTCTTTTAGCGTATAACCTTTACTGTTCGTGCTTTTTGGAGAAAAATTCATAATACGTGCATCAATTCCGTACCAGTTTTTAACCATTCTCCTTTCAGCCTCCAATTGAAAAGCATGTTCATTTCGTATGTCACCTGATTTAAAATCTAAGATAACAATCTCTTCTTTCTCCACTTCTCTCACTTCCTTCTTCGGATCGCCTTTTTTGAACTGCCCCGTAGCCCTTTGATACACGGCTCCAAAATAACCTTCTTCTTTGTATTTGAATGTCATTTTAACCATCGCATCTATCGGCGTAGCTACCAAATAATCTTCTAATGACAATATTCTTTCAATCATCATCGGCTTAACCTTATACTCCGAACAAAACTTAGCAAACTTCATAACTCTGACAATCATATCATCAAGATCATCTATGCTACCAAAGAATTTGTCAAGATTCTTTTTTGATATTTTAAGCTTGCCTTCTTGCACTGTCTTAACTATAAAACTTCGATTTAAGACCATATCTCTACCTGTCAAGTACAATCCGTATAGGTAGTGCATGATCGTTCCTTTATCTGCATCATATTCTGATACTTCTTCCGGATTGCGACCAATCATCCTCATCTCCTGTCTCCATTCTTGAAGAGCCGTCTTGTCATCTACGAATCCGTCTCTGATCATGGTTGTTACCGAGGCGTATATCTTGGCTGTCCCATCGTCCATCTTTCTTACATAAAAACGATTACCGTCTAATGTCAATCTTACGAATTTGGGAGTCTCGATCTTCTTTAACTCATCACAGATATAAAACGGTTCTAACGTTTCCTGATTTTCTGTAAACGGATTCGAATCCTCTTCTCCGGGGTTAGGAGCGGCTTCCTCCGCCGGAGCTTCCGGTTCCTCCTTCTGGGCCTGCTCTGGCTCAGGCGCCGGCTCTTCAACTACTGGAACCTGTCCACCTCTTTCCGCTATGTCTCTGTTCTTTATTAAAGACATAACCTCCTTCTTCAACTGCTCCGGTGTTTGATTAGGATCTGACACCGACATCACAACATCGTTCATTCTAAACAACGTATTTCCTTTTCCCTCCACCATAGGTACAAACCCTAAATCTGTCAATATTTTTATTTTCTGTTCTATCATCGCAATTTCTCAATTAATTCCTCTTTAACATAATACAACACAGTTACAGTCTCATCCATATCTGCGGCTGCTCCCTCAAAATCAATTTCTCTCTCACTCTCTCCTCTTTTTACGTTGGCAATGAAAATAATTTCATCGTCAGCTTCTATTGTAACCTTATATTTTTTTTTCATATCCCATATTCTATTAAATATATTTAAAGCTATTCATCTGTTTTAATACATCCCCTCGGAGACCTTTCGGTCTCCGAGGTAGATGTAAATCCCGTTAGGGATAAGTCAGGATTTCTCCTGTAAGTACCCATCGCCAATGTTATAAGAGGTTTTATATAATGGCAACACTGTTTCGTCAAATACACTACTCCTGTTTAATCACCATCCTTAGAGCTACAGACTTGGGTAAACATCCGTAGGTAACTATCTATTCTCAAATAACGTAGTGTTTGTTTCAACACTTAGGCTAATAACCCGATCTCTGAAAGAGATGTATTAAACTTTTATAATAGAATTATATCAGGTTAATACTATTTGGGGTTATATCTGTCAATTATTTCAATAATCAACCTACCTCTTTCTTTGATCATTCCCCTGCTTTCCATATCCAGTACCTTCTTTACCGCATACTTCCATACAAAAGGAAATTCTGTTTCAAGTTTATCAAATTCCATCCGGTCAAGATACATGTCGAATACCGTATGCTCCGATTCATGAAGGAAAACTATATTATCCCTGCAAGTAGCAACCGACTTATATATCCTTTTCGGAAGTATGTGACAGACGTTACATACTGTAGGAAAATGAATAGCCTTACCAGTCATAGACATTCGAATAGTACTCAACTCCTCCAACATAAGACGAAAAAACCCGGATAAATCCGGGTTCTCTAACTTTTTCTTCTTGCTGCTGTTTTTAATGGATGTAATTCTGTTTTTTTTCTTCGGAGTCAACTCTTTGCTCCTGCAAGCCTGGCATAAGCCATGACTTCTTATCATCACTTTTCGTCCGCATCGTTCGCAGACGTATAGCTTCTTTTCCTTGCTTTCCATTCGAATAATAATGATATTATTGAAAAGAACAATCCCACTGAAGCCAGTAGATAAGGTACGTTCATTAATAATTTAGATACCTCGTCTGTCTTAATCACTATCAGAAGGAAAGCGCCTGCTGAAAGCAATGATATTATCGCCACAACAAGCGCTATGTTGGAAACTACATCAGCCTTACTCTTCACTCTTCTTCTCGCCTAATTTTTCAGCTCCCTTCTGAAGATCGTATTTGAATACGTCTATGATCTTCGTTTCAGCAATAGCTTCGCAATTCCAGTCGCCCAACGTACCCTGCATGCCTTTAGTCAACACAGCTTCGGCATCCTTGGGATTGCCGGCCTGGACATACATATAGCATGGTGTTTTCTTTTCTTTACCTTTCTTTTCATCCAGTGTAATGTAATTCACCTTACACTTATACCAGTACTCAGCCTCTCCGTTGAAGAAGATTTCCGACACTTTAATAGGATTAATTTTTACAACCTCGAAAGAATTGTACAAATCCTTGAAGATCTCCAACGATCTTGATTCTGCCTCTGTGTAAGACAAGGCATCCACTAAATACTTTTCAGTTACCTTCTTTTTTTTGCCGTTCTCGATATTATCAATCTCGGCTTTTACCGTAATTTCAAACCAGCGATTCATTGTATTAATATTTAATTAGTTGATTTCTTTCCTTTCTCTATACTGTTTTTAAATCTTTCAGAACACCACTGCAAAACATCCATCATCATCATCTCATTATTAGATAAGATGCCTTTTATAATTAATGCCAATTGATGTTGTGACATTCTTAGGCTCATATCAAATCTTCTTTCCTCTTCATTTACTATCGTAGCTACGAAATACTTACACCCCTCTAAGTGCGTTAGGGCTTCAATCATAGCTTCTTTTATCTCTTTTTCTTCCATTCTGTTTTTTTTCGGACAAAGATATGTCTTTCGTTGCTTAATAAGAAACAAAATGATTTAATATAAATTAATTTCTTCCGGGTCAACATCGATAGACATATTGTATCTTTTCCTGATAAAGACTTCTGTTTCTTCATTAAACGGGTAGGCTTCTTTCAAGAAAGCCATAGCCCGCTCCGCATCTTTATCTGCTATCTCAATATATCTTTCGAAAGTCATGCAAAGGTCGATGTTGTACGCGCGCTCCTGTTTTATCTTGTCCACGTATTTCAACACTCGGCTTCTTATGTTGTTGGCTTCCTCTACTGTCTTATTAAATGATCCTATTTTTGCTGATTCAGGATCATTGTTTTCTTTGTTAACTCTTTCAAATTCTTCATTGGTGTATCCTACGCAACCCTCTACTGCCGGCACGACGCCCTCGTTTATGACGTTTAACCTCTCATAAGATCGGTTTAAATACTTTGAACCCACCTTAAAAGCCCTGGACCTGACCAGTAAATTCACCACCTCTGTAGCGTCCTCTATCTTTCTAAATCCTACACCTATGTCTTTAATAACAAATATCGGAACCCCGCAATCCGGGTACACAACTTCCTTTTCGTTCTTTATATTCCAATTTTTAGCTTCAATTGGAATACCCTTACCAGCAAGCTCTTTGTCTATATACAGACTTATCTCTTCGTCTGTCAATGCCACAATCTCATCTCTGCTTAAATCAAAAACTGTTTTCATTTTTTTTATTCATTAGATTAAACAACTTACTTCTTTGTTCAGGCTCCGTATATTCCACCCATATATCGGCTGCCACATTCCTCAGAAATTCCATAAAGTCTTGATGATCCCTGTATTCAGTAGAATCAACTTTCCTTACAAAATTTATAATTTCTTTTAGTATTTTATTGTTTTCTTCAAGAAGCTCTCTATCGGTCATGATCTCGTGAAAATATATTATTCAACATGTAATAGGCAGTAAATTTTCGATGTATGCCCATCTTACGATATGGAAAATTCTAACAGCTATTTTCCAATTAGAGTTATTTGGCCCACAGACAATAGGAGTTCCATCTTGTTTAATAGCAATCAACATTCCACTGTGTTGTGGTGTTTCGCTTGCATCATACCACGCGCTGTTGATGCTCCATTCTGCACCCGCCATGAAGTCTTCACGGCAATTATCCTTGCGTAGAACATAATCGTCTGCATCCACTTCTTTAAGACCTATGGAATAATCTTTTGCTGCTTTTTCAATATCTTCTCTTTTCATAATTTTATACTTTAATCTAACCTCCAATAAAATCATCGGGAGTTATATATCCTACTGATTCCATACGGTCTATAATCTCATTCGCATTCATTTCTGAACCGTTCCATTCAAGTATGATTTCATTTCCTGAAGCCATGCTCAAATTAGGCTCATTATCTCTAAATCCTGAGAAAGCAAGATGTTCCCAAATGGATTGCAGTGCAAGGTCCGCTTCGTTTTGTTTGTTTTCTGCTTTCTTTATGGCATTTCTTAATTTTTTATTCATTATCACCCCCTTTCTTCTTCGCATGGGAGCAAGTCCTCGATGTATGCCCAGCGCATATAATGATCCTTTTCTGAAAGTTCTTCCCATGGCTTGCTCTTGGTTAAATAGACCAAATCATAAGCACCGTCAATATCCTCCACAATGAGCAGTTTCCCTTTGTCTGGCTTTTCTCTTGCATCGTGCCACACGCTGTTAATGCGCCATTCTGCACCAGCTTTAAAAAGAGGAACAGCAAATTCTATATCTTGTTTCATGTCTTATTATTGTTTAATTAATTTAAATATTTTTAGTTTTGAAATTATTTAATATGCTTATCGGCTGGATTGATTATCAATCCATCGTCACATGAAGGGAATGATATGTTAGATTCTCCATTATCAAGATTAGTCAGTTTAACCGTTCCAGCATATTCATCATCCACAAAAAACAATTGATCCGAAGAAACCACAAACCTGCATTGATATGCATTCATCATTGCTCCAAGTTGTCTAATCTTAGTTTTAATCTCTAAAAGTTGAGCGTTGTTGATTATATTCTTATTCATATTTTATTAAAGTTTATCTATTATTTTGTCACCCATTTCCTGCCATTCATCACTCACGCTTATAACCAATCCTATGACAGTGAATGATAATAACAACGTAAAAATAAGCCATAACAGAAAGCAGATAAAAACACATACATACCTCATGATTTTTCAGTTGTTAGATAAAAGCAAAATCGGTTCATTTGACTCCGCAATTGCTTTTATTTGTTCTGGATTGATAAAACTCTTGACTTGTTCACTTATCTTACAAATAGATTTGATCATATCAACGAATAATTTTGAGGTGCATTCGTTGCATTCCACTTCCATTACCGGCTTATATCGATTGTATGACATACCTGCTACACAATTCAGCCAGTGCGCATAGGTTCCTTTTTCTGTATTTAACCTGCTGTATTCTACTTTTGTCTCTCCATTTCCATATTCAATTACTCTTTTTAGAAATGGTTTTGCATAAACACTAAAACCGAAAGGTTGGGTGTTTAAGGCATCTAAACGGGAAGTTCCATCCCTCCATTCTCCATTTTCATCGCCTCCTGTCCATTCCTTAGAGGGGTTAGGGACAATATTTCCGTTTTTGTCATAGGAAAACATGCAATTCGTTTCCAGTTGATACTTAATAATAGGCACTTCTTCTACTATTTTATAACTCAAACATCTCTTTAAAACTTCCCTGATTTGACTTTCCAAATCAGAAAGTGCTATACTATTAAAATATCCTTCATTGCCTAATCTGTTTGTAGGTAATTTGATCCCATAAGAATGAATCTTGTCCACATCTTCTTTTGACAAGGTAGTGGTAAACACTCCTTCTTTGGTGACATTTACTTTAACAGTTACGGACAAACTGTTGTTAGCATTCTTTTCCGTTATATTTAGTGTTGTTAATGCTGCCATAATCAGAACTTTTTAAAATCAATTCGAATAAATATAATACATTCCTGCTTCATATACCTTATGTACATCAGGGTCATTCTTGTCTTCCGGTTCCAATTCACTCTCTTCGCGAGTATAATCCCATTCAGAGTTGTAGTACATATCCTCATTTGTTTTCTCCAAGGAGCAATCTTTCATCAAATTCATATTTTCTCCCCATACTGCAACTTCTTGTCGTTGCTCTTCTTCTGTCATAAGGGATATTTTGTCTTTTAATTCTTTCCAGGTCATGATTTCTAAAATATGATCAATAATTCATTCTACATCAAAAAGTTGATCTAACACCAATAATTCTGCATCCATATCTTCATCTTTCGGGAAACGAACTTTTATATTTCCAAACTTAGATGTCTTAAACAAGATGTAGGGGTTCATGTCTTCGGCGGTCACCGGCTTATATTCCTTAACTTCCGACATCTTGAGATACCAGTCACCTATTTTTACAAACCCAGAAAAGATAGAACACAGATGCGCTTTTACAGACTGTATCTCCTTTTTATCTTTGAAAGGTATAATTTCGTCCTTTCCCCTTATCCTGATTGACAAGAAAGGACGAATGTTATCTGTTTCATTTTGAAATTTGAAGCCTGTTATGGCTTGCTTGGGGATTCTTCTTCCCATTAATATAAAATAGCTCATTGTGATAAGTGATTTTGTTTTATATCAGGTAAGTAATTTGTAATAACATCAAGTGATATCCACAACTCTGGCTCTATGCTGTTTTTTATTCTATCACTGAAAAGAGAATTATCATCACAATCACAATGAGAGATTGTGACATAACAATCTTGATAATCCCACCAATGAGCCGATTTAAAATCGTCCCCTCCATTCCAGAATCCTATTCTTATACCTCTTGGGTTGAAATCTTCATCTATCCAACTTGGATGATAAGCCAACACTTCTTCTCCCTCTGAAGGTTTTTCCTCTTTGAATTTCTTCCAGTTCATATCACTTTTAATTAGTTGGACACAAATGTACAAGTTTTACTAAGATACCCTTCTGTCATCTCTATAAAGTTCACACAATCTAATTTGCTTAATTTGTAAATCAATGCCGGATTGTGTACTATGGCTATAATTTGTGTTTGTGGTTTATGGAATGACAATACATTATAAATTTGCATTATATTGTCAATGTCAAGATTCCTGTCTGGCTCATCCATGAGAACCGTGTATTCAAAACTGCTTTTTGTTAATGTTATGCGATTTCTTTTATAATACTTCAACAGATTATCAATTCTTTTAATCCAAAACGCATTTGATTTTTTCTTGTATTCTACAAGATCTTGTATTGGAAACGTATAATCCTTTTGACCGAACATTAAATTGAAAAGTGATTCCAATGATAACACCACTTTCTCTCCATAAGATCTTCTAATATTATTCACATACAAATCTAAGTTGCTGATGTTTTTCAATACACTATCTCGATTCATCTCCGCCGATGGCAATAAACGGAATACTTTCCCTGCATAATCGGATGATATGTCAATCCCATCAAGAACCTTGTCATCATCATCAAATATAGGTGGAAAATCCAGTGCCTCGATCGGTATTTCAGAGCACATGGATTTCTCACATAACGCATACATTGATATGATGTTAAGCAAAGTTGATTTTCCACTACCGTTTTTACCTACAATCACATTCACTCCTGGCTTGAAAATAAATTCTCTACCATTTTCAAACGCTTCTATGTCAGAAACGTATTCAAAAGGAGTTTTTGTATTGTCTTTTATTTTTACTGATGTTATCATTGTAATCCTTTTTAAAAATCAATTACCGCCCGAACCATGTCTCCGATGTGCTTGTTGCCGGTGCCCGTGAGGCCACTGGAGAAGACCACGTACCACGCGACGGCCTGGCTGCTCTCAGTACTGGACCAATACCACGTCGAGGAGAGGGGAGATGCCGAAACATAAGCGAATGCTTTGTTTAGTTCGTTCATATAATGGGCCATTAAATTTAATTGACCAAGAGATGGTATATACTCGCCATCTTCCAGCAGATTTCTCAATTTTGGATTTCTGGCTACAAGGCGTTCCGTATTGCCGCGTCCGTCAATGTCAAACAGCGCATCACATTCACGTTCGTAATATGTCCCACTTCCGGATTCTTCACGGCTATCATCGTCAAGCAATTGTACGATATCATGCTCCGTCAGTGAGATTGCAAATGACATGTATCTGTGCTTCAACCCGATGTATCGTACACAATCTTTGGAGTTATCGCCGGTAAACGGCTCTGCATGTCCGTCTTCGTAGATTATATACAGTCCGTCAGTTGACTCTTTCTTATCCTCTTCGGATGGTACTCTGTTTTCACATGTACATTTCTCACTTTTGGATCTTACGATTATATTCAATTCATTTAATACATGATTCCTGATGACATTCTCGCACGCTCTTCTTATAAAATCATGATCTCTTTGTTTGAGTTCATCATTCACCATGCATCTGATCCAGTTTTCTATCTGGTTGTCACCTCCATATGTATTAACCATGTACCGTTTTACGTGTTTCTCCAATAACGGCTCTATGTTTTTGATTATATCTTCTTTGGTAAGGTGAAGTTCATTTAATATACAGTTCCTTACTGCCCTGTATTCTTTACTTGTGCTCATGATATGCCCATTTAATACTGTGAATCATATTTTCTTTCTCTCCCGCTGTCTTCCCCTATAGGATTATCCCATCCGTATTTTACAGCCGTAGCTTTAAATAGAGGTAGCCCGTAAAATCTATAATCATCCTCATCCCAGTCTTCAAGACCTTCTTCCAGGATGTAGTTCCACATCATTACACATTCAAACATTAAACTGGCTGATATTCCTCTCTGATTTAATGCCTTTTCAAAACCGAATCTTACATCTTCTTCAAGCTGTTTCAAAACATTCTCCCTGGTAAATTCAACTACAGTACTATTCCACCTTTCTTCGTTATTGTATTCTTCGTTCGGCTCCATACCGAAATCCTTTATCATGTTATATGGGATAAATTTAGCCAGTCTGTTAAAATCTCTACCGTCTAAACATTTTGATGCTAATTCTTTAAGTTGTTCTAATGTTTTCATAAGCAATTTTGTTTTATAGGTTAATCCCATCCTCCAGTAGTGTACAAAGATACATCTTCCTCTTCTACATTTACACCTTTAAGAGCCTGTAGAAGTTTTTTCTTTGTCTCCCGGCACATATTGTAACCATATCCTTTATACCGATATGAGCGCTCCCATGTACTTACTGGAAAAGGAATATTTTCGTCAATGACCAGCCTCTTCATATGAAGATGTTCGAAGAATTTCTCATGATAGAGTAGTTTGTACTCGTATGCTACTATACTTGCAGATGAGAATGGAAAATAATCATCTTCTTTTTCTTCGTATTTGGGCTCCTTATAGTAAGCCATTTTTGTCACAGTAAAATCGAAGCTCCTAAGAATCTCTTTCGGCTTTCCAAACTCTGACTCTATGAACTCTATCCATACCTTTTCTCCCTCTTTCTGGAACGCACATACCTTCTCATTTCTGTACTTAAATTTCCATCCTTCTTTCTGATGTTTTTCATCATTGAACGAATCAATAGCCTCCTGAAAATCGCTTTCACTTTCAAAGAAAATATCAATGTCTTTTACTCTTTCTCCGGAAAGGATATT